TAGTCCATTGGTGAAATATCTATAAACATAGTTTTACTAAATAGTCCATTGGTGAAATATCTATAAACATAGTTTTACTAAATAGTCCATTGGTGAAATTAGCATTTTCACCACCAATAATATATTCCCCAATTAAATTTTCGTTAGAATTAATACCTAAATCAGTTATGGTGGTATTATAAAATAAACCAATTTTAAGAAATGTATTATAATAAGTTGATGTTAAATAATTAAAAGCGAGAGAAAGTTGATAATATCCGTTAGAATTTTTTGCTCTAAATGACAGTGATATATCATGAATTATTTCATATGTAGTATCTGCAATTACTTAGTCGGGGCTATTTAGTGCATGAATATCGTTGGTAATAAATTGTAAAATTTTAAAAGTAGAACCGGATGTATCTCCAATAGATATTAGATTATCAAGAGATAAACATTCAGTTGATAATCGACCACCTACTCTTATATCATGAAAAAGGGCATTTCTATTTTGTAAAACTTATTTTTTTTATAAATTAGAAATTACTCATTATTTCCATTTTTTCAATCGTTTTTTGGATATTGGATTTTTTAGGTTTAAAAGGATTATCTGGGTCATCTGCTGGCGTTTCCTCATTTTTCTTTATATCACGATAAACATTATCTATTTTTTCAACTATCACTTTAATTTTATCTTTGTTGGTCTCATTAATTAGGGCTATATCAAAATTAATATTATCAGTTAAAATTGAAAATGCGTAATAAATAATATATTTTCTTTTAGTTCTACAAGTTGATTTATATTTAATTATGAATACCGAGTATAATGATTTTATAATTTTATTTATAAGTGGTAAGTTGGTAGTGTTTTTTGAAACTGAATTTTCGGGGTCAGCATAATGAAATAATATATCCCAAATAATCCATATGATATCGTTATAACTCCCTTCAGGGGCATAAGAGCGTGCTTGACAAATACATTGTTTTTTCTTTTTTTTACATATATTTTCATATTCAATTATCCACTCATACCAATAACACGCATCTATTATATTACCAGTTGTAATACTATAGATTAATTCATTAACGGGTATTAACAATTCGGTTGGGTCATCATCTTTAAATACTATATTAACGAAAGAAACGTTAGGTGCTTTGAACTTGGAACTTAGATTAATTAAATCAAACTCTTCCAATTTATTCAATTTAATCTGTTGATAAGTTTGCTTTTTATTTGAATAGCATAAAATACAAATTATTTCAGAAAATAGATTACGGATTTTACTATTGTTTCGCAAAATAAGCATATCGTTGGTATAACCGGTGTTGATGATGCTACTAAAATTATCAAATCGCATATTCAAATATATAGGCAACTTGGGATTACCAGAATGAATATACCTTGTAGCATATAAAATAATTATCTCCCACAAGTCGAGATAATGACCGGCACATATAAATTCAGCAGTCCAATAATTAGCATTTTCAATCTTATTATCATATATACATTTGATTAATTCTTGTTTTGCTTTGGATTTTTGAAATTTAGAAAATGTAATATTTTTAAATTCTGTTCTAATATCATCTATTTCTGTTATTTCATCATCTGCATCATCAGAGTCCATTTAATGGGATTTATACAAATAAAATAAAATAAATTTAATATTAATACATATTAATACATAATAATGGTATTTAACCAATTTTTAAACAAAACATACACCAATATTAATAAGGCTGCTACATCCCTCAATAAGAGTAGTTCCATCACTAAATTGTTTGTTCTATTCTTAATATTGCTATCTATGTGCTGTTTATTCAATAGTTTCAATACTTCTAATTTTTCGCTGGTGGAAAGTTTTGATAATAAAAATAAGAAAAAATATGTAAAAAAACTGGATGCTGATATATATGATGAATTTTACAGTAAATATTATGACCCTATTCATTTAAATAAAGCCAGACATGAATTTGAATTTGATAAAATCTCAAGTTTATCAAAAAAAACAAATGATACCAAAATATTAGATGTTGGGTGTGGGACAGGTTATACCGTGAAAGTATTTGATGATAAAAAATATAACATCGTTGGATTAGATAAATCTGATGATATGATTTCGTATGCCCAAAAAACTTATCCTAAATGCGAATTCATAACAAATGATATATTGGAAGCCAGTAGTCTGGACCTCAATTCATATAGCCATATTTTATGTTTAGGAAAAACCATATACGAAATCAAAGATAAAGCGGCGTTCTTTGAAAGTTGTTTTAGTTTGCTCTCAACTGATGGTTATTTGATTATTAACTTAGCAGACAGAGAGAAGTTCAACCCATACGTCCAGACTAAAAGTAAGGATACATTATATGATCCTGTGAAGTATGGGAAAAAGGTAAGTGAATTAATAGTTAAATTTGATAAAGATAATGAATATATGTCAAAGTATAAAGTTTTAAATACCGATAATGATAATACCGTTGATAGTGATGCGACCCCATATGCGGTGTATAACGATAAGTTTTCTAATTATAAATCGCATACGGTTAGAGAGAATGAATTAAATTTATATATGCCTATAACTACCAAAATTTTGAATCTTGCTAAATCAAAAGACTTCAAATTATATAAGAAATTTGATTTAAAAGAGATTGGCTACACCAACGAATACATCTATGTATTCAAAAAACTGGAATAAGTGCTATTTATTTTATTTATCTGATAATAATAAAATAAATTTACCTAATGTATTTGCTCGCCCTCGCAAATGAATCTAATACAAAAATTATGAATATCCCTAAAAACAGATATAATATTAATTCCTCGGTTATATGATTTGTCTTTTCATCATGCTGCTCCTCCAATAAATGAATTACATAATCAAGTTTAGTCAGTAATTGGGTATTGTTATATGAGGCATTTGGACCCGAATTATTTTCACTATGTGTTTGGTATTGACTATTCAAATAATCCAAGTTTCCTTTGTAACTGTCGCTAAAGTTAGAATATTTAGAATTAACATTAGTATTCATAACCGTTGCTGCGTTTGTATTATTTTCAGTATTAGCGTTTAATTTTTGTAGTTCTGAATTAATAATATCATTATTAGTAGTGTTATTAACCATCTCGGTGATTTTATCATACTGGTGTTTGAAATTATCATCTTCCTCCTCTTCTTCATCATTATCGTGTAATTTAGACAATAAGTTGTTGATATTAGTCAACTTACTTTTGTTACTCTCTAAATTTTCGTCGGGTGGAAAATTTACCGCCTTCCTATTTTTATAGGTTCTATTAGAGGGTTCTTTAGTATTTTTTTTCGGTAAACCCATTTCTTTAGTTGTTTCTAATTGCGCTGGATTTAATTGATACATACTCTTAATAAAAAAGGAGATAATAATATTTCACAAAACAACAAAAAATCAAAAATATATTTTATCTAAATATATTAATGAGCTACAGTAAAACATTTTTCGATTCAGCAGGTATTAAAAATGTTAAAGGATTAAATGTTCGCGAATTCTTTAATAATATTAATGGTAATAAACTATTTTTAGGCTTGATGATGATTTTTATGAATCTCGGGTCCAGATATATTGAAATTAAATTGACTAAAGGACAGGAAATGATGTTGAAAAATATTGCTCGCGAAGTGTTGATTTTTACCATAGCATTTATGGGTTCCCGTGATATATTTATTGCTTTAATTATCACAGCAGTATTTATAATTTTAAGCAGTTTTGTTTTTAACGAGCATAGTAAATTTTGTGTTTTGCCAGAAAAATACAAGAAGTTAGCAAATGTTATAGACACAGATGGCGACGGTGAAGTATCCAGAGAGGAATTGGAGAAGGCTTACGATATTTTAAGACGGGCAAAAGAACAGGAACAACATACTAACAAAATACAAATGCTCTCTAATATCGCCGAATAAGTTTGTTCTGTTAATTATAATATTTACCTATAATAATATTATAATTATGAGTGATGAAGATTATCAATTAAAACCTGTAGAATTCCAGGCACGATTAAAATATAAAGTAGGTAATACTTACAAATATTTAACCATAGATGAATTTGATTTTGATAAAATTAGAAATATGAATATGTATGATAGAGAGAAAGAGAAGTTTATCCAGGAAAAACAGAAAATCAAACCACTCCATATATGGAAAGATGACACTGATTTCAAAGAATTCAAAGCCCATCTGAATAAGTCGGACACAAATGAAACCAAATTTAAAATACCTTACTCTTCTTATTATTTTACATATAATAATTTGAATGCTGTAATTAAGGAGAAGCAAACAGAATTAGGGAATAAATTCTCTCAATACAACAATAATGATTATTCTAATTTTTTTATTCTAAATAAAGGCAATTCAGATGAACATATAAAAGAGTACTTTCAAGAACTTAAAAAAAATTTGGATGAAAATATCCGTGAAGCCAATAAAACGACTGTTACTAATTCAATGAATCAAGTACAAACAAATGATTGGAATAATGATAATATGCGCAAAGATATAGTTAATGAATACAGTAAATATATATTGAGCAATGAAGAAATTGCCGAAACTGACGCTAATAAACTATACGATAGGTTGAAATCCAACGATACAAAGATGAAAAATATAATTACTTACCATAACATATTCAAAATATTAGATAGATTTTATTTAAATCCTGGTTGTATTTTGAAACAGACCATATATGAAGAGAAAAAAGGCGATATATTAGAAACAAAAGAACCTATTTATATTAAAATTAAAAACATTACTCCTGTAAAATTAACCGACGAGGAGATACAAACTTCTTTTGGTGCTGGTATATTAAAACCTGTATATGAAATTGAATTTGAGAAAGTACACCATTTTTCAAAAATACAATTCAATATTAGTTTGACGGACCAATACAACCCTGATACATCAGGTAGAAAAAAGGATGTTGGATACGAATTAGTTGAAAACAACTTATTTTATGATACCGATGCCGAAAAAAGAAGCGACAAAGATATCTATATAAATACCGAGTTAGATTATAATAAATTATTATCCGAATATAGCGGTGATGAATTAGTTAATATCAAAGATGTATTTATGAATTTTAATAAATTCAAGAAGATAAGTAGTGATAGATATAAACTAAAAAAAGAAGAACAATTAAATCCGAATGATATAATTAAAGATTATTATGTAGAACAGTTTTTCTTTAAGAAAGGACAAAAATTAAACCATAACAACAAATTCGCCAAAATCAAAAAAGCGACTATTAATATTAAAAAATTAGACACTAATACAGAACAATCAAACTATTTTACTCTAAAACCGTCACCATACATTAGATTAGCTATCGATGATTTACAGAGTATTTATTCTGTCTATATAGACCTGGAAGTCACATACAGAGATAAGTTAGATGAAAAAATTCCAATCAAGATGCAATATAAGCGGACATTTGGTTGTATTCAACGAGCAAATACAATAGATGGTATATTACATGATATTATAGGCAATAATTACGCCAAGCACTTATTGGAAGAAAAAATGAGGAATAGAAGTTCCACCATAGAAAAACCAGAACCATCATTAAAACAAAACAGTTATCAAAGTGGTGGTGTAAAAGCAAAACGCAATAAAACACGAGCAAGAAGGGGTAATAAAAATCGTAGAACAACATTAAAAAAAATTATACAATATTATGCTTAAATACATACGACACATTTAAAGATTATCAATTTCAACTTTATATGTTTCCATAAAGCATTCTACTAACTCTGTAGGTATTTGAGTAAAGCAAACAAGCGTCTTATTTCTATCATAGTTCTCTTGTGCGTTTTCTTTAATAATTGCCTTATCAAATAGGTCTTTGTCCAAATAGTATTTTTCGGCAGTTTTAGGACCACACTTGCTAAAAACTGGGGGGATACAATCAGATTTATCACCAAGAACAATCTTATAAAACAGGTTCTTATCGGCTTCAGCAAAGACCTTTTTGTTTTCCATAAGGTTTTTGAATTGTAGATTAATTATATGTGTGTTTTCATCGTGTAGTTGTAAATAATCGTGGTCGTTTGTAATTATATAAATATTTGCGTCTGGATATTTGGCTCTAATAAAGTTTTTGGTAATCGCTGCCACATCGTCACCTTCCAGGTTATTACATCTAAATATATGGTCTGCTCCTGCTTTTTTAAGCAATTCATCATTATTAGCATATACCATTTTGAAGAAATCGGCAATAGTAGTTGCGTCCTCTTCTTTTGCAGCTCCGTCATCAACATATCGGTTTTCTTTGTATCGGGGATAAATAGAATTCCTCCAGATGTCTTTACGGGAACAATCCACACCCGCAATTACAGTACATTCTTTTTTGTGTAATTTCAGTTGTTTTTTAATTTTTAGAATTGATTCCGAAAATAATTTAATGAATTTTGTAACGAATTCTTCGCAATCAAGCAAATTTGCGGGTAGTTCGGTTTCGTGTGAATGTTTCCACCACCGAATTAATGCGTGATATCTATAGAATATCATATAACTTGTGTCTATCAGTATATAGTTCATTACTTATTATTATGTGTAATCTATAATACATAATAATAATAATACATCAATTTTTTTTTATTTTATATCTATTTATTAATTTTCTTGATTACGTAACAATAAGCTTTCCGTTCATATCACCATGGAATTGGCAGACATAATAATACGTGCCTGCCGTCGGTGGTGTCCAAGATACTGTTGAGCTCTGTGTTCCGTTATTAGTTAATGAACCTCCGGAAACTGGATTAGATGTTCCGATTCCAACTACAGTTTTAATCCAGAATGGATGCGACGCAGCATTTACATTAAAGTTTATTGTATCGCCGAGAGCTATATTTACGTCTGGGTTATTTCCACTTACAGAACCCTGACAGTCTGTTCCACTTAATGCGTATGCTAATGAATCTGGTGCGGTTACACCTACGGTGTAGCTTTGTGCTGCTCCCGCAATATTCTGCGTCCAATTGAATTCGGTGGCCGCAGTATTACTATTACCGGCTGCATCCACATATAAACCGCCAGCAACATTTATAGTTATTGCACCGGAATAGCCAGATGTTGGAGTAAAGTTAGCAGTAAATATTGTGCTACTGGTTGTTGCGAACGAGTTTAGTACACCATTTGTTACGACAATATCAGATTCAGTGAATGTGGTAGTTGGTTTACTAGAAGTAAACGTTAAACCAACAACGGCGCTGCTGTTGGTAGTACCGCCATTAGAAATAGTACCACTTCCGATGACCATAGTTGGTTGAGTAGTATCATAAGTGTAAATGAATGGAATGCTTGCTGTATTAGGATTGCTGTCAGTTGAACCAGTGAATACTCCAGCAGCGATGGTTACGCCTGTTGATCCTTGTCCAGTTGGTGTTAATGTGGCTGTATATGTTGTGGCTGATACTGGAGTGAAGCCGGTTAATGTACCATTTGTAAGTGTAATATCACTTTCCACAAAATCAATTGTTCCCAGAGTAGAAATGAAAGTTAAATCAATCGTTGCGTCATTATTTGCTGCCCCATTATCAAGCGCAGAACTTGTAATAGCTATATTAGGTATTGTATTTTCATACGACCAATTGAATTCATCTGCAGCACTATTACCATTACCATAAGAATCAGTGAATGCCGCAGCACCGATATTTATAGTTGTCGTAATAACACCCACACCAGATGTTGGTGTAAATTTAGCGGTATATATTGTATCTGAACCATCAAAATCGGTTAATGAACCATTTGTAACTGTAATGTCACCCGCTCCGAAATCTGTTGTTATCGACGAAGAAGTAAACACTAAATTGAGAAAAGGGTCACTGGTGGTGCTTCCGTCAGTTACTATACCGGCATTAATATCTATAGTAGGCTGTGTTCCGAAATAGGTCCAGTTGAACTCACTTGATATAAGATTATCATTACCGACATCATCAGTAAATGCTCCGGGAAGAACCTTTATTGTAGTAGCTCCACTCGTAGCAGGTGTAAATGTCGCTGTGTAAAAAGTGGAACTTGTAGCGACAAAGTTACTTATTTGTCCATTAGTAAGAGTAATGTCGCCAGGGATTAAACTTGTAGTTGCTACGCTGGTTTGAAAAGTTAAACTAATCGAACTATCATTTGTTGTTGAACCGTCCGTAACACCCGCCGTGAGAGTTCCAATAATAATCGTGGGAGAAGTTATAGCAACGCTTGAGCATGTAGGGTGATATCTTAAAAGATTTTCCCCTCCCATATAACCGTGCGAATAACAATATAGACTGACCGACGTAAAATCACCATAAACATATACTCTCACATCTCCGTGATAAAAATCATATGCAGCATCATCGGTAGTTCCTGATACAGTTTTGGGTAATTTTTTACCTGGGTCTCCTATATATTTTATAAGATTTGTTTTAGAAGCATTGAGTATAGCAATTGGGTGGGTGACAGGTATATTATTTAATTCATAATAACCATTATTTAAATTATATCTTACATATGGATCATAAAAGGCTCCGTTATTTAATACATATTTATTTCCATTTGACGCTTTTACATTTACATTGGAACTAACACTCGTACATACATTATATATACCAAGTGGAATGGTAGCGGTATAAGTAATATATTGTGTTTTTTGTAGTGTTACTACGACTGTTCCAACCGATATAGTATCTAAATATGTTTGTATAACAGTTTCAGTCGAAGTTTTTACACCTGCGTTTCCAATAAAATAATCAGTCAGAATTTTTAAATTAGGAGTTTCTGGTTTCAAAGTCACGTATATAACTAAAGCACCCGAATCCTGCGTTAAATCAATTACGACCAAGTTTCTATTAATATGTAGAATGTCTGCATATTCATTTTTTAATAGGTTGGTTAATGTTTGCCTTTGTGCCACACTTAAATCGGTCAAATTGATATTTGTTACGGCATAAGTTATTCGGAATGAAATTTTAGAATCATTATCATTAGCATTAGCATTACAACACAATCCCTGCGAATTATTACTAGAATGTCTTTTTAGCGCACTTCTAACAAACCTACTTTGACTACCAATATTAGAACCAACTACATAACTATTCTCGCTTTTTCCTACTTTGTTAATTAAAAGTAATCGTCGCATATTTATATATTAATTGAATAATTAAAATTTCTCAATTAATATTTAATTTCTTTTGATATACGTTTTGCCTCATTTTTATTATATATCAATTAATGAATTGATTTGATTAAACGACTGCATTATTTCATTCTGCGTTTTTTCGGCGTCTATTATTAGGTTCAGCGCCATATTTGAAGACACAGCCAACGATAAAGTTATTTGATTAAATTCTTTTGTATATGAAAAGCCATAATTGTTAATGCATTTCGCCATATTCATAAATACTACTCGTTGATGGTCTTTTTGTGATGTAGTTTCACCCAACATAATATCTTCTAACTCTTTTAATAGTTGTGTTTTTTTTGATAATTCTAAATTTTGAAACTTAATTTTTTCGTTTATTATACCTTCTATGCTTTCTTTTATTTTAGACCTATCTTTATCCATTTGAATATTTTTGAAGTAATTATAATAAATGTTCTGGTTCTCTCTGTTTGGGTATGCTACTATACCGAAATCTATAATCCCCAGTTGATATTTTGGCTTATCATCATCACAATCATCGTTTATATGAAAGAATATGTTCCCACTATGTAAATCACAATGAATAGCACTAATGAATAATACACAAATTAGACCTAATTTACCAATTAATTTCCCAAATTCGTTTTTTACTATTTCATCATAATTTTTTATATCATTATATACCAGATTTTTTATGTTTTCCATTACAATCACATTATTATAAGCCATAGTTATATCTTTGTAGCAATATGGAATTATATATTCGCTATGATTTTCAAATTTGGATTTGAACGTTTCTATATTATTGGCTTCTCTTATGAAGTTTGTTTGTTCCATCAGTATCTCTTTATTATCAAGCAAGCATTTTTTCAAGTTTAGTTTTCTAATAATTGGAATTACGTAAGCCATATTTAAGATAAATCCCATATCTTCAAAAGCAATACTAAGTCGATGGTTTATATTATTTTTAAGAACCTTGATTACCACTTTTTCATTATTATAAATACCAGTATAAACTACACTAATTACGCCCGAGTTTAATGGTGTATAACTATCTAATTTGATGTTGTAGTTAGTTTCAAGTGTATCAAGTATAGCATAATCAATATCACTTTCCATATACGGAACTCTATCGGTGTATTTTGTTAAGAAATCTTTTTCATCTTCATTTAATAATTTATCGTCTAAACATAATGATTGAAATATTTTTACATACACAATATTCATCTCTTCTATCTTTGTGGTTATGCTTTTTATTAACTCTAATCTTGGATTAGATTGTATCTTATATATGTATTGGTTTGATGCGTTGGTAATATAAAAACCCATATACGAAGTCGTAAATATGTAAAATATGTGAGACATTCGCATACATAATTTAATGCGGTCGTATAAATATGATATGCTATTAATAGATGAATCCAAAGAATAATACATTTTTTAATTATACTAATTTATTATTTTATAACTTTAAATAATAATTTAACATTCAAACTATAAGTAGAATTACATAAACAACGGCGAGGGTGACCGCGGACCCGCAGAGCAACCCCAAGCCACCCAGACGGACTACCAGATTCTTTTCCGCCAGATTCTTTTCCACCAGAATAGGAGTCATAGGAGGCGGAGGAGGTGGTCGAGGACGAATAAAAATGGAGATAATAACACACGCCCATGCGAGATAATCAAATGTGTTTCTAAAAGGACTGAGACCTTCATCAATTATCATTATCGGGGTTCTACTCCTCTTAACAATCGGTTTTACACGAGAGTGAACAGGTGCGGCGTATGCAACCAGATTTCCATAAACGTTCGGATTACTTTTTTGCCAATTGTATTTATTATTAATGTTTGGTGGTGTATTAACAAAAGAACTGTTAATTTTATCAATTGTCGTTATAGGTTGATTGTATTTAAATTTAGGTGATATCATAAATGCTGCTGAACCGAAAGCTAAAAGAGCGAACATTATAATTGTAATTTATATACTAATTTATAGTATTATGTTTTTAAATATATTTATCTATACTAATTTATCTATAAAATTTTTTAAATTATAGAATAGTTTTTTTATCATTAATCCAATTAAGTTTTCCATATATATTGGTAATTGGTCCTTCATAGTCAGTTGGAAATGCGTTTCAAAATTCGCATCTATAAGTTTATTTGTATTGCCGCCACCCATTAAATCACTTATGTTATTATTGGCTATTGTGATTTCAATGCCGCCGAAATTATATATTAGTGCCTCGCACTTATTTGTATTTATATTAGCCATACCCATATAGTGTATTGCTAATTGTTCGTCCATTAATCCAATATCTTTATTAACAAATAATACTTTGTTATTTGGGTAGTCTATCGTTCTATGTGAGTTGAAGAGAATATATTTTTGCTTTATACCCACCTCTTTTGCGATATGTTTCAATACAATTAAAACATCAGCCGAATCATCGTTGTAAATTTTCAAAAGTTTGATTTTTTCAATCAAATCAGGGTTAATTTTATCCAATAACTCATATATATTGTGGCTTAACAGATTTTGCAGATTGATTTTCAAACTGTTAATCTTGTTTAATGAAAAAGATAATTTGTATGATTTTTTGTTGTCTAATAAGTAGGAAGACAGTATCATATTCCCCTTATCACATACCACCGTATTATTGATATCCATTAGATATCAATAATTTTTTTTTAATTTACTTTTAACTTAATCTACGCTTTAGTTTTTTAAATAGTATTAATCCTAAAAGATAATTTTTATTTTAAGATTTTAATATGTGATTTAGATATCAAGTGATACAATATTCTTATCCGATTTTTGTTTCCTCTTTGGCTTTGGGATTTTGGCGTTTGTTAGGTCCTTTAAATCGTCAATACTAATAATAGACGCCTCCTTATCATTCATACTTACATTTTTCGTTTTTAAACCACTCAGTAGAGAATTGATTTCAGCCTGCTTGGCGGTTGGACCTCTCATCTCGGGTCTGGAAATCCTCTCTTCCATATCCACTCCTCCTTCACGCTGACCCATAGAAACTCCACGAGCAGACATTAAATCGGGTCTATTTGGGATATTTTGTGACCGCTGGCTTCTATCTGGTAATTTTGTCTCGATGCTGGATGGTGGAGGTCCCTCATTTACATTTGGGGGCATAGACTGACCGAAACCAAGACCCGAGTCATTTTGGGACGATTGTTCGCCACCACTAAACACATTATTCATAAATCCAGCAAATCCCGGGTTACCGTTATTACCCATAGTATTTACTGCCGCCGATGTGAATTGCTTCATTAATTCTGGATTCTGCCTCATAATATCGTCCATACCAGGCATCGCAGATTTGAATAGCGTATTAGACATATGAACCATTACAGCCGAACCACCAAGCTGGAATAGCAGTTTTAATTCGGGAGACATTTGTGCCTTTGATTTATACTTCTCATGTAGTTCTCCAAAAATATCATCATAATCTTCTACATTTTCGTTTAATTGTTCCGCCCACCCATCAAGTTTAATATCAAATGGGTCAAACTTGTTATTTAAAAACTCAATACCTGTTACACACGCCATTAGCATCTTACCCTGGAATTTCATAGCATTTGTCTTTTCTTTTTCCGCTACAATAGTCTCATATTCCCCAATCATTTCCTTTAGATCGGACTCCATATTGTAACGCTTACTTATCGTCACACCCTTTTTATCTAAATCCTCTAACTTGCGGAGATACTTGAACTTCTCCTTTAATTCCTCCTCCTTTGTTAGTTCTGGCTTTGCGTCATAATCATCTAAATTTACGGGAACATTACTAAATTTACCGAATCCGTCCCATGTTTTGTTCTCATTCATATTAGATGTTGATTTTCCTAAACCAGAATCCTCCTCATCGTTTAGTTTTACAGGCTTTACTCCCGCCCCATCCGAAGAGCTTTCTGGGAATAATCCAGCAAACATAGTCTTTTTTGTTGTTGTGGGTTGAGATACTCTTTTGCTTCCAAAATCCCTATCATCGGATAAATCATTTAATTCGTCCTCTAATTGTGAAATGTCGTCAATATTAACATTTGAACCTGCGCCCGATGGCTTGTTTTTTTTGGAACTATCATTATTCATTAATAGTTCAATACCACTACCGAAATTTACTGATGGTCTCGACCTATCCTCTGGTTCGTCCAGATCTAACTTAAAATCGCTGTCGTTTATGTCGCCTATTTCAATTATATCGGGGTTTAATTCAAAGCTATCCATTTATAATCTATTATGTTTTAAATAGATGTTTAATTTTTAAGTAATACGAATATATAAATATATTAATTTTAATTAACAACATATTTATTTATATTCTTTAATTATAATATCATTTTCAGATATAAATTTTCTACATAGTCTAAGTTTAATATTATTATTGAGAGAGAAACATTTAATATTATTTTTCATTGAATTATGCAATATTACATCTTCGGCGTTCCAAAGATTTTTGATTAATTCATTGAATGATATATCATCTTTTATATAATATATTTTTTTAAAAATATTAAAACACGATATAGAGAACCAATCACACGAAGCCTTTGCACTATAATAACGAGGACAGAAATAAAATACATTTTTAGAAAATGAATTTAATATAAGGTTCATTTCTTGTATATTATATTCAATAAAGTATAAATCAGGTCTTATTCTTAAAACAATATCATTATCAGAAATATTAATATTATGAGTAAAAATATTATCAACAATTTTTCTAAATCCATAAAACATTTTATAAATATTAATACTCCAGTTATCAATTTTACCATTAAATACAATTTGTTGCTTAAATTTATTGGTGATATTACTATATATATATTCATCAGTAGGTTCCGGTTCAAAAAAAACATAATCAAAATTAAGAATAGAAGCCTTATCAATATTTAGATTATCCCAAGTTAATAGATACAATTTAATATTGAAGGCAGAAAATAACAATTTAATTTTGGATGATAAAAAATTTAAATATTCAACATTTGGACGAATAATACCACTGATAAAAAAATGTATAGTTTTAGAATTATTAATAATAGTACTCATATTATTAGTACATACATAAGGATAAGGATGCGTGTTATGTGTTATATTTTTTTTTAGATGGGTAAGTGTAAATTGATTCATTTATATAATTACTATATTTATTATTTATTCTTTTGCCTGATTGTCTTTACATATACTCTTAATTATCTTATCTTCCACTCCCGTAATAGGTTTTCCCATAGCCGACATAGACTTCGCATAAAACAGTTGTTTATCATCTTGCTTCATAAAAGCAGGGTTCTCTTTCGTCCATTCTGTTAATGCTGTATAATTTTTGTTTGATGTTTTGTTTATTGCTTTCTTCAATTTCTCTTTATTTGTATCTTTCTCCCAGATGTCGTTCTCCTTTATATAAATTGTTTCCCGTTTCAAATCGCTACAATGTAAAGGTCGCTCATATTTGCTTAATTTATTCATATTATCCATAATAACTTTTGTTATTCCTTTTTCTAACCCATTATTAGTTGTATATTGAAGTTGGTCTAATGATACTTGTATAGATTTTACAAAATCACTCATATTAATAGCGTCCTTACACTCTTCATTTAAAAACATATTGATATTGAACTGATTTGTATTATTACTATTATTATTATTACCCATATTAGGGATCATATCTTTAATAGTAGTTGTTAATAGTTCTATTTGTTTATTACTTTGCTCCGCCTGTTGCTTACTTTGTTCCGTCTGTTGCTTGCTTTGCTCCGCTTGCTGCTTATTTTGTTCCGTCAAGAGTTTATTCTGTTCCATTAGAAGAGCAACTACATCTCCAGATGCCTCTGTTGTTTTTTGAATTTCTACACATACGGTTTCTTCATATTTACAGATTTTTTTATGTCTATGTAATCCCTGATTGAATTTGTATTCTTTACCACATTCACAATTAAATTTATTAACGACTTTTACGACTTTTACGACTTTTTCATCATCATTTTTTAGCAAATCATCACCATTCATAGATATTTCCATTTTTTTGTGTTTTTGCGTTGATATATGTTTATCATAATCATATTTTCTACTACATTTATAATCACAACATATACAATTAAATTTATTAACGACATTTACGACTTTTACGACTTTTTCTATAACCATTTATAACCTTATATAACCATATATATTAAAATCTCTAAATTGTTTTTTTTAGAAATTATTATTTATGGTCTTGTAAAATATTGGATAATTATATCTTATATCACTACATAATGGTTTAATTTCTTGAAAATAGGCATAATTCACTCGATTTACAAACTTTATATGAGATATGTAAACTGGACATTTATTATTTGTCCAATTCCCAAAAAATTTTAACTTTATGAAATTCAAAAAAAACACACTTTTAAACAATATTATTTTTATTATGATTTATGGTGTAATAACAAAAATAGAGGTTTTTCAAGTATTTATGGTGTATTTTGAACTATTTAGTTGTGTGCTTTACTAAGCATATCCTCTAATGATTTATTTGTTTCTTGTAATTCTATATATTTTTCAAATAGATTATTATATTGTGTAGATTGCGTTTTATTATTATAGGTTATTTCATCGTCTATTTCTACGATTTTATCTTTTAAAAGTTTATTTTTTGTATCCACCGCCATGAATAACTCCGCCATTTCTTTAATCGTATTGGTTGATAATTCCAGAAGATTACTTTGATCCACTTGCTGCTTATAGTTATTGTTAATTTGTTCCATCAAGAGTTTATTCTGTTCTATTAGTATAGCAACTAGTTCTTCTGGTGTATGTGTTGTTTTTTGAATTTCTACACATACGGGCTGCTTGTAATCACAGGTTTGTTTATGTCTAACCAGACCATATTTATGCTTATACTGTTTTCCACAACCACAGTGAAATAATTCCTTTATGGGTTTTTCAACAATTTCCACCCCATTCGCAATCATTTCTATATTTTTGTGTTTTTGTGTTGATAAATGTTTTAAATAATTTTGTTTTTTGCTACATTTATAATCACAACATTTACAATAAAAATCAAGTGATACTTTTGATACTTTTGATACTTTTGATACTTTTTGCTCCTCCATTTTATATATATTACTCATATATATATAAAAATCTCTAAACAGTTTTTCTATTTAATTCTTTCTCCTTTTGGTTTTGTTTTTACCTCCCATTTTACCGCTTCTTTTGGTTTTCTTTTTATCTACCTTTTTAACTACCTTTTTACCGCCTTTCTGGGTTTTTTTGCCGCCACCCTTCTTCCTCATCTTGCCTGTACCATAAGGAGCCCTTCTAGCAGTACTTTGACGCAATGCTAGGGTGTTATCGGGCTTGGGTGGGCTGGGATTATCTTGTGCAGCTATTAGTTCAATATTTTTCTTTAAATCAGAGACAGATACGGCGGCAGTTTCGGTTTCTATGGCTGCCTTATCTTCCTTACTTTTTTCGTCTGCTTTCCTTTGCGCGGACTTCTGTCTCAAAGTTTTCTGTAATTTGGTCGCTGCTGCGTTCTTGTCTGTTTTTAATTTCTGTGTTTTATTTCGTGATGAGTTCCCTCTTAAACCTGCCTGAAATTTAATAATGGTGTCTTCCGCTGCTTTCTCTGCTGCCTCTGTCGCTGCTGCCGTTGCTGCTTCTGCTGCTTCTGTCGTTGCTGCTGCTGCTGTTTCTTTTGCTGCTTTTGCTGCTTCGTCACTTGCTAATTTTAGTTTTCTTTTTGCTTCTGCTGCTGCTGGGTTTGCTGCTCTCGCCCGATTGACTGCCGCCTCATTACGAGTTTTGCCGGGCGTGTCCATAGGATCAGTCGGAACACCTAACTCTAACTCATCTACTGATAAATCTATTTCACCACGTGTTCCTAACGCATCATCAATTGGTGGTAAGGGTGTTTCTATCGGCTTATTTTCTAATTGAAGGTGTTCAGTAGGCGTTTCGGTTGGTACAATTGGTGTTATATCATTAACAACAACTTCTGGATTGGTGGGTATAATTATTGGTTCTTCTACTAGTGGTTCTGCTGCTGGTGCTGAATTATCTTCTGATTCAGCGCGTTTATCACACATTTTGTTATATTCAACAAATTTATCTTTGGCTTCATCTTCGCATTTCGTGTTTTTGTCAGGGTGCAGCGACAAACTCGCTGTTCTGCGGGCTTTTTTATCGCAATCTAATTTTGTTATATCCAGAGCCGCACTTGGACAGTCTGGTGTTGCGAGTTTGGTTACGGCTTCTGCTTGTGTAGTTGTTTCTTTTTCAACATCAACATTTTGAGGATCGGGCATTTCTTTTAGTACAATTGATGTGTCTCCTTCTGTTGGTGGTGGTGGTGGTGGTGGTGGTGGTGGTGGTGGTGGTGGTGGTTTTTCTTCTGCTGGTGAAAAAATACCATCAATTAGTGTCCCAGGATTACTATTAGGTGTATTATTTATCAGGTTACCTAATTCAGTAATCGTGTTTTTTAATTGTTCTTTATTAGTATCTCCATTCTCCATTAAATGAAAAATTAAATTTAAATATGGTCCAAGTGCAGTGTATGATGTTGTCTTTGCTTCGGCTTTTATTTTTTCTGCGAGATTGTTTGTAGTCTCCTCTAGCAGTTTCATTGTATCTTTGTCCTTTACAATTTTTTCTTTTTTTATTTTGCTTTCAAATTCTGTTTTAATTTGAGCCGCTAATGCATCAAATTTGTCTGTAACTACCTTATTACTTAAATTTTCTGTATCGCCTTTTTGCGTTATTGTAAAAGATGGATTATCACAATTCTTACTCATATTTATATTATAGTTATACTAAAATTTTGCTAAAAATATCGAGTTTATTAAAAGTCGTTAAAAAATAAATGCCCTGTAATAGACAATCTGCTAAATCGTCCTTTTTATTGTTTTTGTTAAAATAGTCCAGGTCATTTTCCATCATCTTTCGGGTGAGTAATTCTTGTGTATATTGAATACTTAATTGTTTTCTCTCTTTGTAGTCTGTTTTTTTATCAGAAAAAGGTTTTAATTTATTAGCAGCGGACATAAATTTGATATTGTGATTACCATAGTCAATAAAATATTGAGTTACCATACCCTGTATCGTTTTCATTCTATTTGCGATTGGACTAATTTGATTTTCTAATAATATCATATCAATACTACCAAGGTCTATAGTAGTAAAGAGTTTGTTTAATTCTATTTTCAAATTTACACCTAAATCAATTAACGACATATCATTAGCACTAATAATATTTATAGCGTCAAAACAAGTATTATCAATATGTTCTTCTATCAATTTAACTAAATCCACCTTTGTAATTTTTTTATCAAATTCAATATTATTTTCGCTTGCTATAGACATTACATATTTTAAACTTTTGTTAGATAATCCTTTTGTAACTATGGTGGGTAATTTATACTTCTGATTGCGTGTGTGAATTTTACAAAAATTATCACCGTCTTTTGTAAATTTTGCGGGTTTCTTACAGAGAGAACAGGTAGGTATTTGCTGACATAGATTAATAATATCCCATTTGCTTATGATAAATTTATGCGTATCTTCATCTTGTTCTAAAATAGCGAAGGCGAGATTTTTAATACCAATATCAATACTTAGCAATTTCATTTATAATAATAAATAATTAGTGTTTATTTATTATTATTAGTATAATATTATATTAATCTACAGAATTTTATCGCACATGGAGTACATAATCCTGTATAGGTAGTATGTGAAGAACATCGTCAGGGAGTTTAAGATTAAATATATGCCGACGGGTCTGGTTTTCTTATCGAAGCACTGAATAACACCACCTACTACCGCAGTTACGGCAAAAAATAGAGCAATCAGGGCAAATATGTAATACACGCCGCAGTGTTCTTTGCCTAAAGGCGACATTAAGCCATCTAATACAGACATATTCATAGTTTATAATATACCAGTAGATAATATTTCTTTTTAATTTTTTATAATTAAAAAGAAAATTTAGTTTTTTTCATTAGTGGGTATTTTGAATCTTGGCGTGTGTAGCTGTGCCTGAAGCATTTGCCTTGAAATAAATACGTTTTTTAAATCACTTGTTTCATATCCAAATGGCTGATTGTTTGATAAAATAGAATCAAAAATATACGGTTTTGTTGTAGCGGCGCCCTGTGTATTACTGGAATAAAACGGAGTATCACAGCACTCATTACACGCACTCAATTGATTGTTTTTAATTATTGAATCGGCGTTAGACTGTAGATATTTTCTGTAATCAGTATTGTTTGTGATATTAGCGTCCTCTTTCAATTTATTGTCTAAACTCGCACCAGGTTCGTAATTGGAATAGTTTCTACCATCGTCCATAATTGCTGGAAAATTAAAATGAATATTATCAGAACCATTATAAGCAGTACCCCAGCTCATTTTATATATATTTTAATAATATTTTTAATATTAAGAATTTATTGTAATAGTTTTAGTAAATCAATCTTTTTCATGTTCAGTGCGGATTCATTATCAATTAAATTTTTAGAAACCACTAAAGCCCGTAGGTCATCTACCTTCTGCCTTGTGTAATTTTTTTTTTCATTTGTCTCCGATACAGGAGCATCTACTGGATCGGGTAATTTTGGTGCTAAATGCTCTAAATCTAACTCCTGTAAATCTACAGGTAAGTTATTTGTAAATGGGTCGTTAATATCAACCGCAGATGGCTCGTCAAGCATTTTAATACAGTCAAATAAAGCCTCTTTAATTTCAACATTTTCAATAACATTTAGAATTTTAGTTTTTACGTCATCACTTACACCATCGGGAACAAGTTCAACAATAGCGTCCTCATCATCCTCGCTCTCGCTGCCGCCATCACTCTCATCGTCGCTCTCACCATCACTCTCATCATCACTCTCATCATCACTCTCATCGTCGTCCGATACACTTATTTTCTCTTCCTCGTTGTAGGTCGCCACCTCACCGACATCACCATCAGGCATTTGACGATTATCAAAACCACCATATTGATTTTGCTGCGACATAAAAACCTGGTTGTTGTAATTCATAATAAAATTTTGTAAAATTTTACCGTGCTCAATTACACTGTTCTCCAGCATGTTTAATCGTCTGTAGCAGTATAACATTACCGCGCCCGATATTAATAATAATAGTCCTAAAGTAATAATAAATCCTGTATCGATAAAATTTAATAACGAAATCATTAAATTTTATTTACATTTTTTTTAAGAATGTTTAACGAATATAATTTTAATATTTTATTACTATAGTATGAAATATATATTTTTGGCTGGTTTCAGTGCGTTGTTTTTTGTAATTATTGAATTACTTTACAAATTCTCTAATTGTTCTAAAATGGAAACAGATTTGTTTGTTACTATTTGGTTTATTATCTGTGGATTAGTTGCTCTACCTTATTATTTCGTCAAAGGATTTAGTAAAGAAACCATTAAATTTAACACGATAATGGTTATAGTTTTAATGTCTATTTTTACTTTTATAGGTAATTTATTTTACTGGGATGCTTGTAGATATCTAAGCAATCCTGGTATAGCAAGAACAGTATATTCAGGTGTATTAATTATGTTATTATCGTTAATTTCCGCCGTCACTTTTAAAAACTATCTATCTCTCAAGCAAACTGGTTCTATATTATTGATTATGGTGGGTATATGTACCTTGTTAATGTCTGATTAAGCAGCGTCTTCTATATTTTTGATAATTTCGTCGGGATATTCTAAATCTTTTAATACTTTTAGACCACCCTTTATTTTACTGACGCCCTTTTTAATTTTGTAAGTGCATTTGAAGTCTCCTGTGTCTTCGTCCCTGTTAATTTCCATATGATAATTTTTTGCTACACTCTTATCCAGTTTTTTACATAATTTATAATAGTGAGTTGTTAAAATGTAATTCACATTATTTTTTTTATTAATATGGTTTAATAATGCTGAAGCACTTAAAATTGCTTCCTCTGGGTTGGTTCCGCTATATAGTTCGTCAAATACACAGAAATGGTTCTTATCGCTATTATCTTCTATGATAGTTAGAATATCCTTACACCTTCTTGCCTCTGCCTGGAATAAACTATCGCGGCTGGACGTGTCGGGAATATTAATGTAGCAATGTATGAAATCATATATTTTTACATCTGCTTTATCAAAGAAACCAGCACCTAATTGCTGACAAAGTAAAATATTGAATATAGACGATTTTAGTAATGTAGTTTTGCCCGCTGCGTTAGGTCCAGTTAAAACTAAATTGTTGCTTAATTTGTATGTATTTTTTACAATCTTGCTACTTGACGAAGTCAATAGTTCGCCGTAATAAGCATTTTTGAAAGTTGTCTTTTCATTATTACCCACATAATTACAAAAGTTAATACAGTTATTTTTGATATGTTTTTGGAGTGTTGATATATTCTGGATATAACCATTACATCCAAAGGAAAAATATAAAGAATCAATAATGCTTTGGTCGTTATGTAATTTGTAGAAACATTTCATTAGATGTCCCAGTTCAAATATTTTCTTAAAGCTTATTTGATATACATTAATCTTATTCAACATCGCCAAATAATTATTTAAGATAACTAAATTGTTATTCAGTTGCGTATTAAAGTTTTTGTATGTTACCAGGTTTGATGTATGTTTTAATAAATTGTTGAAGTTATAGATGGATTTACTAATATAATCTCTTATACTGAAAATTTTATCGTGTATATATTTGATATTTTTATAGAAATTACCACAACTGATTACGTTGTTATACATTTGAAATCCGTAGAAAATAATACTTACTAACAGGTATATTTTGGTTGAGACTGGTGCCTCGTGAAAATCATTAAAGAATTGACCTAAAATATGGCTACTAAATACTTGCTTTAGATGTTCGAAATACGTTTCTAATGTAACATCATGTCCCTGTAATTTTATAATAAAAAAAGGTAATAATAATAGTATGACGGGTGCTAACAGACTTAATACTGGATTAGCCAGATTGAATATTGAGAGCATTTGCATACACATTTCATCGTTGTTATATTTTTTAAGAAAGGGCAGGTCTATATATTGATATTTCTCCATAAACCCATTATCTTTTGTAATGTCCTGACAAGAATTATAGCAATTTTCGCATAATTCACTATCATTTTCAAAAGACACGGTATTTTTATAATTTGTCAATAAGTTTTGCGTTTCATTCAAAAAACCCTTGTCGTTAGTATAAAAGTTGCTCCATTTATTGGTTATACATTGTTCTATTTGATTTTTAGGTTGAAATATAGAATTATACAAATTCTCCTTGTAAGTATTCCCAGATAAATCTGAAGGATTTTTAAATTCCATTAATTCTAAATCTGTTTGTATGCTATCCTGTATTTCTATTTTTTCATCTATCGTTTCAATCGGCAATTTAAATTGTTCCTCTATTAAGTTGTTTTGCTGTGTGGTATTTTCGTCGGCACTTAATAATTGTAGTATTTTTTCCATTATAATATAATATATAATTTTTAGATATAGCAAACGAAATATACAATTAATTGAAATATATAAAAAATACAATATAAGAGTTCATTACCTATTAATATAATATGAGTCCATTAACATATGACATTAATTTTATAATGGAATTGTCTAAAAATATTCCAGAAAAACATTTGAATAATGATGTTGAAAATTATTTGAATAACATTTTGATTGATATCAAGAAACCAAATAATACCGCTCCTGTTTTTAAAAATAATTCGTATCATAAAAATCACAAAAATGTGAGACATTTTAAAAATAATAATAATAATAGGCGGCAACCAACATACAATAAGGACGCAAATGCGACCGATAAAACCATAGTTAGTAAAACATCGCCAGATAAAGAGGTTGTTAGTAAGGATAGTATTGAAAAAAACTTATCTGATAATTTGATTATTGATAAACCCATCGCTCAAAATTATAGAATTAATAGAATGTGCTATATTAATAACAAATCGGATTATGATATGATTATTACTAATATTAGAAAAATTCTAAACAAAATTACAGAACAAACATACCAAAAACTAAAAAATGAATTTTTATGCTATTATAAATCAATTTATAAGGATATTAGTAGTGATGACCTAAATAAGATTAACATGTATATATTTGATTCTCTTGTTTATAATAACATTCCCTTTAATAATCTATATTCAGATTTGTTAAATGATTTAATTGTTATTGACCCAAAATTTACTGATATACTTAATGATAATCTGAAAATTTTCTACGATGTCTATAAATATGTTAAACTTCCCGAATCAATTGATTATGATGAGATAAGCAAAACCAATAAACATAACGATAGATATAAATGCTTGTGTGGATTTTATATTTTTTGTAGTAAAATTAAGTTAGTTCCTGAAAACCATGCTTTAGATTCCATCGCAAATTTACAGAAAGAATTAATGGTTAATATTAAATTAGAAGGCAAAAAAGACTATAATGAGCTACTTTCGCAATTTATTTTTTTTATAGTTTCGAATATAACGCTTACGAACAAAGAACACGAAATCGTTAAAAATATTGAATATTTAGCAGGTTTAACAACTAAATCTTACCCGAGTATCAGTAATAAAATAATCTTCAAGCATAAGGATATGGTTGAAAGAAATATCAAATATAATTAAATATGTTTTAAAATTGATTAATTAAAAATAAAAATTTATAATTAATCATAAACTATTAAATGACGGTTGATTGGTCTAACACAGTTTTATATAAATTATGTTCTAACAACCCACTTATTGAAGACGAATATGTAGGTAAGTCAGGAGATTTTCATATACGGAAAATAGCACATAAGAGCGTTTGTAATAATGTAAAGAGTGAAGGGTATAATTACGAGGTTTATAAATTCATTAGAGAGAACGGCGGATATGATAATTGGGATTTTGAAATATTAGAAACGGCAAATTTAGAAAATGAAAAAGAAGCATCAAATCTGGAGAGATATTGGATTGAAAAACTTAAGCCATCACTAAATGAAAGATTACCAGCACAAACACCCGAAGAAAGAGCCGAATATCATAGAGAATATAACCGTATCAGGTATAAAAAAAATATGGAAGACCCAGAATTTAGAAAGAAAAAATATGAGACTAATAAAAAACGGAGTGAAGACCCAGAAGTTAAAAAGAAAGAGGCTGCGACGAAGAAAGAACAAATAACTTGTATTTGTGGTGCTATTCATACCAGGGGTGGTAAAAGCCAGCATCTTAAAAGTGAAAAACACAACGAATTTGTAAAAAATAATCCACAATAAACATAAGAAATAATATTAATTATATTTCTAATTCTCAAACCCAAGAAGATCTTATTTCCCAAAATACAAAAAAACAAAATTCTTTGAATAGTTTAGACGCATTTTATAATGAGTTTCAATTACCTCTACTAGTTTCTGTTTTATATTTCCTATTTCAATTACCTATTTTTAGAAAAACTCTAAAAAAAACATTGCCTGTTTTATTTGGTAATGATGCTAATCCTAACTTATATGGTTACTTATTTAATAGTATATTATTTGCTACAACTTTTTATATATTAATTAAACTGGTAAATCAAATTACAGTTAATATATCTTAATATTTAATTTTTACTATATATAAATTATAAACTATACAATTTACCAAAAATGTAAATAAATTTGATTTTTAACTAACTTCATTGGTTTCAACCAAATTTGTCATAAGACTTGACGGATAAATAATTACATCTGGTGGAATTTCTAGATTAAATATTTTTTCTTTATCATTATAATTATTGGTAATTCGCCATTCACCATTAATTCTTTTTCCAAAAATTTCTATATTACTGGATTCTGGTGTCAATACTATTCTTTTTACACTGCGATAACCAGGTTGTTTAAATGTATATCCAAGATTATTTCCTGGTGTAGTTTGATAATATGCTTGGTCGGGATTAGAATGAAAATAAATAGTAGCATTAAAGAAATTGCTACCTAATATGCAATGTTTATTAAAATACCGGGTATGTAAATTATAACAAGTTTCAATTTTATAAGCAATATCACGTGGATAAAAATTAATCGCACTATGTACTGGATCAAGAGAAAGCCAAACATATGATTCGTTCTGCATAATTATTTGTTTATCTAATTAATTCTACATATATGTTTGTATAAATTCAATTCAATTTTTTTTACCACAATACAATTTATTATTTTCAATTATGGTTTTTAAAGTGGTGTCTTTGTTAATATTTTAAATAATTAAATAATTATTATTTAATTATTTAAAAATATTTTCATTTATTAATTCAATATGAATTTTCAATTATATAAATTTGCTTTTTTAATATCCGGTTCACCCAGAACATTTGTTATTGATGAAATGATTAAATATTATAAAAATTTAATTCAAACTTATAAATCTTTAAATATTTCTATAGACTTTTATATCATTCTTAAAATTGACGAAATTATTGATTCCGAAAAAACACCATATGATAGATTTTATAAACAATACAATTTACCAAAAATTAATTTTTTTAATACAAAAAAAGGTTTAAATAATTTTGAAATAATGTTAGATTTATTAAAACCAAAACATATTATAGTATTTAATAAACTTGATAAGTCTAATAAAATGCAATATTCACAATTTAAATCAATAGATATTATATTAAACAAAGCCATAGAATATTCAAAAAATAATAACTTTGAATATAATTATTATATTAGAAGTAGACCCGATTTAATGATTCTTAATTTACCAAATTTATATAATTTAAATGATTCTATTCTTTATTCATCTGTTAAATGCGATTCTAAAGTTAATGATGGATTTTTTATAATATCTAAAAAACTATTGAATACATGGAATAATGATATTATAAAAAAAATTGAATATGACCCCCATTCCAATAATAATTTTCCAGAAGGAACTCTTTTTAATAATTTTAAAACAAATCAAATATGTAGATCAATATTGATTAGAAACTACAATTTAGTTCATGAATGGTTTCCTACGCCAGAAATACATATTCATAATTTTTTTAATATTAATAATGATCCACACAAAATATATATAGATACTGCTCTCAACAATAATGACTTTATTATTCAATTAAATAATATACTTAATCATTACAATGTTAAATATCAAGAAATTTATACTATATAAATAATAACTATTACATATTATATAATACTATATTTAATTATAATTACATAAAATTTTCTTATTTTTATAAGATATATAGATGGTTCTATCAAGAATCGATGCAAACATCAATTATACCGAGACTAATAGCCTCGCTAAAAACGATGAAGGTGGTGAAAGCTACGCATATAAAGCTAAAATTTATAACAAAAACGTGAAATTTGTTTTAGGTAATCCCTGTTTTGAATATAGCGATACTAACAACATCGTATATTATAATATTTACCTGGTAGAAAATACCAGCGTATCTGCTAAAATCGGTGTTTTTGAAACTAAAAATGATTCTTATCTTAAATTATTAGATAATACAGAAAATATCAAGTTAGATAAATTAGATAAGCCCTTGCTATTTACATACACTAAAAACTACATTAATACCAAATACAATAATGATGATATTGCGTTTGCCGAACCCAACAAATCTGGCGATGATACTGATGATGAGAGCGATGATAATAGTGATGACGAGAGCGACATAAGTGATATTAGTGATGGAAGCGAACCCGATAATGATGAAGACGAAGCACCAATATTTGATAAACCGGTGATTGCCGAACCTATGGTATTAAAAGAACAAACAAAGGAAGAGAGTGATGATGAAATCAATAGTTATAAGCCGATGCCTACCGATGAATGGGTTAATAAATTTTTCAAAAGTCATAAATATTTCTTTCAGGAGAATGAAGGAAGTGGAGATTGTTTTTTCGCCACGTTGAGAGACGGGTTAAAATCTACAGGTCAGGACAAATATAAAAATATCAGCGTTACTAATATAAGGGCTAAATTAGCCGAAAGTCTTGACGAAGACCAGTTCCAGGCATACTATACTATGTATAATACTATAACTGGGGGGCAAAAAAATACACAAGGGTCCATCAACCAATTGAAATTACGCCATAGAAACCTGAAGACTATGATAGGCGGAACAAGCAATACAACCGAAAAAACTGGTATGTTGAGAGAGGCACAGCAAAATTTAGAGCTAATGGTTGGTGGTGCTAAAATCAGTGCCGAGCAAAAAGAATTACGCCGTCATTTCGCATTTATGGAAAATATCAATACTATTGACGAGATGAGAGAAGTTATTAAAACCAGTAAATACTGGGCTGATGACTATGCTATTACAACATTAGAGCGATTATACAATGTTAAATTCATTATTTTATCGCAAAATAATTTTGAGGAAGACGATACAAAAGATTCGGAGGTGGTTCAAATACATAATAAGGTTGTGAAATGTGGTGATGCCGATAAAAAAATACAGAGACTAGGTATTTTTGACCCAGACCAGTATATTATTGCTAATTATACTGATGGTATTCATTACAAATTAATTACATATGATAAAAATGTTGGTAAGGGTGCTTTTACTTTCGCCGAACTACCATACAAAGTTAAAGAGGAAGTAGTAAATGCGTGTATGAAAGAAAACGATGCGGGTTCATTCTCTTATATTAAGCAGTTTAAAGATTTCGCCACGACAATCAATTTACCAATTGGTCCAGCGAAAAAAGTGTCTTTAATTGACGACAGCAAATCCAACTTATATGACGATACATCGGTGATACAAATTTATTCCAAATCCCAGCATAAAAAATTAGGCGAGGGAACGGGCGAAACAATTACCATAGAACATAAAACCAATCTTGGTGTCCTCAAATTAAAAGATATGCCTGATTGGAGAAAAAAAATAGACAATTCCTGGGTATTATCCAATAAAGATGGTGATAAATTAGAGATTGATGCGAAATTGTGGCCCAGCGTCCAGCATTATCTATATGCGGCACGATTTTCCAATATCCCTGAAGTGTTTGCGAAATTTACAGAGAGCAACGATGAAACCGCTACTGCTGCTCTTGCTAAAACATTTTACGATAAAAAAATCAAAGAATACAAATCCAGTATTGTCTCGGAAACTGAATACATTAAGGCTAATCCTAAATTTTTGACGGACGCATTAAAAGCCAAATTTACCAATAATACTTACAAAAACATATTGCTACTGACTGGTAAATCTAAAATAATGATTTATAAGCCAGCGTCAGGTCCATATGTTGCGACCGAGTTAATGACCCTCAGAGAAGAATTAGCAAAATAGACAAATTTAGCATTTATAAAATAATATTAAATTAAACAATTATAATTTAATATTATCCCGCTTATATATAGAAATAATGGTAAGAACGAGGAGTAATTTATCAATAAAAAAAAAGAACGGCAGCCGAAAAATAAAAAAAGGTGGAGCAAAATCAACCGAAGAAAAACGACTACAGGCAGCGATAGGACAAAAAGGGAAATCAATCCCGACCGAGAACATATTGGCAAGTGGTGCTGCTGGTGCTGTGGGACTTGCTATCGTCAAGGGCGCATCAAAGGGGATAGCATCTACTACATTAGGACTTGCTGGTGTAGGACAAGGAGCTGTATCGGCAGGTTCTTGGCTTGGTAGTGGTGCTCTTATCGGTGTAGGTGGTAGTGTTCTTGGACCAATCTTTACCGCAGTTGCTGCGTCTGTGGCTATCGCATACGCTACCTTTTCGGTCAAGAGAAAAAAAAAACTTCAGTCCAGAATTAAACATTTTATCAAACGGCAAATGTTAGCAACTTTAGATGAAATGGTCGAAAAATCCAAGAAGTTCCCCAAACGATACCCTGAACTTCAAGGTTATGCGGGTAACGAGAAGAGTGTTAAAAAGTTTTTTGTAGATTACGGTATTTTTTCCAAACTGGCTGATATATTTTTGAGTTTTCAAAGTAATATGCTGCATTTTTATCCATCAGAACGATTGATGTATCCTATCCAATTCGACGATATTAAAAACGAGGAGACAGGAATGGTAGGTAAAATACCATGGAAGGAGGATCAACATAACCTCGGAGAAAATTTTTTATGTTTTTATGATTATCTTACTTCTGACGAGCACTTATATTTTACAAGTGACGCATTAAATGACGGTACTACCACAAGTTACCTGCGACTTAAATTAAAGACCGAAACCTGGTACAAAAATACACCAGCACAAATTATTGAAGATTTACAGTCGAAATTAAATAAAGGAAATTTAAAGGTAAAGGATGCAAACGAAAACAAACCTGTGTCCGAAGAAGAGCCAACAACAGTAGTAGGAGAGCCAGTAACAGCAGTAGGACAGCCAGTAACAGCAGTAGGACAGCCAGTAACAGCAGCAGGAGAGAAAGCAGGAAAAGACCCTCGTGCTCCTGCTGATTCTAAAAAAAGGAGGATAGACGCAGGCGCCGCAGCCAAAGCCGCGGCTCTGGGGGCCTCCTTGTTGGTGCCGGCGGCGACCCTGAGCATGCTCGGTGGTGCGCCTCAAGTCGGGGGAGAGTTTGAACGCGGTCCTGTGCTGGCTGGTGCGGTCCCGATAGGAGGATTGGCTGAAGATATGGTGAGAATGGGAAATCAGAGAGATGATGGCTTGAGAACGGCTAGCCGCTTCTCGCGCCAAACTAGAGCCAAACCACCACCACCACCACCACCACCACCACCACCACCACCACCACCACCAGTAGGTAGTATTAATATAATCGTTCCTCCAATACTACCAAAATTAAATATTGGAGACATAAAAACCCGCAAAGAAGAATCCGGTCCCAAACAAACATCCGACCAAACTCATGATATGAAAGATTTAGGTAAGGCCGCAGCAAGTGGCGCTGGTGCCCTTGGTAATGCCGCAGCAAGTGGCGCTGGTGCCCTTGGTAATGCCGCAGCAAGTGGCGCTGGTGCCCTTGGTAATGCCGCAGCAAGTTGGGTTATAAAGATTGGAAAGGAACAAGTAGCCAAAATGCAAACAGTGAAAATAATTGATTACATGCAAGTTAATAATACAGATAATACAAAAGCAAGTGTTGATATTGAGGTTGATAAATTATCAGAAGTTCAATTAGAGTTCGCTATGAGTGTTTTGTCGCTATTACAAAATCCTGAGTTCGTCACCGTTATATCTAAAAAAATTAAAAATTTCACCTCGACATACGAAGATGATTTTACAGAAGAAGCCGACGAAGAATATATAGGAAAACAAGCACAAAAAGCACAAGCTGGTGGTGGTGAATTAATTACTACCGACGAGGGTCAAACTGGTGGGAGAATATTCGCGCGTTCTATGAGTTCAACAAGCAGTGTTATTAAGGGGTCAAAAACTAAGGTGGGACAATCATTCAGGACAAGAAAATTTAGCGAAAATGATAAACATTCCTTTATTGAATTTTTATATTATTCAACTTACAGTTTTTACAGTGTTTTCTCCGACATATTACAGGTTCGTGAAGTTGAACTGGAAAAATTCTTCAACAATTATGTAGATGACCTTATGAAAATGTTACAGAAGGGTTTCTCGGATGTGGTAAATGGTTCTAGTATTTATATAGCGATAGCAAGAGCATTAGCTATTACATTCGAACAAAAATTAGGAACCGCTTTCAATAAGGATGTTAAAACACAAGCATCAATTGATTTTAATAGTAAATCAACTTTGAATGAGACTGCGGAAATTGAGTCGCGTTTAAAAAAAGCAGAACTGTTTTCAAGCGATTCATTTTTCAATCTTAAAAATAAGAAAATTAGGGATTATATTTTTAATACATATGCCGACATTAGTAAGCTTGAGAGTGCGATGAATAAAGCGGACCTAGGCAGTCGTCAGCAAGGTGTGGCTTCACATTTAGACAGTCGCTTTACACGAGAAATCCTCGGTAGAGACCCAGTAAAACAAGAGTTCATCGAGAGCCAACAAGTTAGAACTGCTCTCGCAGAGATTTTTGGGGGCAAATTTGGTATGTTTAAAAATATATTAGCGAATATAGATACTGCGATTGATGATTTTGATGGTGTTGCTACTCAAGAATTTCAAAAAAATTTACAAGCACAATTACCAAAATTAGCACAAATTGGAAAGGAAGGTATGACCTTTCAATTTCCAGATGGACTGATACAAGTTGATGGAGATGGCGGTAGTCTGGTTCAAATGCAAATAGCACAGAAAAAGGAAGAATTGAAAAAACTTGAGGAAAAACAGCAGGCAATAACCAACATAGCCGCTCAAAAATGATAAAAAATAAATATTTTACTGACCATATAATAAAATATTTACATATATTAATCGGGCAATATGCTTAATCTATCTGCTGAAAGCACCTTTTTGATTGATTATTATGATAAAAAAATGAAATTATCTATTCCCAATAAGAAATCGCCTGAATTAGAAGACTTACATGAACATATATACGATAAACTGGATAGAATATATGATGTTATAAACACTGATTTATGTAATATTAAAAATTTTAGAAAAATATATGATAAGGATGCGATAGAATATACTGAATTACTAAAAAACGCATACAAATCTCATTTTACAGATAATCCATATATAGATGCGGATATGAAGAACTTTATCAATAATAAGTCTGGAATATTAATCGTTTATAGCCTACCATACAAAAATAAAATGGTTTCTATTAATTTTATTGAATATAATAAAATCTCTCCGTCTTATCTATCTAATCTTGATAAAATTGTTAAAAATATGTTGGCTCAAATATATTTAGTGTCTCAACTATCTACAAATATTTCGTGTTCTAATGATGGTATTAGTGTTATAATATTTATGACGCCATACAGGAGAGAATTAGAGGAAAAACAAGGTGATGTATTAGGTTCAAGAAATGCTAATGGTGGCTTCTGTTATGGTTGTAAGGGTCACGGTGAAATTGTAGTATATAGAAAAGAAGAGTATTTCAAGGTCTTCTCTCACGAATTGATACATAATTTTGGTGTAGATACTCATATGTGGAAATTTATGACTGCGGCAAAGATAGATAATTCAAAAGAACAAAAACTATACAATAAATTTTTAGATAATTATAGTTTGAGTGGAGAGAATGGTCTTGTTCCACAGGAAGCGTTGGTAGAATTCTGGGGTTTATTTTTAAACAACACTATATATTCATATGTATATAGTAATAATTGTAATCTCTCTACCTCTAATCAAAAACTAAAAATTTTTAAAGAAATGTTTAAAAAAATTATGGAATTTGAAATCAAACACTCTCTTTTACAAACCGTGAAAATATTAAATCACTACAACCTTACATATACTGATATATTATCAAGTGATACAGAGGTTGATTATAGAGAGAAAACTCATATTTTTAGTTATTATGTATTGAAATTAATGTTATTATACAATTATAGTGCGTTCATAGAAACTAAGATAACAACCTCAAAGGGTAAAGCCATATATTTTCATAATTCTCTCCCGAATATAGGTCGTTTCTTCAATTATATCAACATCGTTTCAAATAGCAAATCATTAATATCTAATTTGAAAGCCGTGGAGAAAGACCTTGTATTTTTAAAATCACAAAAGAAAAGTAGAGAGATTTCGTATTTAATAAGCAACCTGCGAATGTCTATGCTTGAATACGATTAAAAATATTATAAACCAGATAAAGATTATTTCATATATATATTATCCGTATATATATATATGAATTTACTTGAAGAAGCATTCAGTGCCGTCGGCATGAATATGGATGGTGAATTATTTACCGTCATAGCAGCGAAAAAAAAACAAACATTTATTGAGTATTTTTTGAATAAAGAATTACCGAATAAAAAGACAAAGACAAAACAAACAGATAAAGAATTTACTGTGCCTCATTTGTGCGATTATTCAAATATTCTGGTAATAAATTACACCATACAACAACTGAAAAAAATATGTAAAGAGTATAAAATAAAAGTATCTGGTAAAAAAGATGAATTAAAACAGCGAGCATATAACCATATGAGGTGTGCTTACTATAGCACATTTATTCAAAAAATAACCAGAAAAATACTGGTAAAAAATTACATCACATTACATGGTCCAGGGTTTTATAACAGACCAAGATGTACTAACGATTGTGATTTTGCGACGTTAGACGATATATCATGCATACCATACACGCAATTTTTTAGTATTGAAGATGATGATAAATTCATTTATGTATTTGATATATTATCAATTTACAACCTGTATATGAAAAATAAAAAACAACCAACTAATCCATTTTCAACTAAAATGATGAACGCATCAGTTTATACTAATATGATGGATTTTGTGAAGTATAGTAAAATGTTAAATATTGAAATAAACATTGATTATGATACGCTGGAAGAAATGAGCGACCTAAAAAGGTTAGACATGAGAATTCTAAATTTATTTCAAAATATAGATTCTTTAGGAAATTATACAGATATGACTTGGTATACTGATTTAAATAGACATCGCCTGATAAAATTAGCGAGAGAATTACACGATATTTGGCATTTTAGAGCAAGTTTATCCGAACAAGCAAAAAGAGAAATATGTCCTCCGTTCGGGAATCCATTTAGATCGGTTGATATTCGCTATATACATAATTTAAATTTTTTACTAATCAAAAAACTGGTAGTGACTATAATGGAAGAATTTGTAAATAAAGGCATCGATAATGAATCTAAAACTTTAGGATGTTATTATGTTCTTTCTTGTTTAACATTAGTTCATCCATCGGCAGCAGAAGCGTTGCCATGGTTATATGAATCTGTAAATTATTAAATTCGTTTATAACTATAAATTTATAAAATAGAGAGATTAACAATTATTATAAATATATATTAGCAAACAAGGGTTTAAAAAAAATTAATTTAATTAATTAATATAAAGTATCCATAAAAGAACTTAAAAAGATACGCCCATATATAATTATAAAATAAGATGCCCTCCAAATCCGCCCAGAAGAAAGTAGTTGAGCCCGTAGTTGCTGTTGCCGATGTAGTTGCTCCCGAGCCAAAGAAGACCAAGGCTAAGGTCGCCCCCGCTGCCGTTGTTGATGCCCCCGTTGTCGCCAAGAAGGAGACCAAGCCCCGTGCGAAGAAGGAGGCTGCCCCCATTGTTGTTGTTGCTCCCGTTGTAGATGCGGAGAATGTTGTTGTCGCCGAGTCGTCGGTTGATACATCCATCGCTGATGGTTTCACCGAGTTCATCGTCAAGTTCGGTGGTATGGTTTCGCAGTTCGGTGCCCTCAAGGCCGAGCTCAAGCAGCTGGAGCGCAAGGTCGCCAAGCAGCTCAAGGTTGTTGAGAAGATCCAGAACAAGAAGAAGCGCAAGGGTACCCGTGCCCCCAGCGGTTTCGTAAAGCCCTCGCCCATCAGCGACGAGCTGGCGACCTTCCTCGGTAAGGCTCCCGGCACCGAGATGGCTCGCACCGACGTAACCCGTGAGATTAACAAGTACATTCGTGGTAACGAGCTACAGGACAAGGACAACGGTCGCATTATCAAGGCTGATGCTGCCCTCAGGGCGCTCCTCAAGCTTGAGGATGCTGACCCATCGGTCGTGCTGACTTACTTCAACCTCCAGAAGTACATGTCGCCCCACTTCCCCAAGCAGCCACCCGCTGCCCCCGTTGTCGCTTAAATTATTAATGCGATAAATAAAAAAATAACCAAAACAATATAAAATGTGAAAATTAAAAAATTATATAATTTCAATTTTAATTTATATTAAAAATTGAAATTTACAGAATCACAACTATATACATATTACTAGCTATTTACCAATTGAATGGATTAAATAATAACCTCATAAGTATTATATTATATACTATTTATGAAGTCAAACAATTTTTTTTAAAAATAATATCAGCAACATATATGGTTTGAATTAAATCTCAGTAGAAATAAAATGAAATTAAATAAAATAATATTAATTAAAAAAAAATTGATTTAAACATTTGAAAAGTATATTAGTATTATCAAATAAAACAATATGGCGAACATTATCTCGGGCCCCACTTTCAACGTTGATGCGGACATTAACTTCGCGGCAGTAAAGGTTACGGCGAACGGTCGTAAGACAATTGGTGTTAATAACAAGAAGAGCAAGTCGTCTAAGATTACTTATATCAGCACTCCTCTTATGCTTACCTGGGGTATTAACAAGTTCGTTGATGAGGCAACTGGTAACGAGTCATTTGATATGGCTCTACAGTTCCCTCAGGCGGAATATATGACTCCCGAGGCTCAGGCATTCCTTAAGAATATGCAGCAGTTTGAGGAGACAGTTAAGAAGACCGCACTTGAGAATAGCAAGGATTGGCTTGGTAAGCCCCTTAAGAGTATGGAGGCTATTGATGCTCTCTGGACGCCTATGCTGCGTTATCCCAAGGACAAGGAGTCTGGCGAGCCTGATTATTCCCGCTCGCCTACTATGAAGATTAAGCTTCCTCGCTGGGAGGGTGAGTTCAAGAATATTGAGCTTTACAGCGAGGAGCAGAAGCAACTGTTTCCTAATGACGATGGAATCCAGCCGATTGACTTTGTAACCAAGGGTTCTCACGTGGCGACCATCATTTCGTGCGGTGGTATCTGGGTTGCTGGTGCGAAGTTCGGTGTTACTTGGCGTCTGTTTCAGGCAGTTGTTAAGCCACCTGCTACTCTTGCTGGTAAGTGCCACATTAGCCTATCGGTTAAGGATAAGGAGACGCTTATTAGTTCGGCAGAGAAGGCAGAGGCCGAGGCAGAGACCGATACACCAGCACAGAACGCACCAGTTGATACGGTAGTAGAGGATTCTGATGATGATGATGATGATGATGTAGTAGCCACACCAGCACCAGAGCCAGAGCCAGTTGCCGAGGTCAAGGAAGTTGTAACAGAGGATGCCCCTAAGAAGAAAAAGATTATCAAGAAGAAGGCTCCCCCTTAAATACTAATACTAATACTAAAAAACACAATAACTAAATAATAAAAAATCATAAAATTTATAATTTTTTTTTATAAATTTTATTCTAAACGAATATGAACTACTACATTCGCCTTTGACTTATTGTCAAATATATCATGAGAGTTTATTACTGGTATTCCCTCATTCTTCAAAGTATAGGTTTGGTTCTTTTTTAAACTTAATTTATGTATATCAAGTTTATACCTATACACATCTATGGTCTCTATATCTTGCTTTATTAATTTTAATACGGTTTCAAATTTATCAGAGTATTCTATGTGTATATCGTTATTTTCATCTATGGTGATGCCATCAGTTAAAACAGGTTGTATTTTTATAATATTCTTTTCATACATCATTTCTTGATGCCAGAGCGGAACATATATTGTATCATCTCCAATTTCTAATTTGAAAATTTCACTGTTTAAAATATTATCGAGAGAAGGTGTTAGTATATAAATATTATACAACCTTAACTTATCATCTATTATATTTTTTATTATATCAATTGTTTCTACTGGAAAATTCATAGTATTATTATTTATGAACCTATATATATCCTCCAATACATCAATATTTACCGTATCAAATAACTGGTCGAATATTTTATTACTGAACTCAATACATTTCTTTTGAAAATTATGAACACTATCATTACCCGGGTTCTTTAACATCATCGTTAATAAGTTAATTATCAACTCTGTATATGGTGCGTCAAATATTTCTTCTTCTGTAGAATTATCAGGGACATTAGTATCCGTGTTAATAATATTGGATAAAAACGAATACGCAGCCAAGATTTCTTGAAATCTTTCATTTGAATCAGGATCAGGATTTTTATCAGGGTGATAATTCAGAGCCATAATATGATATGTTCTCTTCAATTCTATATTGGTGAGTTCATTTATATTTCCTATATCATATTTATCATCCAGTTTTAATTTATTTAATGCCAGTTTTATTGTCATTTTCATTTACCAACTTTATTAAATATAGTATAAATGCCTCTAAATGATAAATTGGTCTGTAATTATTATTATAATATTTAAACAATAAACAAACTCTCTCAAAAATTTTATTGATAAACCCCTCATCAATATTACCACCCGACATCTCTATCTTTTTTCTAATAACTGCGTCGATAATATAATAAACACAATCATAAAAATTCAAGTCGTTTATCAATAAATCATACAATATGTTTCTTATATTATTATAACTTATTTTGGGGTCTTTTAGGTTAGTAGATACTATAATATGAATTATTTTATCACATATAGACCGCTTATGATTTATAATGTTCTCATTATCTCCATTTATATCAACATATTTCAATAAATTAATAGATGATATATTTGATATAAACGGACCATCTTGATTGTCTTGATTGTCTGGGTTCGCATCTATTTTTTGTTTTGAGGCCAGCAACTTCTTATTATTGGCGTTTGATAATTTCATATAATTTGAATAACTCAGTTTTGAATAGTATAATGTTTTACATAAGTCCTGAATATTTACAGGGATAAAGCTAATATGTTCTGTTAATAAGATAAAATTTAATGTTATATTATTTATCAGGCTCTTCTGCATATAACTATAGAAAAATTCTATAATCTCATTATTTATTTCGTGGAAATTTTTACATAGTATAATTCCTGTTTTCGCCTTGGAACTTTGTATCGCATCTATAATGTTATTATAAACATCATTAAATAAAATCTTTGAATTACAAGTCATATTCTCCAAATCAATCTCATAGTGAATATCACTTATTTTCAATACATGCTCGTTCTTTGACGAACTCACCGTTAGTTTCCTTTCATATTTCAAATTACTTGGACTATATTTTTCTATTATCTTTAATGATTCTGTATATTTACCAGTGCCAGGTGGTCCATACAAAATAAAGTTGGGCATCAACTTAATATCATTAGATAATTTGCTAATATAATCGGTGTATTTATTATTTATTATATTTGATTTAGATTTGTCTAATAATGTGGTGAAATTATCTTTTAATATCATTATAGTATTTAAAAAATTAACTTTAAATATATAAAAAAATGTTTAAAGTTAATTTATTAATTAATCTAACTTTAAATGATTGCTGAAAACATTAATGACCTCGACACCAATAGTATCATCGTATGCGACCCTATCAAAAATAGCGTTATGCAATATAGCAACTTCTACAAGATTGTTTATTCCAACGACCTAATATCATTAAATGGACTATATCTCATATTTGATTTGAAAAAAGTCCATCATAGTAGAGACAAACTTGTATTTAACTATACCGACAATAAAGACGCTGTTGATAAAATCGCACACGTTGAAAGGTATATTTTAGACCTTATCTGTTCCACTAAAAATAGAATTTATAAAATCAGCGAACTACTTACCAACGGTAATATAAAATATTCTTATAATGATACACCCATCAATACTGGACACAATACCAATTATAATAGTTATAATACAGGTAATAAATCTTTAATTCTTAAAATATCAGGATTATGGGAGACCAAAGAAAATGTCGGTGTGACATTCAAACTTATTTTAGTTGAAAATAGTATTGATTTCAACGTTACTAAAAACAAATGGGGTTAATCTAACCGTCAGTTGAAAAAAAAGCCAGTAAAATGTGTAAAATAAAAACGAAGACATAATTTAAACTTATTAATATTAAGGAAGCACCCTTTAATATTGATTGCTCGGTTTGGTGTGCTTTATTACCTGTCTGCTTTGTCACAATAGCATTCAGCATGCTATACATATACTTTATTATAATACCTATCTGTAGCATTACTAACAACGAGGAGAAAAAAGAATATGTTCCGAAACTTGTGCTTACCTTATTTGAATTTATTCTCGTGTAATAAATGTAATTCAATACTATCATATAAATTACTACGCCCAGCGTTAATACCACAGGCAACGCACCCTGCGATAAAAGTTTTAAATAGTATGCTAATATACCACCTGTATGACCTCCTTCTAATAACTCTGTTTTTGAAGACAAATATATCGCCATAAACGTCATTAAAAATAAAGACAATGCAGTTAAACCATAACCCCAGATGGTTGTAGAGGCTGGACCGTGTGTTCCTAATTTAGTATGATTTTCTTGAAAAAACATTTTAACAATTAAACCCGCCATAGCCAGAACTACTAAATTCAACAAATCTAAATTCGTATTAGTGCTAAAACCAAACCCAAAAATACCCCTTCTATCTATCATCGCATCAAATTTTTCTTGTTGTGTCGCCATCTAATATCTAATATATATAAATATATTTTGAAATGAATATATTTATATTATTTGTTAATCATTATTAAGTTTGTTCCAACATTCTTCGCATACTGGAATGTACTCACTTGAGCCTATAAGCACTTGGGAGTTATCATCAACGAGCCGATGTGTAAATAACGATGAGTTTTCGCAATCATCACATTTACCAAAGGTTTGAACTATGTTAGTAGCATACATAGTAAGGTCCATCAGTTCTCCAAACTTCTCTCGCTTATAATCTAAATTTAGACCACATAATACTACATTCTTATTGTGTATATCCATAGCATTAATGACCCACTTCTTTAAATCTACGAAGAATTGTGCTTCATTAATGAAAATATATTCTGCTTTACAGAATATCTCAAAATATTCTGGATTATTTGTTAATTCATTCAAATCTTGAATTGAAATACAATTTAAACTAACCTTATCGTGCGAAACAATTTTAGGTTCGTCGGTATATCTTTTGTCAAATATATAATTAATGGCTAAACAGTTGTAATTAGTGCTCTTCTCCATATACTTTTCAATCAACGCAGTTGTCTTACCCGAGAACATACATCCGTATATTATTTCCAGCGTCATATTACCTTATCTATATATTAGTTATTTCGTATCTATATTATTTTGATTATGGTTTTCAATTTTAAAAAAAACAAAATATTATGCTTAAAATTTTTCTTATGTTTCTTGTGGATTATTTTTTAGATATTCCTTATGCGTTTCAGTTTTAAGATGCTGGCTTTTACCGTCCCTCCTATGAATAGCACCACAAATACAAGTTATTTGTTCTTTCTTCGTCGCAGCGTCTTTCTTTTTAAGTTCTGGGTCTTCGCTCCGTTTTTTATTAGCCTCATATTTTTTCTTTCTATACTCTGGGTCATCTTTCATTTTTTTACGCCTGATGCGGTGATATACTCTATCATATTCGGCTCTTTCTTCAGGTGTTTGTCCTGTTAAATTTTTGTTTAGCGATGGCTTAAGTGTTTCAATATAATATCTCTCCAGAGTTTTTGCTTCTTTTTTATCTTCTAAATTAGCCCTTTCTAATATTTCAAAATCCCAATTATCAAATCCCCCATTCTCTCTAATGAATTTATAAACAGGTGTATTATAATCTGGACTCTTTACATTATTACAATCGCTCTTATGATTTGATTTTCTTGCTGGAAAATCTTTTGAATAACCTATATATTTGTCTTTAATAAGTGGGTCATTAGAATGTAATAAATATACAACTGTGTTTGAATAATCATCCTTCTCTACTTTCTTTCTCGGCATTCAATAGTTTATGATTAATAATAAATTTATATTTTTATTATCAATTTTTAAAAAAAAACAAAATATTATCCAAACAACTATTTCTTATCAAATAGCATATTTCTCTTTTATCCACGATTTTAAATATTCAATCGCACAAGACTTTGGATTTTCATCAAATCCCGCTAATTTCATAAACTGCGGTTTCTTCATTTTGGTTGTCTTATAGAATATATACGGACCATATTTGCCGCTCCTAATAGACAGATTATCGTCGAGCTTACGAATAAGTGTATTATCACTTTTTTTTGCTTCGTCTAATATGTTAATTGCGTCATCAAGTTGAATATTTTTTATTGGAACATTCATTTTCACAAATTTCAAAGACTTTTTTATCTCGCCGTGCTCTAAATAATCACCAAATTTGCCCGATTTTAAATAAACAGTTAAACCATTATGTTCTCCTAAAATTTTTACATTATCCTCACTTGATACTATTATGTCTTCCAACTTATATTCGCCGTTCTTTAATCGTTCCATATCAATATCTGGCTTCACACCATAAAACCCCATAGAATTGTCTGGTTTAGTATATTTAATGATAGGACCATTTTTACCAATTGTGTAAGTATGCTTATCATCTATTTTAATATTTAGTTTGAGACTTGAACCGTTGCTACTTTCAAGCAGAGAATTATCAGTAATCAACTTCTCAATAAGTGTATTACAATCATCACACAGCACCTCATATTTCTTTTTACCGTGTGCGATTAAATCTAAATCGTCTTCCATTTTCTTTGTATAATCATAATCAAATATGTCGTTAAAATATTTTATCAGGAATTCAATTGATAATATTCCCATATGCGATATTACTAACTTATTCTTTTCGTTGCCGAATTCTTTTTCACCTTTCTCCTCGGTTATATTACCAGATTCAAATGTATAATCAACCGTTTTTAATTTTTTGCCTTCAACATTCTTTTTTTCAACATATGAACGTTCCTGAATTTTATCAATCAATGACGAGAAGGTAGATGGTCTGCCTATACCCCGCTGCTCCAATAATTGAACTAACCGAGCCTCTGTATAATGAGATTTCAGTTCTTTTAATGTTTGAATCGCCATTATTTTAGACGGCATAACAGTATTACATTTTAAAGTCTGTAAATACGCATAATACTTCTCTGGTTCTATCCCTTGAACTGCTTTCCAGCCAGGGAATATATTTTCTTCAACTGTATATTTATAATGGTTGTTTTCAGGGGCAGTAATTTTAACAACTTGCTGTTTATACTTTGCTGGAGCCATCATACTCTCAAGTGAATTGTTCCAGATTAATTTATACAGTTTTCTATGCCGTGGGGTGAAAGTGTCGCCGTCATCGAGAAGTTTTACGAGTGAAATATTAGTCGGTCTAATAGCTTCGTGTGCTTCTTGTGCGTTATTATTATCTTTTTTCTTTTTCTTCGTTTCATCATCTGGTTTATCATCGGCGTCACGCTGCGTAATTGAAGCCATATTAGGATTTAAGTGTGCGGCATTATAATTCTCCTTGATATACTTAATACCACTCTCGATAAACTCTTCACAATATACCTTACTATCTGTCCTCATATATGTAATATAACCTCCTTCATACAATTTTTGAGCAAGACTCATAGTCTCTTTTGGAGAGATATTCATTAAATTATTAGCAGATTGCTGTAATCCACTCGTAGTAAATGGTATGGGTTGTGTTTTTTTCGTCTCCTTCTCTGGTTCCTTTGATAAAATATGTTCGTGTGTTTTTGATAATTCTAAAAACGATTTAATCTCCTTGTGCGATACATGATTATGGTTTAAAGTAAATATTAGGTTTCGTCCAGTAAATATACCAGTAGTATTGAAACTTAATTTACCTGGACTTTCTTGAATTTCTTTGTAATTTTCATATACTAATCGTAATGCTGGTGTTTGACACCTGCCAGCACTCAACGAATTCTTTGTATTAGATACAATATGCTTCCATAGAGTGGGGGTAATTTTGAAACCAACAATGAGGTCTAAAATTTGCCGCCCTTGCTGTGCGAATACAAGGTCCATATTGATTACTCCAGGATTAGCCATCGCCTTTTTTATCGCTCTTTCGGTAATTTCGTGGAAAATTATGCGTTTTGTTTCAGTGGGGTTCAATTTGAAAACTTGAGTAATGTGCCACGCAATCGCCTCACCTTCTCGGTCGTCGTCTGTAGCCAGAATTACTTCCTTCGCATTTGCTATAGCCTGTTTCAACTTACTGACCTGTGATTTTTTAGCATCTGCGATTTCAAACTTTGGTTTATAATTATTTTCAAAATCAATTTGTTTTAAATTAGAGAGATGGGTAATGTGACCATATGATCCAATAACTTTATATCCAGGTCCAAGATATTTTTCTATCTTTCCACATTTCGCAGGCGACTCTACTATAATAAGTGTATAACTCATTACTGGTTTCTACTGTTATATGGTTACTATATTTATATTATTTCTTTTTCAATTTTATAATATTTACAAGTATATTATTATTTTATAATAGTATTACAAAGAATGTCTAAATTGAATAAAAGAAAAAGAGATTTAATAAGGAAAAAAAATAAATTCAAAAAATCTCTTCCAAAACCGGAATTTAGTGCCCGCAACGTGATTATTTTTTTCTTTATCTCGTTCGTAGTCTATTTTCTGTTTATAATATTTCGTACCTATAATTATGCAGGTGTTAAAAAAATGTTGAAAAGGCAAAATATTATTATATAATAGTAATGTATAGAAATGGTGAAACAATACAGAGCAAAAACGAGAAAGCCGAAGATGAGAAAAACAAAAGGCAAAAAACCCACCAGAAAAATTAATTTAGGGAAAATGAAGAAGAAGAATAAGACTATGCGTAAGCGTCGCCGCAACGGCGGGGCACCAAATATGGGAGATACACGTAGAAAAGCAGCAATCATGCTGCAATCTATCGCAAGAAGGAATAAGTCAAATAAGGAAACACGTTCATTAAAAAAGCAAAATAGTCTTGATAAACAGTTTGAAGGCATTGCGGCAGCGGCTCGTGATGGAGCGAAGGCACAGGACGAATATTACAACGGATTAAAAAAATCAAAGAAGACTTTAGAATCTTACGTAAGACGTAGAAATGCTCGCAAAAGTCGCAAAAACTAAAATAATTTTTATATCAAATATATAAAAAAATTATTTAAGAACATATTATCTTCGTATATAGAACGAAATAATGACGAATGATAATATTAAAAACGAAATACTGTGTTATGTATGTAAGTTGTGCGACTATAGCACCAGTAGCAAAGCCGAACATGATAAACATTTAGCAACACCAAAACATATTACTACCTTGAGAACAACCGATACAAACTATATAACAAAGCCCGAAACCATTAAAACTTGGAAATGTGAGTGTGGTAAAGAATATAAACATCAGTCAAGTCTATGGAATCATAAACAAATATGTAAATATAAAGACGAACAAGCAGCCATTAAAAAAAAGGAGGAAGAATTGGATACGAGAGAGATGTATGCTTATGTTATTGATGAAAACAAAGAACTACGAGATATTATAATCGACCAGCAAAAAACTATCAACAATCAAAACAAACAAATTGCTTTATATATTTCTGATATGGAATATACTCCATTTGATGATTAATATAAAAAATTATAGAGTCACTAACCAACAGCCATAAAAAAATATAACTTGAATTTGGTTATATTTTTTAATTTTATAATATTAGGTTTGAGAGATTATTCAATCCGATCTGCGGGATAAACACTCGTCAAATTTTGCTACGGTAAGCGTTTCTTTCGCACGAATCATAGTTGTGTATTTTTCATCCTTATCCTTAATCGCTGCCGCAACCTTATTGACGGCATCCGCATAAGCAAGGTCGGCGGCATCACAAGCCAACCGTGCGTTCTCAATATCGGCAAGCATTTTGTTTCTATTTTTAATAAACATATAATGTTTGTATAAATTCAATTCAATTTTTTTATGTATAACTGTGCGATGGGTTAGTAATATCATTCATCTCTCCAACCAATATAAATATTACTATAATTAACATAAAAAAAAAACCATTTAGGGATATTTATGTAATTATATATAATGACTGATAAACAAGAAACAAACCCTACTGAAACTTCATGTATTAATTGCGATGATTACACAATAAGTACCAAAAATTATTCGTGTATAACTTGTAGTTATACTACAACTAATAAAAAAGATTATAAGAAACATTTATTAACCAATAAACATATAAAAAATCATGATGGCGTTGATTATACCGAAATCAAGAATAAACAGTTATATAAGTGTAATTGTGGTAATGAGTATAAATACAGACAAGGACTTCACGCACACAAAAAAGTCTGTAAATATATTGCCGAACAAACAAAAGAACCATATACTATACAATCACTCAAAGAAGCGATTGAGGACAATAAGAAACTACGTATAGAATCAAATGAAAAGATGTTCAATATATTTACAGAACAGAGAGATATGAATAATATATTAATAAAAGGATATCAAGAACAGAAAGATACGATTAGGGGATTAATGAAAGAAAATGAAGGAGATAAAGATATAATTAATTACCAACGCGATATAATAGAAAATCTTTCTAAAAAATTGATACAAAATATAAAGAATACTCCTTGAAATACCGTAAAAAACTGGTTTGAGAGCATTATGCTCTCAATAATAAATATATATAATATTGTTAAAAATATGAGAATTTGATAAAGTAAAAATTTTTTAAGAATTGGACAATTATAAATGTCCATTTTAAATATATGTGAGAAGTTTGAAAACTGTAAAAAAACACACAATTTCAAATTATAAAAATAACAAAATAAATTATATATTGAATATTTTGTTATTATAATGGTGTGGTTTATAAAAATTATTTGAATTTATATATATTTAAAAATCTATATATATATATATAAAAATAATTTAGGAATTTGTTATGTTTCCATATTAGAAATGGTTGGAAATCCTAAAACTCCAAAAAATCCAAAAATTATTAAAAATTATAATTGTGAATGTTGTAAATACATTACGGTCTGTAAAGGTGATTTTGAAAAACATTTAAAGACTGCTAAACATAAAAAAAACACACAGGAAACGATAAACGAAGATTTTGGAAACGATGGAAATCCAAAAACTCCAAAAACTCCAAAAACTCCAAATAATCTAACAAATTATAATTGTGAATGTTGTAAAAGAAAGTTTAAAACCAATAGTGGTTTGTGGAAACATAAAAAAACTTGTATAAATGAAAATGATAAAGTTCAAACTTGTGTAGAAATAGTAGAACAGAAACCAAATACAGATACAAATTATAAAGATATAATTATGACCCTTGTAAATGAGAATAAAGAAATGCGAAATATGATGAGTGAACAGCAAAAAACAATTACCGAAATGATGCCGCATATGGGAAATAACACAACAAATAACAATAACAATACCATTAACAATAATCAAAAATTCAATATTAATGTGTTTTTAAATGAGAAATGTAAAGACGCTATTAATATGAGCGATTTCATCAAATCTATAGAAGTATCGGTAGAACAACTCCAATACACAACTAATAATGGACTTGAAAAAGGTATTAGTCAGGTTATAATGGATAATATGAATAAGTTAAGTTTATATGAGCGACCAGTACATTGTACCGACACAAAGAGGGAAACAATCTATATAAAAGACAACGATAAGTGGGAAAAGGACAAAGATAAGACGGTGTTAAAGAAGGCAATTAACAAAGCATCTAATAAAAATTATACAGCATTAACAGAGTGGACGAAAGATAATCCAAATTTTATGAAGTGCGATGATAAACAGATGTTTTACGCTAAAACAATATCCGCAATCGGGAAACCAATTGATAATGTAAATGATAAGATTGTGAAAAAGATATGTTCAAATACAAGTATGAAGGGATCTTTAGAAAATCACGATTAGGGTTTTTTTGTTTTATTGCGTCTTCTGCGTCGGCGGGATCCACCTCTGCTTGCTCCTGGCGGACCAACAAAACGTTTTACAACTGCTCCAGGGGCAGATGATACTTTTACTACAAGAGTTGGTGGTGGTTTTGTGGCAAATAAATTGGTAAGGGTCTCATACCCATTTTGGATCCCATTTTTGATATCAGTGCCAGTTATGTTTCTCTCTAAAATCTCACCGCCACGCAGACGTCTCTTTGTTCCTCCTACTTTAGGTCTCCTTGTGTTGGTTACTTTAGGTCTCCTGATCTTACGCTTTAATGTGCGAACCATTATATATTATATATATATAAAAAAATTGATTAGATAATATAATGAATTGTAGATATGAAAAAAATAACACCGACGGACGAGAAAGTGTATATGACGGAATGTTCAATATGTTTTGAAAATATTACAAATAGCAGTAAGGCGAGTTGTAATCATCATTTTTGCCATTCGTGTATAATGAAATGGTGTAATTCAGGTGGAATAACTTGTCCGATGTGCCGTAAACGAATGTTTCAAATCGTTCAACATAATGAGATAGAGTTCGGGTTGGAACCTATGGAGAAACAAAACAAAATATTATTATTTTATTTAGATACTGAAGAGATTCCAGGAATAATGTTATCAAGATTAGACGATGAGAAAAAACCAGGGCTAATAATTCATTATATGGACGATTCAAGCGTATTTAGAAGACATTTTAAAGAAGGTGATAAGATATTATATCTAAATGGTATTCCATGTATTCATTCTCGTGATGCCGTAGATATAATAAACCATACTTATGGTAGAAGAGGAATACTAAAAATTGAAATACCAGATGATGGTATGAATAGCAAATATAAAAAAACTAAAAAACTCTTGGCTGATTATTATCGTGATTGTTGTTTTGGATGGGTGTATAAAATGCTTAATTAATTTAAATTAAAAAATTATTTAAATTAATGCTATTGGATATATTTACTTGGGTAAGTTCTTGAACTCACGGTAGGAAAGAGGTTTTGGTTCGGCGTCAGTATCATTTGTATTGGAAGATGTTGGCTTGGACGGAGACTTTTTTTTACGGTTATTGGAATCCTTCTTTTGCTGAATACGCAGAGCACTATCAATATACATTTCCTTTAAATACTGTCCTACGATATAAGAACCCTCGTGCTGATCAATTTTACTGTCTTCAATCTGCTTTAAGACATCTAACATTTTGTACATAATGTTTAAGTCAATTGTCTCGGTTTTAATTCCCTTAAAAATTTCAGGGAAACTATGGTATAGGAAATCGCACTGTTTCATGCAAATAGCCTCAAATTCCATGGGGTTAGATTTAGCTAATCGGTGGTACTTCTTTTTTAAAGCGAGCATATGACTAATATCAGCGTGGATACGGGCACTCTTTTTGGAAGTGCGTATATCCTGTGTAACATCTTCGGTTTCGTTGGCGGTAATCATATTTTTAAGGTCTTCTTTCTGCTGGTCATCGAGAACGGACATATTTATTATATGAAAATATAAAAATACATTTAAGTGTATTTACGGGTAATTATATTATGATTTTAATAAATACAAATATAAAATAAATGAATGGAAAAAGAAAAGGTATTAAATTTCTAATTCTAATTTTATCAGCAGTATTATTAGTTATTATTTTATAGGGATTATATATATAAATTAGATGAATTTGAATAATAATTTGGTTTCAATTTTCAATAGAAAAAATTATAAAGTAGTAATAATCTTTTTATCGGCTTTGGTGTTATCTATGTTGTTCTACGGAAACTATAACTTGGTAGTGAGCGAAGGGTTTAGCTTGAAAGACAAGGCAGCGGAGTTAAATAAGACAATGAATGGAGCAAAAAAAGCGTCGGCGGATAGTGAAGCGGTTGCGAAACATTATAAAGCGGCAAATAATAGCCGTAAAGATTTATTAAAGAGAGATTTGGGCACGATGGTAGAACCATTCACGGAAGGAATGAATGTATGTGGTTCAAACTATAGTAATTTAGGGGTAAAAGGTAATGCGGCGAATATAATGGTAAATTCGCAGTGTGAAACTTTACAAACATTAAAAAACAAAAATAAGTCTGTATTGGCGGGAGAACACAAGAAAAGATGAAATAATTATTAAAAATCAACAAGGCATAAATATATAATTAATTTATATATTTATAATAGGAAGATAAACTAATATGAGTTCTACATTCGGAGATTTAGGGAGCGCAGTAGTAATAATATTTACATTTGCTATGATTCATATATTATTAGCCGTCAGCACGGGTATAGCAAATATACGAAATAATTGGGACAAATACAAATGTAGTCCAGGAATAATGCCTTTCGCTGCTGTATTTGGTCATGATGTAAAAGATAATTTCGATCAATGTATAAAAACGACACAGGTTGATTTTATGGGTCCATTTTTAGAACCTGTGTATCAGTCACTGGGTTATTTTGCACAAAGTGGTTCAGCATATACTGATATGTTTGAGAGTATGAAGGTTACTGGTAATGCACAGGGTAGTTCGATGGGCAGTTTTGCTGAAGACGCTAGAAATAGGCTGTATAAAATGGGTGATAGTTCAAATAAGATATTTATGGGTGTAGTGGATACTTTTAGTAAATTAACAGCGACAATAACTTTGTTATATAACACCTTACAATCTGGATTGACGGCTGGAAAGAGTGCGTGGAAAGAATTACCAGGAACATTTATAAAGATAGCAAGTTTTGGCTCTGTATGATAAATAATAATAATAGGAATAATATATATTTATAAATAAATAATAGAAATATATATTAGTATGGAAATTCCACTCAAAAATACAATACAAGATAATATAAAAGAATTGTTTGATAATGCAAGTTATTACAGCAGACATAGCGATGATGTATGGATAACAACTTTAGCAACCATAATTGTGATTGGTATAGTGATATATCTATATATCAAATCAACGTTTGCTGGGGAAAAGGCGAATTGGGAATACAATAAATGTAATCCGTTGTATATGCCTTTTGCGAGTATGATAAATGGTGGTTCTGATGCGATGAATGAAGATAATTTGAAAAATTGCTTTAAAGATTTAACAAGAAGTATAGCGAATGACGCATTAGGACCTATAAATGCGAGTTCGAATTTGTTTTCCGCAACATTAGAGACATTATCGGGTATGTATGCGGGTGCTCAGGAGTATATTATGTATTTATACAATCTAATTTTAGCGTTTTTCAATGAATTAATGTTGAGAGTACAGAGAATTGCGGGTGAAAACATTATTATATTCGCAAAAATCAATAATTTTTTAGGTAATGTTTTAGGGTTTATCTCTCTGATGTATTACAACTTGACTGTTATAATTGATTCTATAAAATTAATTTTCCCTATGATGGCTTTGTCGTTTTTAATAGGTGTAATTATGCCTGCAATAGTGTCTTTAGTAGTGTCTATGGTGTTATTGGCTGTATTTTATGTAATTGCCGTAACATTATCGCCTGTGTTTTGTATAGGATGCTGGGCGTGGGGACCAGTAGCAATATGGTTGATAGTAGTAATATTTATGACTATTTTCGTTATATTCATTCTAACATTATATGTGATTTTTTCGGAGACTTGTAATAATATATTAAGCAAACTATTATCCCCTATAAGCACAAACGACGATAAGATGGAATTTAAAGACCCGCCACCCCAGTAATAATACACAAGAAGCATAACTAATAAAATATTTTAATACTTTAATGAAGTTACCTGAAAAAATAAGAAATAATAGTTTCTACAAATTTTTGTTTTATATTTTTCTACTGATTGTAATATTCAACCAGGTAATCGTATATAGTATAATGAGCGTATATAATAAAAACCAAGACGATGAAGAAACAACGGAAAATTACAAGAATTTAGATACTAATACAGAATTTACAGATGGAAAAATAAGCGATATATTTAAAAATAACAAATATAATTTAGGAAGTTATCCAAGCGTACAAATACAACCGGGAGAGATATTATTCAAACATAACAAATTTCTACCCGAATGCTGTATGTATTATTCCGACTATTCATCTGATAAAGGTTGCCCGTGTATAACACCAGAACAGCAAAACTATTTACAACGCAGAGGTTTAAATAGAAGCACATCGTCGTTCGTTCATTCTCCAGCGTTGAAGAATGTGTATTTTTCACCCACAAATACATTGAAAGGAGTAAAAAATGAAATATTTCTTAAACATAACACATATATAAATAAAACACCACCAGAGATGGATGCTACAGCCAAAAACGAGGTATATTCGTTGTTAAATATACAAGAAAGGAGTTGAGGTGTGATAAAATATATAAAATAATAATTTAAAATGATTATATTAATAATAATAACATAATAAAAATGTTATTATTATTATCAATCGTTTCCGCACAATCATTCATGTTTTCGCACAATATGAATATGCTGCGGGGAAAGAATATTAACGCAAGGAGAGCACCATTTGTGACGATGAAAGCAGAAGTTCCAGCGGAAAATACCACAGAACCATTAGATTATCTGGAGAATATTGATTATGACGAGGATGAAGATATGTGGACGATGGATTTAATAATACCAGATAAAGAACTCGTAGGCAAGATAGAGCCAACGGGTGATATAATGAAAGATATGTTAAATGAGACACCCGAAACTGAAATTCCAGAGACAGAAACACCATTTCCATCTTTCAATGAATTTTTACAAAAGAAGCGGGAAGAACAGGCTTACCAAATGCTACAAGAATTTAACAGGGCAGATGAAAAGGCAGATGCGATTGAAGAGCTGGGCGAAGATACAAACCTACAGATACTCACAAATGGTGGGGCAATAGCATATTCGAAGAAATGGATTTATGATATGATTAAGTTTAGTTGGGACTATCCAAAGTTCATGTATATTGATATGTATAATATGCGGGATTTTGCATTGGAAAACAAGACAAAGAATTATCTGTATCTGGGATATTACCCACCTGATATGGAGACAGGCAATCACGGACCATATTATGTAGTTGCTCTTGAAGTTATTGCTGCTAAAAAGGAACTGCACGTCTGTAATATTATCCAAAACCCAAATTATATGATGGAAAATGAAAAGGATACACATAGAATTATGGAATTCAAGCAGGAAATCTCGGATATGGCTGCTAATTCGTATGTGTTTCTAAAAATAGAAAGGTTAAAAAAAGGTTCAAATGAAAGGTATTATTTTAGTTGGTTATATGAATAGTTTTTTAGTTATACATACCTAATGGTAGGTCATTCTTCTCGGTTCTGGTAAGTAGTTTATCAATAATATTACGCTTAAGATGGAATGGGAATTCAACCTTCTCATCAAGTTTAAGAGATGATTGGAATAGGTTTTCGTCAGATTTCATTAGACGGTAAAGATTGAGTTTGGTGTAAATGATTTCAAGGCAGCGTTTCAGGTTTCTAACACCCGCTTCTTGCTCGGTGAAGTCAGTGATGATATATTCAATAATCTCGTCTGTGAATACAATATCCTCGGGTGAGAATTTAGTTTGTTCGTGAATTTTGGTGAGTAGGTAATTTTTGCAAATTACAAGCTTATCTTTTGTAGTGTATCCCTTGGTCTCAATTTTATACATCCTATCTTTAAGGATGGGATTGACCTTGGACTCGTCGTTATAACTGAAAATGTATAACGCCCTTGACATATCAAGACTGATTTCGGATAAATATTTATCGCTGAAATCAGTGTTCTGTGTAGTATCAGTAAGATGGGTTAGAACGCCCGCAATTTCCTCACCCTTTGGTGTATCACTAATCTTATCAAGTTCATCAAACAGTATGACTGGGTTCATACAACCAGATTGAATGAGAATATCAATGATTTTACCATATTTGCTACCCTCGAATGTGTAAGCATATCCATCAAGAAATCCGCTGTCGCCGCAACCACCGAGAGCGACAAGAGCAAATGGGCGGTTTAGAATTTTGCTAATGCCGTCCTTAATGAGTGTGGTTTTACCTGTTCCCATAGGACCCTTGATTGCGATAGCACTACCAACCGCATTAGGATTAACAAGCCATAGTCCAATAAGCTGCATAATTTGCATTTTAGCATCTTCAAGACCATATACGACACTATCAAGTGTGTTTTTGGCTGACTTCATAAAACTGTGGCACTTATCAATACCATCGGCAAATGTAATTGGTAGATTGTTATACTTATTGAATGGTAGTTTGATAAACGCATCAACCCATGACTTAACCTTGTAATACTCTCCATTATCGTGCTCCATAGTGCGAAGAGCGTTAATTTTCCGTAGAGCACAAGCCTTATATGCGTCAGGAATATCAATATTAACAAGATGAATTAGATAAGGTGTATCTACAGTAGTGAGTTTTTTAATAGCAGATAGTTTTTCAATAGCAACATTCTGCTCTTCAGGCGACATATATTGCTTGAAATATTTGGATTCGTTATTTTCAAGGTCAAGAATTTTGGTGAATGTCTTGTAATTTTTGTTACCGGTTTTAGCAACGGAGGCAGCAAACTCATCCATATCACGATCCTCTTCATCTCCATCAATAATTTCGTTTTGAAGTTCGTCGTTGGCTAATTTAACCAGGTCTTCAACGAGGTTATTGGTCTTTGAATTGATAAGTTTCTTGGCGATTTTATCAAGAGCAGTATCTTTATCATCGGTGTCGCTCACATCATCATCGTCTGTAAATACATCATCGTCATCCTCATCGCTGCTAGCCGCAGGAGATAGATGCCTCTTATTATTGTTGATTTTAGGAATTGCGGCGACTTTAACACGCTTAATTTTGTTAATTTTGGAAGCACTATATCTGGAGGGGTATAATGCGTTAATGAACTTGTAATATTCGAGTTTATCCTTAGCGAGGCTTTTGGTGGACTTATTAACATATGGGTCCTCGCTGTCGTCAATAAACGAGTCATTATCGGATTCATAATCAGTTCCATCGTCGGTGGGACTATCGGAAACGGAGTTATCAATAATCTGCTTACGCTTCAGCACGCCGGTGCTAAGACGAGTATTATGCTTGCGGTTGTATTGGGAAATCGCCATATTTGATAATTAATATATACATACAAAATAAATTAATTATTCAATTTTAAAATTAATAAAAATATTTAAATTCTTTATCAAATTATTGAGTAAGTCATTTATCCAAAATATTGGTAAATAAACAAAATATTTAATTAAAAATTAATAAAATTAATAATAATAAAATTGATTAGGAATTTAAATATATATATTAATTATAATAAAGTAACTATGACTTCTCATGAAACCAAAAAACCGTCCAAGATCATCGGTATTCAATTTAGTCTTTTAAGTCCCCACGAGATCCAGAAGGGGTCTGTGGCGGAAATTGTAAATAGGGACACTTATATCAACAATAAGCCTGTGCTGGGTGGGCTTTTCGATCCTCGTATGGGTATTCTGGAGCCTGGCTTCATTTGCCCTACAGACGGATTAGACTATATCCAAACACCAGGATATTTCGGGCACATTAATTTAGCACGCCCAGTATTCTACATTCAATATTTAACAACAATTATGAAAATTTTAAGGTGTGTCTGCATTAAATGCAGCAAGCTTTTGATTGATAAAGACAAGTATTCTTATTTCCTGAAATACAACAGCGATGAGCGCTGGAATAAAGTCTTCGCGCTGGCGAGCAAGAAGAAGAGGTGTGGCGAGTGCTGCAAAAATGGCTGCGGTTGCCTTCAGCCAAAGTTAAAGAAGGAGGGACTAGCTACCCTAATTGCCGAGTGGAACGAGAAGGAAGAGGAGATTAAGAATTACGAATTTTCAAAGGACGAGGGAACTGGAAAACTCATTATGAAGCTAATCCCCGAGATTGTAATTAAGATTCTCCGCAAGATTTCGGATGAGGATGTGAATTTTATGGGATTCAGTTCTATTTGGTCTCGCCCCGAGTGGATGGTTTGTCAGACGATGGCTGTGCCTCCCCCTGCGGTTCGCCCATCGGTCAAGCACGATTCGCAGCAGAGGAGCGAGGACGATTTAACACATATCATCGTGAATATTATCAAGGCTAACAAAACACTTCAAGAGAAGATTGAGCAAAATGCTAACTCAAATGTAATTGACGATTGGTCGACTGTGCTGCAATATTATGTTGCGACGCTGGTAGACAATAAGATTCCCGGTGTTGCGGCTGTAGCCCAGCGTTCGGGTCGCCCACTCAAGGCAATCAAGGATAGGCTGAACGGTAAGGGCGGTCGTGTTAGGGGTAATCTTATGGGTAAGCGTGTTGATTTCAGTGCTCGCTCTGTAATTACACCCGACCCCAACTTATCCATTAGCGAGTTAGGCGTTCCGCTGAAAATCGCCAAGAATTTAACCAAGCCAGTCACGGTAAATTCAAAGAACAAGCAGTATTTAATGACCTTTATTAAGAACGGTCCTGATGTATATCCGGGAGCCAAAATTTACGAGAAGAAGAACGGCGATTGTATCAGTCTGCGATATGTAGATAGGGACTCTATTGTTTTAGAGGACGGAGATAAGGTTCATCGTCACGTATTAAACGGCGACCCTGTGCTTTTCAATCGTCAGCCAACTCTACACAGAATGTCTATGATGTGTCACCAAGCCCGTGTTATGATGCAGGGTGATACTTTCAGGATGAACGTTGCGGACACGAAGCCGTATAATGCTGATTTTGACGGTGATGAGATGAATTTACATATGCCCCAAGATGAAGAATCGGAGACAGAGCTGCGTCTATTAGCGACGGTTAAGAATAACATTATTAGCCCAGCAAATAACAAGTCAATTGTTGGTATTTTCCAGGATTCACTTTTAAGCACATACTTATTCTCGCGCGAGGATATTACATTTGATTCGCGGACTGCGATGAATCTGCTGATGCATCACAAGAAGATTGACCTTAATGCGATTGATTTCACAAAGGACAAGATTTCCAGTTTTGAGATTCTATCCCAAATTCTACCAAATTTCAGTCTTAAATACAAGACGAAGAGGTTCAAGGACGACGAGGACTACAAAACATCTAACAACGTGTTAGAGATTAACAACGGAACAATTGTTCGTGGGCACATTGAGAAGGGAATTCTTGGTGATACTACACGCGGACTACTACAGAGAATTTACAACGATTTCGGTGTAGATGCCTCGCAGGAATTCATTGATTCCCTACAGGATATTGTAACTGAATATATGAAAATTCACGGATACAGCGTTGGTATTAGTGATTTAATTGCCGACAAGGATACTAATCAAAAAATCGTGGAGGTAATCACACAAAAGAAGAGCGAGGTGAAGTCGCTAATTGACGAGACACATCTGGGTATCTTTGAGAATAAGACAGGAAAGCCAAATGTGGAAGAATTTGAGACACAGGTGAATAATATCTTAAACAAGGCTTCTTTTGAGGCTGGTAAATTAGGACGCACCAATTTAGACAAGAATAACAGGTTTGTTATTATGGTAAATGCTGGATCTAAGGGCAGTGATTTAAATATTTCGCAGATGATTTCGTGCCTGGGACAGCAGAACGTTGATGGAAAGCGTATTCCATACGGCTACGAGAACAGGACCCTACCACACTTTACCAAGTTCGACGATTCGCCCGAGGCGCGTGGTTTCGTTGAGAGTTCCTTCATTGGGGGGCTACGCCCAGAAGAACTGTTCTTCCATGCTATGGGTGGTCGTGTTGGTCTAATTGATACTGCTGTAAAAACATCTACAACTGGTTATATTCAGCGTCGTTTAATCAAGAGTATGGAAGACATTATGATTGGTTATGATATGACCGTAAGAAATAACAAGAACAAAATCATTCAGTATTCCTATGGCGATGACGGAATTGACCCAATCAAGGTTGAGTCGCAGGGACTTGGATTTATTACTATGACGATTGAAGAGATTTACGGACATTACCAGATGCCTACCGATAAGACCAAGGATTCGGTATATGCTACTCTATACACAAAAACCGCATACACGAGGTTCAACAAGGAGAAGACTGCGATGGATAAAAAATGCAAGGAATACATTGACTATATCATTGAGGCTCGCAAAGTGATTGTTGAGAAGGTATTGAAGAATATCTTCAAGGGAACAGTCAATCTTCCCGTGTCGTTTGTGAATATTATCAACAACATTGCTGGAAACCAGGAGGAGAATGTAATTGTTGATATTACGCCTCTGGAATTATTCAAAATGATTGAGGAGAATATGGAGAAGTTAAACAAGATTTACTACTGTAAGCCAAGTGAGCTATTCAAGATTCTATACTATTATTATTTAAGTCCCAAGGAACTAATTATGCATAAGAAATTAACAAAGAAGTCGGTTGAAGTTCTGCTGCTGACTATTAACAATTCTTACAAGAAGTCTATTGTAGCACCAGGAGAAATGGTGGGTATGATTGCGGCACAAAGTATTGGTGAGCCAACTACTCAATTAACCCTGAATACTTTCCACTTTGCTGGTGTTGCGTCCAAGTCTAACGTAACCCGTGGTGTTCCCCGTATTGAAGAAATTCTATCTCTATCGGAAAACACAAAGAATCCATCTTGCACGATTTATTTAAACGAGCAGGATAAATACGACCAAAACAAGGTGAAGCAATATATCAATTCGTTAGAGCATACCAAACTGCGTGAAATCGTTGAGGCGATTGAGATTTGCTATGACCCAGACGATTTAAAGACACTAATCAAGAAGGACGAGGCTCTCATGAAAGAATACAGCGAGTTTGAGGAACTGTTAGATGATTGCAAGACTACTCTACACGCACCTAAAGATAAGTCCAAGTGGATTTTAAGGTTAGAAATGAACAAGGCTGAGATGTTAGACAAGGATATTACTATGGAGGACATTCATTTCGCACTTGGAAATTCGTATAACAACATTTCGTGCGTATATAATGATTACAACTCGGATAATCTTGTTTTCAGGATTAGGCTTAACAAGAACATCCAAGCGTCAAAGAAAAAGAAGGCGTCTTCTACGCCCGAGACATTAGACCAATCGGACGAGATTTACATCCTGAAGAACCTACAGGACGAACTGCTTGATACATTAATTCTGCGTGGAATTAAGAACATCGGCAAGGTTCTGCTGCGTAAAATCACAGACAACTTTGAGGAAATTGACCTGAAATATATCAAGAAGGAGGTTTGGGTATTAGATACCGTTGGAACAAATCTAATGGATATTCTGGCGTTAGAATTCATTGATAAAACAAAAACTTACACTACCGACATCATGGAGATTTACAACGTATTAGGCGTTGAGGCGGGCAGACAGGCGATTTTCAACGAGTTCTCGGAGGCGATTGAGTTCGACGGAGCATACATTAACTACCATCATCTAACTATGCTGGCGGACAGGATGTGCTGTAATGATAAGATGGTGTCTATCTTCAGGCACGGTATTAATAATGACGATGTTGGACCTATTGCGAAGGCATCGTTTGAGGAAACTCCAGAGATGTTCCTGAAAGCGGCGAGGCATGGAGAATTAGATGCTATGCGTGGTGTTTCTGCGAATATTATGTGCGGTCAAGAGGGATACTATGGAACAAGTAGTTTCAAACTGCTAGTTGATATGGATAAGATGATGACCAATAAGCCAAAGCCCGAAGATACTGATGGTTTAAATAAGAAGGAGATGGCGGATAAGTTATTCAAGGAATTAGATAGTTCTCCAGATGAGAGCGAGTGCTCTACTAATAACTTAGTGATTGATTCGCTTGTCCCAAGTATGAAGGCAGTAAATATGGGTGAGACAGATGATTATGATTTAGAGTTTTAAATACATCATATAGCAATACATTAAATTACGAATATTAAATTTTTATTGAAATATAAAAATTTAACTTGGACCTTATAATATTTTTTTTATTTGTTTAAATTTTTGAGTATTTGGTTATTTTTGGGTTCTACCTTTTCCTTATGATATTTATGAACCGCACCAATGAACAAATCGGTATGTGGGTTTAATCTTTCTGTTATACTCGTGTGAATGCGGAATTTATCAGCAACATCTTGTATTTGATCGGCAACATTTAATGTGGTAGTGTTATTTTGTGATGTAACTAACAACTTATAATTCTTTAATCCTCTATGGTCAGAACTGGGCAGTTTAATAAAATAGTAATTATCGTTATTTTCATTTTTATTTAATATCACATATGGTTCTAAGTTGATTTTTGCGTTAATAACACTGTTGGATACTAAAATAATGGGTAGTTCGTATTTCATAGCCAATAGATATATATCAACATAGTTAAAAACATAGGCATTATCATCTATAATACGCATCAATAAATTTTTGAATTCGTCCGTTTTTACAAATATAGAACTTTTCATCTTTGTCGCATATTGTGTCATAATGGTAGTCAATCGTGTTTTATTATACGCTTGAGCCATAACCAATAATGCTTCAGTATAATCGTGCTTGAAATATTCATCGATCAAGATATTCTTTATGTCTGTACCAGTCATATCTTTCATGCTGTTGTCTCCATTATTAACATAATAATGTTTAATAATGTATAAAATCAATTCGGCGGAACATAAACCCAAAGTTTTTTGTGTATTATCATCAACTATAGTAAAGAAAAACTCCGATATCTTGGGAACAAAAAACTTATGCAGTTTTTCTTTAACCGCTAATTTTTTATGTTTGCACTCCATATTTTTTGCATAATCATAAATATTTTGCCCCACAACAACATCATTGTCTTCTTGAACGTCGGGTTCGGCTGGGTCATCAACATTATCAGCGTTTGCCTTTGCATTTGCTGCTGCGTATTTTTCTTCAATTTCTCTGATTTTATCAATTTGCTCTTGTGGTAATTTTAATATCACCTTTTGGTTAGGCTTGAGCTGCTCCATATTAAATTCAGTATATTCAACTTTGATGTTTTCAGTATTAACTTTATTTACCTGCTTGTTATTTTTAATATTATGGGTATCAAAGGTGTTTAAATTGGAATATGGGTCTTTGATATTGTAATTGCTTGTAGTAATCTCTCTGGCTAATGCGGATTCCATAATTATTACTTCATCGTTATTAATATTATACTTGATGTTATTGAATGAAATAAATTTGGATGGATTGAATAGAACTAATTTAGTTTTGTTGTAGCGAGCAAATTCATCTGCTAATTTGGTGAAATATATATCCACATTAGAGTCGCTGGTAATTAGATTTGTTTCGGGAATAATCAAGTTGCAAATATTGGTTTCAGGTTTAACCATACAATAATCACTATCGCAATTGGTATTGTTAATACAAGAAGAAAAATTCTTGATACCGTTTAATATTTTAGGGTCATATTGGGCGAACATAACATAATTATCAACTAATGATTCTAATTCTTCACGTATAAGTTTTATTTTATCAAAATAAATAACCGCATTATTTTTAATAATATCTTGTAGTCTGATATTGAATTTCATATTTTTATATTCGGACAGTAGTTTTAATACGGTATTCCTGAAACTATTGTAAAAGCCTGACTCTAATTTAATATTGTTAATCATTTCACGTCTATCATCATCTATATTAAATTTATTTTGTATAATGGTGTCGGTGAATATATAATTTTTATCAGAAAGAATTTCTAATTCATCATTAATATATAAGGCTGGTTTGGATAACATAACAAACTGGTTCGCATTTGTAATAATACCAACCACTAATTCGTCTTCAACTACTTTATTCAGTGGCTTACACTGTATAATTTCATTACTGTCGATGTAAATCTTTTCCAGAAAATCTTTAGTCTCATTATATTCCGCAAAATATTCATCTGACAACTCATCAATAAATATTGTATCAATGGTTTCGTATTCATACATCTTAGAGGGAAAGCATGGAATATATCTGTAGTTTTCAAATTCTTCGCTACTTACCAGAACAGCAATAACTTTACTTTCATAATCAACTACCTGGTAATTAACTTCATATTTCAGTTTATTTAAGATATTGATAATGTTATCCAGTGATATATTTTTTTTAAATTTGTTGGTTTCGTTGCTGGTGTTAGATATACAATTATCATTTAATTCGTTCTTTATAAAATTCAATACTTTTTTGAATTCGTTTAACCCTTTCTCTTCGGTATTAAACCCAAATGAAAATAATGGGGTGATAGTATCAGTTATTTCGGATTTTACGGAATATACAGGTTCAAAGTATTCATTTTTTTTCAATAATATTAAACTCTTCTTACTATCGTCTATGAATTCATTTGAATAATTTTGTTTGGGGCAAATAACCTTAACGTTGTCGGTTAAATCGTATGTTGTAATATCTAAAATGATAAGATTAATTCCATTGGGGAACAATTTTGTATTGGGCTTACATATAACATCCCATAAATAGGTGTAATCTATAATATAATCATTACCTTTTAAATATAATTTGAATTGTTCGAATGAAGTGAGTATTCTTTTATACAAATTTACCTGATTGATATTCTCCTTATCAATTTTGTCGTAAAACTTACTTTCATAGTCATAATCTTTAATATCAATTGAATCTAAAAATTCGGCACTATACTTTTTGTCTGTAAAAATTTGTAATAAATTACCATTATTGTAATGAATAAAATTATCAATCGTTAAAGCAGAAATCAATATAGTTTTCATTTCGTCAATTGTGATACTCTCTTTCTTATTATTTTCCCTGGAATATAAATCGGCTATACATGCGATGAAAGAATTATGCGGATTGTTTTGAACTCCATACCTCAATAGGCAACTATATTTATACTTTAAATTATTATTATCTTGATTAATACATTTGTCCGAATCAAACTGTAAAAACTTCTTGATATTCAATGGTAAATGACCTACTTTATACTGTTCCAATGGGAATTTATCAGCCCTAATAACATATTTAATATCTGTTATTTTAGCATCTTCTTGTTTGGCATTACATATTTGCCTCTTGTTCTTAGCGTCAGTTTTTTCGTTCTTTAATTTCTTAAAACAGCAAGGTAAGCAAAACTCCTTACCATTAGCATCAACTGCTTTGGGTTTTACAAATCCTGGTTCCCTGTCTCTGTTTTCAAACTGATAAATATTTCCACCATTACCTTTTTTGTATATAATACCGTGTTTCCCGGAATCAACTTCTTTCTGTGTTAATGTTTGACTTTTTTCAAGATCCCAAAATCGGGGGCAAATGTAGAAATTTTTTTTGGTTGGATCAGGGGAATATTCTAAAATATCAGTAGGGTCTAAATTTGGATTATTGGCTACAACATTTATTTTCTCGTCTTCTGTTAAAATAACAGGTTGATTACCAGACTGGCATATTCTTGAGTATGCTTCAAAATCACCACCAATATTTTCTTTTGTGAGGTTGGGTTTCTTAATAAGACCATTTTTGAATATATCAGGTTGTAATCTCTCTAATTTACCTAATATAGGGTTGGCTCTGGTTGCTTCGTTAAATTTTTTCTTATTGTCATTCGCTTTAGTATTATCATCATCGCCCACGTTAATATTTTTTTTGACTGGTATTTTAGCATCTGCCGGGTCACCTATGTCTACCTCTTCATTGTCATCATCCTCATCATCGGATTCATCGGTATCATTTTTTAAGATAGCATTATCATCGTCGTTATCATCATTGTCTTTGGCAGCATCATTGTCTTCGTCCTCGTCATCATCCTCATCATCGTCGTCAGAGTCATTAAGTAATATATTCATCAAATCGTCCTCATCATCATCATCATCGTCGGAATCATCTATATCTATAACATCGTCCGACTCAGGTGCTTTTTCTTCACGTAAAACATCACCAATATTTTTTTGATTTAATTCAACCGCAGCATCATCAGGTGTAATATCATCAACGAATTGCTGGTCTTTCTTTTTTCCTGCTTTACACATAGTCAAATCTACATTTTTAGATTCATTGAACGATAATTTGAAAATAGAATCAATATACAGTTTCATAAAGTAAACATATCTAATATTATCAATATTTTCAATTGAAATGCTAATTTGGTCCGAGAGATTGTTGTCTATGTTTAATACAAACCCAGGCGAGTCTTTAATTTTCAACTTTTTGTAATTGAAAGCATTTTGAACGAGACTAAGTTCCTGTATCGCATTCTTAAATATTTCTGTAGCCTCATCAAACGACGACAACTTGAAATTATCCTTCAGCATCTGTATAATTTTAGCAGGTGCTTCTTTTTGTTTAATGAGTTCAATTATGAAGGAATCTTTATCATTCATTTCATTATAATTAGAAACCCTCTTATATCTCCATAATTTTTCGTTGGCTTTATCGTGGATAATATTGAAATATAAATATAAACAATTTTTGATGTTATTTAATAATTTGATACTCTTACTAGTGGCGATATTCATGGCGTAATTTAGATTAACTACTTCTATGTTGTTATCAATTAACGAGTTGAAATAACCGATGTTGTTAGCATCCGTGTTGATGTTCTTCTTAATAATATCTAAAATGGGATTAACATTTTTTCTAATAATTTCTTCAGTATCTTCAATCGTTAAATGGTTAAAATATTCTAACTTGATATTGAGTGTTCCGTAAATATCTAATTCAATTAAAAATAATTTAACATTTTCACTAATAAAAGTGTCGTTACTTAATATCACCAAGGATATGGTATTGTTTTTACCAATTAATTTGGAGTATCTAACAATAAGATCCTTTGATAGATATGGTATTTTAACATTTGTTTTGGTTTTTTTGTTTGTGTATAGCCTGTAAATATTTTCATTTTTCTTACCTGGGTTATACTTAATAAGAGGTATTTCAATACTACTATTTATAAGTTTGAATAAAGATTCAAGCGACAAACTGAGATTAATATTAGTATGTATATTAAGAGTAATACCCTTGACACCATTAACATTATAATTCAAATCGGGATAGTCTTGATTATTGTTTGCGACGCTATATAATGTATCGGTGAATATATTTTTGCTTGTGAATAAATCAGATGCTATATGTTTTGTTGTTTTAGTAAGATAGGTTTTTTTATTTTTGATAAATTGTTCTTGTGTAAGTTGATTAGATGCTATCATAGGGTAATATAATTTGATAGTGATGTCTTCATCTAAATTTGTAGTTTGTTCCTTGGTGTAATTTAATACATCATCAAAAAAACAAAGAAAAAGGGTATTATTTACCAAATTATATTCAAATAACAGACTGCTATTGTTAGTATTCAACGATGTATTAACAATTGAACGGATATAACTGGAGTATTTAAACAGATGGAATGGATTGGTAGTGTATAAATGGGGTAGTTTATTGTTTATATTTTGACCGATGGGTGTTAATATATTAACTTCCTCAAGTTGAACAGAATTAATATCATCAAATGTGTAAATATCTTTTTCCTTATCGTCATTAACTTCTAACAATTTGTTGAATATTTCTATCTGCTCGTTCACGTTCAACAGATATTGTTTTAGATTTTCGTTGGTAATTTTATTGGAATTGTTATCCGACAAAGTATTGTATATTTCGGCGGCGTTGTATTTTTTATTAATTAGTCCATACATATAAAGTTCTTCATATGAAATTTGTTTCTGTGGGTTGGTTTGTTGATTGTGATATTTTAGAAACTTAAATTTAATAATTTCTAATGTATCATCGTAATAAATATTTTCATCAACGAAATAAATATTAATATTAAAATCGTTGATATATTTAATATCCAATTCGCTAAAATCATCTTTAAATACTGTATTGAATACATCAGACTTGATAAACTCTTTGGAGTCGTTGTATTTATTTTGGAGTGTTTCAACAGATTCTTCTAATATGCCAGAGAGATACTTGCTTTTTATAAATAAGTATAAATTTGATAAATTATTTTTATCATTTATATACAATTTAAATATATTTGACATCTATATAAATACAATCATATAATTTTATATAATAATGTTGGTTAATGTTATAGTTGCGTATTGTAAGAACGGTGGTATTGGTATTAATAATACCTTACCGTGGAAGATTTCAAGCGATTTAAAAAAGTTTAAGAAAATGACGCTGGGTAATAAAAATAATGCTATAGTAATGGGTAAAAATACTTGGATAAGTTTGAGAAACAAGGCTTTACCATCAAGGGACAATTTAATACTATCAACATCTCTGGATATAGATATCGTAGAACCAAATGGCTATATTACGAAATCGTTTAAAAACGAACAGTTACTAAAAGAATTTGTGAATAAAAAAAATTATGACGAATTATGGATTATCGGTGGAGAGAATATATATGATTTATTTCTAAACAAAACAAATATATTTAAGATTAATAAAATTGTAGTAACTTTAATCGACCAAGAGGTGGAATGTGATAAATATTTTCCAAAAATAGACACCACCAAGTATAGTTTTACAAGCAAATCAATTCATCCAAATGACGAGTATAATGTTTATGATGTGATGTATATTCAATAATCGTAGTAGGGATTATCTGTAATATTCATACCACAATACCTCGCTGGTTCTTTTTTGTAATCAACGGGGCTGTAAATATCTATTTTTTCAGCGGTAATCAACATAAATTTGAAATTTTCCCAAAATTCATCTGTATGTCCAATAGATTTTGAAGCAACGTGACTAACTTCGTGGAGAGCAACATACATTAAAGTATTATCATCAATCAAACGACCTTCGCTGTGTTTTTCGGTGTCTAAACAGAACGCAATTTTCTCGCCTTTGTTTTCACTATACGCGGTGTATTCGCTGGTTGGTAAAGTTTCATAAATTTCCTGGGGATTATATCCCTTGATTAACCGCTTAACATTCTCTTGGTCTGGGTACTTTTCGCCTAAATATTTTACCAATTTATTTAACTTGACATTAACGTGAGCCAATTTATCAGCAGCCATTTCAAGTTTGCCTCTGTCTCTAACACAATATCTATTCCCATTTACATCAGATATAATACATCTTAAATTAAATGTATCGGAGCTAATATATATTTTGTAGGCAATCATACATATAAAAATCGCCAATACCGAATTCAATACGTTGTTAATCATATGAAATATGACTATAAATTTATAATTGTTATTAATAATAATAATTATAACTATTTGTGTGAAATTTAAGCGCTGGCACCAATCTCTAATGGCTTTCTGAACTTATCATCGTCAATAGTCGAGATATTCCATGGGCTGTTGGTGTTGGTACGGGGATTGGGTGGTTCGGAGCGGATCTGTAAATTAGCGTTTCTCAGCGAGGAACCCTGTGTGTTAATACCTACTACCTGCTGGGGGTTTAACAGGTTAATGTTCTGTAAATCACCAACGGGATTCATGCTCGCCCACGCACTGTTAGAGTCAGCGGGTAATAAATCAGCGGGATTAGCAGCGGGCTTATTGGCGGGGGCCGCTGGTGGGGCAGCGGCAGCACCATTGAATGGAGCATACGCGGTCTGTCCCGAAGCGCCAACAACCTTACCGTCAGGCTTGTTCATGGCACCACCTTTTGCGACCTTGGGGGCATTGGGCATCGCGGTCATGCCTAACTGGTATACGCTTTTATTCTGCGAATACATGTTAAAGGCAACTACTAAAACTACTAAACCCATAATTCCTAAAATCTGCTCGTAATGAACCTTGACGAATTTCTTGAGAGAGCCAACCATTTATATAAAATATATAATAAAATATTTTTGGAAAATATGTTATTATTTTTAAAATAAAACATCTAAACATCTAAACGTCTAAACATATAACTATCAAAACGACAATATAAATATATATACCTGTAATTTTCATAAATTATTGGTCAAAATTCATAAAATCCTCTTCATCATCACTACTATCAATATCCAATTCTTCTAAATTATATAGTTTTTTAATGTTTTTTGCCTCTAAGAATGCGGTAATGGCGTTTTTTCTAATGTCCCGTGCCTTTTGTTTTGCGGTGTTATAAATCTCTAAATAGATTTCCTCGTGTGATTTCAATTCTACAGAATTATCGGTGGTTTCGGAAATATTTATAAGATCGATTGTTTCTAAATCGGAATTAATGAGCGATTTAGAAACTGGTGGTTCTTCTACAGGGTCTGGTGCTGGAGTGACGAGTTTAAAAACAGGTTCAGGTATTAATTCAGGGGCTACAATTAAGGGTTCGGGTTTTACCACTAAATTCATATCAGGTGTGTCTAATTCAATAATTTCTTCAATTATTAATGGTTTTCTCACATATGTTTCGCTATCATCTACGCTTTCATCGTCGTCATCATTCTTATCATTATCAACACCATAAGTATCATCTATCGTGGTCTCGCATTCAATTTCAAAATCGGTAATCAGAACACTTCTATCATTAGTTGTTTCTGGTTTAGGCGTTTCAACGGGTTCAATTACTTGCTCTATAACTGGCTCGGGTATATTTACGGGCTGTTTTTTAGTATCTACCTTAATGAGAACTTGTTTTTCAAAATCATCAGATGGTAATATAACCATCATCTGTGTTAATATGATATCAATGCTAAAGTTCTTGGTGGAGAATTTTACATTATTAATATTTACAAGTGGAATAAATTCGCACGCATCATTAATGTCGTCTATATCTATTTTATTTTCATTTTCATCATAAATTTTAAGTTTATCAGGATTGATATGTACTTTAACCAAAAAACTCTTACCCTGTTTAAATGGTCGTGTAGTGGATTGCATTAAAAATTCAATATCGTTTTTAGACATATTTTCAGTATCAGCTAACCAAGCATCGCGGTTAATATAAATCTGTTCAGCAGAATATTTCTCTAATTTTTCAAAAAAATTTATGGCTTTTTTATTTGACATACAAAAGTTTAGGTCGGCATATGTTTTAGATGCTGTTTTAACAATACCTTGTTTAGTAGAGCATTTGGGTAGTTGTATATATAGATTTTTGTCGGTTTTACCATGGCTGATTTTACAAGAATAGTTATTATTATTAATGAGTGTAGGATTACCTAAATTTAGCATATCAAAATCAAATTCTTTGTCTAATTCAAATATAGTGTTGTTATTCATGATTAATAATTATGATATAACAATAAAATATAGAATAATATAACACGCAATAAATAATTAAATAAATAATACTTATTAATGTAAGTAATGAAAAATAACATAGTTTTAGAACAATGTTTAAAAACCTTGAATTCGGAAGAATTTAAAGAAGAAATGAGGTGTTTTATAAGACCGATTTCAGATTCTATATTTAAAGAAATATCAATGTATTTATTCTTTTTCGTATTTTTTATATTAAGTAGTTTTTTATTACATTTAGGAGTATTAATATTATTGATTCGTTATAATAATAAATTGAGTAAACTATAAATTGTAAATTTCACGTTTAAAATTTTTATCTAACCATATATTATAAAATACTATGACTTTAGCAATGACCAACCTACAGAACGGTGGCCGTCGTGGTCGCTCCAGCAAAGCCCAGCGCAAGTCCCAGCGTAGAGGTCAGAAGAAGGGTGGTATGGCTGGTATTGTCACCACTGCCAACGCCGTCCCCGCCAGTCTCCTGCTCCTAAACCAGTTCTTAAAGGCGCGTAAATCGCGCAAAGCCGGCAAGAAGTCCGCGAAGAAGTCCGCGAAGAGGTCCCGCCGCCCCAGCCGCCCCAGCCGCAAGTAAGCATTAGGTATTTAATTATTAAATACTGAAAAATATTAATCAAAATACATAAATATATAAATATATCGATAAATATCTTTATATATTTTAAATGAAAATTTCAGAGCAACCCGGTAGAGTTTTTGCTATATTATTATTTGGACCATATTTAATATATTGTGGTATTAAATATAAAAATTATTTATTATTATTTTTAGGAATTATATTCATTGTTTATGAATTGTTTTGGGTTATGTTTTTTGACCCAAAACATATTTATATTATTTATAAAAAAAAAAATATAAGATTAAAATAAATATTGATAAATTATTTAAATAAATTATCAATAACTAATATACAAATGAGCCTAAAAGAGGATATAAAAAAGTGGGTGGTTCTGGATAATCAACACAAAAAAGCAAACGAACAAGTAAAACAAATTAGGGATATGAAAAATGGATTAGGAAACTCAATTATGAGCAATTTAGCCTCAGATAATATAACAAATCCAGTAATTAAAATAAGTGATGGTAAGTTGCGATTTGTTGAAACACGCCAAGCAAATGTTATTGGTTATAAATTTTTATTAGAATGCTTTAATGAATATTTAGAGGATGATAATAAAGCGGCTGAACTTTTAGAATTTATAAAAGAGAAAAGAACATATACAAATGTCTCGTCTATTAAGAGGATTTATAATAAAGAATAAACTATATAAATAATATTAGCATATTATAATAATAAATGTTTAAATTATTAAGTGAATTAAACATAGATAAGAAAAACCATAAAGATTTGGCTATTCTGCCTGGTTTTAATATTGATGTACCCGAAACAATAAAAGAAAGTTCAAAAATCATAACCACCACTGTGTTAGGTGATAAGGTAATAGACGACAATATGTTTTCTAAGTTTTTTAATTCGGTTGATGAAACTAATAATAATTCGACAAGAAAGAAAAAATTACACTCTAATAAAAACAAGTCTAATAAATACAATAAATCTAACAAATCCAATAAAAATACAACCAAAAAATTTAAAAAGACAATTAAAGCGAATAAAAGCAAAAAAAATAAAAAATAAATTGCTTGATTTAAGCAGTAAAATTATCGCATACTACAATATGTTATTTATAACATACTTAAATATAATAATTTAATCAACTAAATAATACAGAATGACTAAATTATTAATTCCACTATTAATTTCACAGGTATATGCGTTGAGAATTAATTCATTAACAACCACTGTATCAGGCAGAGGTAGAGTTGCGATGATGAATACGCCCGATTTTGATAAACCGCTTCCAATATATAAAAAGATTTCGGAAGAAGAACTAACTGATAATGATATGGGTTGGGAACCATCGGTTGGTAGTTATTATGGTCGCCGTGTTCGCAGTGGAAGTAGTAAGGTTCAATATCCTCAATACCACGACTTCGGAAACAATAATGACGACAAACTACAAACTCGCTATGAAGGTCGTCGCAGAGACCCTCGCCGTAACAATATTGGTGGTGGTAATCCAATGAATTCTGGTAATCAGCCATCATCTTCATTTCGCAAGAATGATATTAATATTACTTTTGCTGATGTAGCAGGATGTGATGAAGCAAAATATGAACTTGAGGAAATTGTAGATTTTTTAAAGAACCCTGATAAATATAAGTCTGCTGGGGCAAAAGTACCAAAGGGAGTTCTATTAGAGGGACCACCTGGAACGGGTAAGACACTTCTAGCGAGGGCAGTAGCAGGCGAAGCAAATGTAACATTCATTCAAGTATCCGCTTCTGAATTTGTAGAAATGTATGTTGGTCTTGGAGCATCCCGTGTAAGAGATTTATTTACTATTGCGAGACAAAATACTCCGTGTGTGATTTTCATTGACGAAATTGATGCTGTTGGTAAAAAAAGGGGTGATGCAGGTGATGGAAGAGGTTCAAATGATGAAAGGGAACAAACACTTAATCAAATTTTAACAAGCATGGATGGATTTAAGCAAACCGAATCTATTATTGTATTGGCGGCAACAAACAGAGCCGATATATTAGACCCAGCTTTAACTCGATCTGGTAGGTTTGATAGGAAGGTGCGGGTGGGATTGCCCGATGTATCTGGTCGTCGTAAAATTTTAGACGTCCATTTAAAGCGTAAAAAGGTAATGCCTAATACCGATTTAGATGAAATCGCAATTCTAACATCTGGATTTTCAGGAGCGGATATTGAAAATATGGCGAATGAGGCGGTTATTTTAGCGCTTCGTGAGAATAATTCGGCGATTAATTCTACAAATTTAATTGACGCATACGAAAAGATTACGATTGGATTACCGATGACTTCAAAGCCGGCTGATAAAATGCAAGATGAACTGGTCGCATATCATGAATCAGGACACGCTATCTCTGCGATGCTATTCAGGGATTTTTTTGATGTTCGTAAAGTAACAATTCAAGCGAATACCAATGGTGCGGGTGGTTATACACTGATTACTCCCAAAGAGCATTATATCTCTTATCCCACCAAAAAATATATACTTGCTGATTTGATAGTGGCGATGGGTGGAAGAGCAGCAGAAATGGTTCTATATAATGTTATCAAACAAGATGAATTCTTTATTGGGAAATCTAATTATACAAGCGAGAAAATATTCAGTGGAGTCCGAGACTTAGATGTATCCACTGGAGCCAGCCGTGATTTAAAACACGCTGACGTGATTGCGAGAAATTTTATAGATGTTTTTGGATATTACAACGATGGTGATTCTGTAAATAGAATGCTTCCAACACCAGATAACTCACAGACGTCATTAAGCGAGAATAAAAAGTCGGAAATTGATGCGGCTGTAATTGATTTAATCAATTATGGACTGGATAGAGCGATTGATATTATCGAACATAATTTAGATACGTTTAATACATTAGCAAGTAATTTAATAGAGAAAAAATCAGTTGATATTAGGTATTTAGACACACTTAACGTGACGTATTTTTAAACTGATGGAACTTTAAGCCAACTATCAGTATTAAATGGAGAAATCAAAATATTACCTACTCTGTTTTTCCAATAATCTACTCGCTGATCAAATAATTTTTCTTTATTTGTTTTGGGGTAGATATTTTTTTCTTTCAATAAATTTGTTTCTAAATCACTTATTTTCGGTTTGTATCCATAACAATTGCTACCTAATTTGACGTGTGGGTTTGATACGTATCCCCCATTTACACCCGGTAATCCACACGAATGTTCATGTCCTTCTTTGTCCTGTAATTTGTTCCAGTTGCTTTCACTTGTGGGATATAGTCCCAACTGGTCTTTAGTCCATCCATAACTGCACCAACTCGCACCTTTTTTCTGTGCGTTTTTTAATTCATCATAACTGGCTAATTCACCATCAAACGCTTTGCATACGGCTTTAGCGTCGTGGTAGGTGAAGTTATTACCAGGAACGTGATAAACCTCTTTTGAATCTACTACCGCATTCGGTTGTGCCTGCCCCTGTTTTTTCTCCTGTCCCTGTTCTACAACAGTATCATTTTCATCTTCTACAGTAGTATCTGTATTGGATGTAATTTGAATTTCAGGAGTTTCACTGAATAAGTTTTTTATTTCGGTGACTACATTAATATTAAAAAAATAAGCCAACCCATTCATAAAAACTAACGAAATTAATACCGCCCATAAAATTGCTTCTATCAATACAAACCCACCTGAAGTTTCGGATGAATCACCTAATAATGAAAAAAGAACATAGTACATTAATATAATAAAAATTAACACGACTAAAACAAATGGATTAGAGCCGATATTATTTACATTATCATAGAAATCTCGTGTTATATTATTGAAAAAATTCATATTATTATATATAAATGAATATTATATAAAATAATAGTTAAATAAACTTTTATTTTATATTAAAATTTTTTACTTTGAAACTTTATTGTAAAAATAGCAATAGCCGCTATTAGTAATTATTTTTGCTGGATTGACCTCGGTTACATTAGTATCGTTGAAATGATACCATTTGTTATTTGCGTTTTTTACAAATGAAGTATAATGTCCGCCCGAACAACCACCAATGTGATTACACACCCCGAATAAGTCATATACGTATGTCTCTTTATCATAGCCAACAACATATTTACTTAAATCCAGATTTGTAAGTGGAGTAGTAACTACGGTGTTAATTTTGCGATTGTAGTTATTAAATCGTTTAAAAGATACGATAAGCACATCGGGAAAATTCCAGAAATTAAGAGACTTATTAACATTCTGTTTTTGTTTAGTTTTTTCATTATACCAAGCATTATCACCATCCAATTTCTCGGGATAGACATAGGAATCTAAACAATCATAGATGTTACACGACTGCATAGATTCGGGGATTGGTAAATCAATTAACGAAAATGGTTCTGGTTTGCACGATAAGAGTGTTTTATTGTCCTCTGAATACAATAATGAAACATTAATTCCGTAAAATAGGTTTAATAATTCGGAATAAGTTTCAGAATACATATTTTTAATCATCGAGAAGCATTGTTTCGCCAAATCATCTGTCTCGTTGCGTGATGTCCCTGATATATTCATCTCAACTTTTCTTTTTAGAGAATCATGAAAGCAATCAATTATAAATACCAGAAATTCAGGTAAGTCGTTTTGAGCGAAACCACTAAATAGTTCAATATTTTTACTTGCCGATAGTTTCTGAACGGTATTTACATATCTGTGTGGAGCAACAATACAATTTTGCGACCACATTAATTTTCTTAAATTATTCCATTCAATTAGCAGAACACTATCAGGTGTTTTATTTAAAGAATCAAAATCAATATTATCCAACATATTATTAAATTCATAACAATGAGACAAAGTTTGCATACACGAATTTAAATAGCAAGTATTACCCAGATTGGCTAAACCAGTTAAGCCCTTATCCTTATATTTTGTTAAATCAAGCGACATATCCATATCTACATTAGTTATATGGTATGTATTTAAACATATTTATAAAATATATATAATATAGATAATTATATCCAATATGCAAAATAATTCGGATTATCAGCAATATGTAAATACAGTTAATGGTTTTATTACAGTCCTTAATAATAACGCCGCATATTTGAACCATACCAATCAGGTTATTGCACATATGTTTAATTGTATGGACTATGCCTATAACGAGCACTCTAATGAGAGTTCTTATATGAGAACCAGCAATAATAGACGCCGCAGACTAAATATGCCCGAGAGACCAGCATCACCATTACCCGAAATTCCAATTGTTGAACCGACAACTGTGGTAGTTGAACCACCACAAGCACCAGTTAATGATATTTATAGAGATATGTCTATTGCTAATTTAACTGCTGCTATCGATCGTCATATTACACGGACGAAATATTCTGAAGTTGAAAATCCCGTGGAAACCTTTTGTGCTATTACACAAGAAGAATTTGAACCAGATGATATTGTGGGTGTATTTAATAACTGTAAGCATATTTTTAAATATGAAGCTCTAATTAGTTGGCTGGTTAGAGAGCAAACCTGCCCATGTTGCCGTGCAAACATTTTAGCAAACACAAATTTAATAAGCTATAAAGATGATGAAACAGGTGAGCAGTTAATTTTGACTCTAACACAATTCAGTAGGTATTTGATTAGAGACCTATTTGGTGGTAATCTAAATGTCGAAGAGGATTTAAATATGCTTGCTCGGTAATCACATTAATAAATAATAATTTATACATATTAAATTATTATTTTCAATTATATATTCACTTAAATAATAACGACCCAAATGGAGAGAAATAAGGTAAAATTTTAGGTTTTTTATGTAATACAGAAATAACCTTCTTGGAGACGAATTTTTTATCAACTACAACTTCAAATGTGTATCGGCGAAACCAATCCAGTTCCATGAAATAATTACCGTTGAAACCACTTTTCTCTCCCCACGAATTTTCAACCTGAAACCCATTGGTTTTGCCTTCGCCAAGATTATAACCTCTTATCACTACAGCGTGGTTAGGAGCAGACTGTCTGTAATTTAAAGAATCACATTTATCCATTATATTATTGAAACCAAATATATCTTTGTAGTTGAAAGCATTCGCATCAAGAATGCCGTGTTTCGTCGATAAAAACTTTTCAGTATCCATACCAGTCCATACTGCTTCTGATGCGTCTATTGATTTTTTTACCGCATCAATCATTATATCAATTGGGACATTAATATAATTCTGACCCTTCCCTTCGTTTGTGTTAAACGCCATCTCTACATTATACAATTGATAATAAGGCGTAGTTTTACAAGGAGCGTTGATTAAACATACCTTATCGGCAGCATTATAAGGAACGTGTTTTTTATAAAATTCTAATGGCGTAATATCTTCAATTGTTTTATATGCTTTCTTTTTCTTATCTTTCTTGTAATATTCCCAGGTAATTTTTTTTGGCGGCTCTCCTAAAAATATGACTAAAATCTTATAACACTGTGATAATAATTCATTTTTTAATTTTGATAAATCCTTTGTTTTGGATGTTTTAATTTTATGTGCGGCAGTTCTTAAAAAGTCATTATAAAACCGTTTCAACTCCTCACTATTTTTACTATGATGATTATCGTCCATATTTGATTTTGGAACTATACCATATTTTTCAATTAGATTAACAAACATATTCCACTGTCCTCCGTCATTTGTTAAATTATCTAACATATAGATAACTTTCAAGTCATCTAAACTTTTGTTTTTATTGTCTATTATAAAATTTAAATAATAATTAGCTTTCTCTAATTTATCATAAAAAAATAAATAGTTCTGACTGAATTCAAAATTAGCCAACTTATATTTTTCCGACATAGGTATTCGCATCACATTTAAAAAGGCGAATAACCAACACCTACCACTATTATGCTGATTAGTGACTTCAGTATCGGATTTAATATAATTCTTGTAAGTATGCTTTTTATTTTGTAAATAGTCAGACTTAATTATCAAATTTTCAAAATTTCCTTTTGTATTTACATTCTTAAAAACTTTATTACTGCGTGTCTTGTTAAATTTTTTTGAAAATTTCTTCAAGTTTTTTGAAGTTAAATTTCTGTATGACATATTATATTAAGGAGAGAAATTTATTTTTTGTATAAAAAAAATATTAATTAATACGACCTACACCAATTGATATTTTTTTACTTTAAATCTTTTAGATATTTATCAAATAGCAGTGCCTTCACTTCTTTGCATCGTAGTTCTTCATGTTTCTTAACATATTTTTCGGGGTCAGGCCATTTCTCCTTTAATTTGATAATTTCCTCTTCCCATAAAATAACCTTCTTATCGGTATTATACTCTTTGATATTAAATTGTTTATCCTTAAATTCTTGAATGTTTTCCAGTTCAAGAGCATATAATTGTAATAGTGGTTTCATAATTTGATTTGTAATATAATGTCCGTAATCTAATTTCAATTCGTTGTCCTTGATAAACTCTGGTGTCTCAATTTTTTCACCCTGTAGTGCTTTCTTGTTGGGATTCTTGATATAAGCATAATTCATTCTGTCTCCAGCACCAGGTTTGTTGCCTTGCTCTCTTACACCAATCCTATCGGCTAATACCTTGTGTGCGATTTGCTTGGGGTTCTTGTAATAACCACGAAGTGCTTTTGTAACCAATAATTTTTCAAGTGGATACTTTTCATCAATCATGTTTTGAACCGATTCCTTGACGAATTTAATTGATTTTGGTAGGCTTTTATCTTTCATTAATATCCCAACAACGCCACCATAAATATCCTTTACGATAGGGGCATTATCACGACGCTTTAAAACATTACCCATCGATTTTAATTTACAATATTCTGGATCATTCTCATATAACATTCCATCATATCTTTTCTTGGATAATAGATTGAAAGGCCAGAATGTTTTCTCATACTCTAAATCGTGGGGCTTTTTTAGAAACTTGGTTGCTAATTCGCCTGCTTGCTTTGCTAATTCAATAGTATAAATCAACGCCTGCTTATTGATAATACGCTTGCCTTCTGGTGTCTTTAAATTAAATTTGAAGAACACCGAGTCAGTATCGCCATAAACACACTCGGCTTTTGTAACCACTTTAACGCCATCGCTCAAAGTAATTTCAACATTATTATAACAGCCTTCAATTACATCTTTGCCGTAAAACAGCAATTTTCTACCAATTGCCGTGCAAGAAGCAGCAACGTCTTTTTCATAGAACGCACTTGTCTTTGCTCCACACTGTCCATATAGAGAATTCGCCGTGACTTTAATGCTTAACTGTCTCTTATCGTAAATGTTTTGCTTGAACGGGTCTTCTTCTTTCCCCATCAACTTTTTGGTTGCCTTACGAGCACTTAATAAATCCTCTAAAATTGCGGGCATTATTGCTTTTCCCTTCGGAAATTGTGCGAAACGGCAGATTTTGTAGCCGACAACGGTCTTCTTCTCCGCTGCCTTGGGTGTCTTCCGTAAATATTCATATGTATCATATTTTACATCCACATATGTATAATTCGGTAAATTGTCGTATATGAAGTTTTCATCGGCATCTTTTTCGCCAGTAGAATGAATTAGATTGTCGCTTAAATCATATTCTTTGCTCCAGACTTTGCTATCGTGTGATAAATTTTCACTAATCATAGATGATGGGTATAGAGAACTATAATCAACACAGGCAACTGGGTCTTCCAGATACAATCCTGTTTTAGGTTGGAATACGTGTGCTCCTTCATATCCGCCATCATTAAGATTTTTTTCAACGATAGGCATAAGTGTGTTCTTTTCTCCACACTTTTTTGAAACATAACTCTGTAGTTTAATTCCCTGACCTCGCTGAAGTAGGAAATTAAGTGGAACATCACATAAATTAGACATCTCCACCTTATCTGTAATAATATCAACCTTGATTAAAAGCCAAATAACATTATCACAATCACCAAGACAATATTTACCGACTGTAAATCTATCAATATCGGATTTATTCGCAAGCTCAAAGATTTCCTGAACTGATACATCATCCTTGGCTAAACCCCAATTGATTTTATACTTCTTCAAATCTAATTCTTCAGCAGAATCAATAAGGAAACTCGCAGTATCCAGATTGATGTCTAAAATTTCAAATTTCTGTCCCTTCTTATAATTATTAGTGCTATGACTTACCTCGTCAAACTTAACATAACAACCAACTGTTAATCCTGTTAAATTCTTGCTGTAAATGCGAGTTTGATTATTTTCCTTATCAACATCAATCTTTTTTACTGAATCGCTGATGAAATATGAAGATACATAGTCTAACTTATTAGAACTTAATGTGTATTCACGCCTGAAAACCACACACATATCAACGATAATCCTACCAGGCATATTGATGAAACTTAAATTGTATTCTCCACTCGCTAATACAATTTTGTTTTTGGCGATTTCCATTTCGCCAGTGCGCCAATCTTTAGACATACATACTTCATCAATGTTCTTTGATAATTTTAGGAAATCTTCGGTACAACCGATTTCTTTTGACCGCTTAAACATGAAATCAAAATCAAAACCGTTAATGTTATAACCAGTCACGATATGTGGGTTTTCCAGCGTCATAATCTTGGTGAATTCCAATAATACACCCTTCTCTGTTGTTTTTTCAATAATTTTTACATTATTTTCAAGAACCCAGCTTTTGTATTTCTCAGGCACTTCACAGCCGCCCTTAACAATGATATATCTGGTATGTGGTTTCTTTTCGCTGTAATTTAGAAAGGTCATACCGATAAAGGTCACCATATCACCTTCTAACTCTGGGTAAAACTTGGTAAGTGCCTTGTTTAATTCAAATAGTTTGGTATCGTGTTCGCATTTATCATCCTGAATAATTTGTAGGATGTTTGCTGTCTTGTTATATTTCTTTACTTTCTTGTGTCTTTTGTGAAACGCAGCAGCATCATCAGCCCCGTCATTCTCTTTCTTATCGTCCTCATCATTATCGGATTCCGAATCAGATTCGTCATTCTCCTTGATATAATCTTTCCTTGACTGGTCTTTCGCAGGAATATATAGCATGAAATTGCTGAATATATTATCCAGTTGCTCCTTTGAAATATTTTTGAGTTTGGGATATACAGTAGCGATATCGGGACAACGCTCATATCCGTATCCAGCATTAATATGCTTTTTGAAACAAGTAACATCAAATTTGGTCTTATCCTCCATTTCGTTATAATATTCTAAAATATTCGTAGCAAGTTTTTTGTAATCCTTAATCGGTACAGGAAAATCGCCGTGGCTGCTGCTTGCCTCAATATCAAAACTACAAATGCTATATTTGACGATATCATCTTTATCAGCCTTCTTCAAATGTTTGTAGCTGATAATATATTCGTAAGCGCAATGTGTAGTTTTTTGCCTCATTTTAGTAATCTTGTCGCTTTGTATTTGAATCCAGCCACTCGGGCTAATTTCTTGAATGTGAAATAATTTAAGCAGTGGCGGAATGTTGGCTTCGTATAAATAACACTTCGTCTCTTCATACAAATATCCGTCTGGTATCAATTCACGCTTGAATACACCATCCACCGTAGAATCAATATAGAACATCTTCTTTGCCCTGTTGTATGCTCCTGTATTGGTAAATGAAATTTTGATAAATGTGTGTAATTTGTTGTCGTCAAAACCATACAACTTGTGCCGTTTAACCAGTTTAGATGCGACAATAGAGTCTTCATAGTATCCACCTAACTTGTTCTTGATATGAGCAATAAATTCAGCACGGTCTGATTCACCCCAGTCATCGCCCACTTTGATATAATAGAATGGGTTGAAATCCTCTACTATAAGTGAAACTGTTTCTCCTGCGATGTTGATTCCAAACATTTGAATGATAAATTTCTTATTGTCTTTGAATTTGTCATATCCATTTTTACCCAGATTTTCTGCTTTGCTAAAACCATCATAAACGTTGAAATCATACAACTTGTATGACTTCGTTTTAATAGTCGGCTTGGCTTTCATTTTAGTATATATATAGTTTTGTCTATATATTTTGAAACAAATATATTATCAATTTTATTTATAATAATAATATTTTTGTTTATAAAATTTAATTACCGATATTTACCAGAATTATTTGAACGCTTCCACATAGGGTTTGTGAATGGAGTTTTATAATTTGTAATCGTTGCTAGATCCACTTTACAATTCTCTACCGCAGATATTCTATTACCTTGATTTCGCCCCCGTGACCTTACTACATTAGCAAAATTAGTTGATTTACTTATACCGTTTACATTTCTCGTATTATCTACTGCTTGTTTTACAGATATATGTTTCTGCGAATTTAATTTATCTTCAACTCTTTCGGTATATGTTTTACATTCATCTTCTATTTGATATTGATTTACAAATCCCCTACCCACGATAAAATTATCGTCGTATGGTAATACTGATAATAATGCTGGTATATTATTCATTCCTACTAATCCCTGTATATGTTTTCTTGATAAATTGCTTCCGTTTTTAGCGGGAATAAAAGTAGTATTTGTAACCGATGAAACGGCAGCAGGTAAGAGGACAATTGCCCGAGATAATGAATCTATATTAGGATTATTAGTAATTTCTATATTATTGTATGGATACTGAAATTCTTCCGGCGTTCTCTCGTCATATGGGTCGTGGTATATGAAGACACAATCTACATTTGTAAAATCACTACCAGGCAACGCAGTAAATTCGGTTGTTAAAATTATTTTATGAAAATTTAATACCAAATTATCACCGTATTGCGGGAGAGTATTGAAAGATAAGTCTTTTATGTCTAACCCATAATCATAGTTTATTGTTAAAAATATATCATTATAAAATGTTTTGTCGTAATTATATCTGTAATCATAATTAATTTGATTATTTGAAATAGGAGTATTGATTAATGCGGCATCACCTAAACCCGAATCAATTGAAAAGTTATTGAACCGTAATTTATTATTCACAGTATTGTAAGATACATCGGCTCTATCGGTTATATAAAAATTGTTATTGCTTGATTGATAACTAATATCTAATCCGCCCCCCTTTTTCCCGACACCCATATCAAATTGATTGCTACTAATTTCATTATTTAATAGTCCAAGAGAATTAAAACGACTGTTATATATATTATAACTGAAATCATCAGTATAACCATGATAATAATCTAATAAATTTTGTTGTACATCAATTTTTACACTTGATTCTTGTATATTATTATATAAAATACTATCATAATTGTAATCGTAATTTTCGTTTAATAAATATTTTCTGTTCCTGATTTCAGTTTCAATATTAGATGAATTTACGTGTTTACTGAAATATATTTTTTTTACATTTCCTACTTTTTTACTTGAAGTGGTTATTGTTATTGTAGTATCTGTTTCCATCTCCAGTTTCATCTTTGTAAATAAATCCCGCTGTGTTATACCTGTAATAGAATTACCCAATGATAAATACACTTTGTTGTCGCTAAACTCGTCTGCGTTGAATGAATAGAAATCATTATCGTGGTCTAATACGCGGGCATTCAAATATGTGAAATCACTCGTTAAATATATTTTTCCATATAAGTCTGGTTTATTATCATACTCTTTATTTACTACGAAATTGATACATATATCACTATATCCAGGAACAATATTTCCGCTTGCTTGAGAATCGGGATATATTAAGTCTAATTTGATTCTTGAAATATTATCAAACTTGTTATGTAATAGAATATTATCATTCTGGTAGATTAAATTTGTATTTAATGGTAAAGATAGAACAAGTGATACATCTTGCGGTGCCATATTATTTAAATCTTGATAATGAAACAATTGCGTAAAATCCGTCTCATCATAATTTACCATAGTATTTGATGCGAAATTATTCACTACCGTAACCAACTTAGGATTTACAATAACTTTGTTTTTGTCTGGTGAAGTTATAGGGTCGTTTTGTATGGCAAATGATATATCTACAAAATCTGTTAATTTGAATTTATAATAATCACTATTAACAAATGGTTTATAAATATTGAAATAGCAATTTAATCTATTGAATTTTTTATATGTATTGTCTGTGGTTTCTACAACATTATTATTGGTATTATCAATATTTAACGAGACATCCAGTAAATTAATTTGTTTTAAATTGATTTCCCCGACGCCGTTATTATTGGGAGGGTTAAACAAATGTTGATTGTTATTAACCACCTTATTGGTTACATTATATTTTGTAAATATAATACGGGGCTTTGTAAAATCGTTGTCTTTATTTATGAATTTGATATTATGGGCTAAATTTTGCTGCGTTAGTAATGTAATTGCTCGTTCATTGGTGTCATTAATCTTGGTTGATAAAATAACCCTGTTTTTAAATTTATCACTTGATAGATTTGCTTCATTAAATACCGGGCCCCCGGATTTGAATTCATAACGAAATTTCGTATTATCTGTCGTAATCACGTTATCCGGTATCCAAGTTTTTATATTTACTTTTGTTCCTATAAATTCAAGAGCGTCATTGTAATTAGATGATATGATAATAAAATGAGTTCTACTTGCGTCTACTATATCTGAATATACCATTATTTATTATAGATTATATATTGTCTATAATAAATATTTCTATATTTTATTTAATTGCTTAATGTAATGGGTCAGTATTATCAAAATACCACTGGGACGATAAATAATATGGTTTTGCCTTCTGTAAACTAGTATCCTCGTTTATGGTAAGATCAGGTCCATCCGATGTAATTTTATATATTTCAAATGTGCCGATTGCGTAATTATAATATTTCAGGTTGGAAAGATTACCGCCAAAGCCACCATTTAAATTTACATAAAGGTTATCATAATTTTGCTTTACAATATTGCTTAACTTATGTCTTTTTGTTAAAGTTCCATTAACATAGATATCAACAATATTTTGACCGGTTACTCTAATTACTACATTTACCCATTTTTTGATAGGAATAGCATCTACATATATATCATCGTAATACTTGTATGGGTTGTTTATGTCCTCGTTGTCGTGGAAAACATTCAGTCTAACCATCATTCCTAATACGGGGTATTTCTCTAATAAATCATCAGCAACATTTTTCTTACCTGTATATAAATATACACCTGGAGCGTTATTAGGACCATATACCCCGTCTAACTTACCATCCGATTTAGATGACGAACCTTTGTGGAATACGTGCTTAAAGTCTTTGCTATCGTTGTAAGTTAAATCATTTACATACATCCAGAATGAGTAAGTGAATTCAACGCCGTCATGTTCGTCTTTACTTCTGAAAATTGGAACTGAATTTTTATCAGCATAGGTTTGTGGTATAGTCATAGACTGTGTCGCATCTTTCATACCTTTTATGATGTATGGGCTTTCGGAGGGCATCATACTATACATAATTAGTCTGCTAAAGAAATAAAACAGGGAGATGAATATTATTATCACCAATAATAAAAATGTTGCCTTTGCGATTAATGTATTAGTGTTTAAAAACTCACCACTAGACGCAAGAAATCTCTCTGTACCATATGGTGTAGATGCTACAATTCTTTTTTTTACATCACCAAATAAATTTGTGACTCTATTCATTATTATAATTATATTAATATTATATTATAATAAATTTTAGAAACAATAGCCATTATTGTCCCCCATAATCTCTCTAAACCCTGTTGGATTTTTAACAATTTTTTAATAATAATTTCAAAAAATTGTTTTCATAATGATTAGATAGTGAAGGAACCACGCTCTGTGTCATGCTCCAGGAAACTAACCTTTAACCCGTATTTATTATACATAGTTTTCGCCAGAGAAGCACTAATACCCGCTTTATAGATATTGTTTGCATCCTGTGGGTTAATGGCGTGGGGCTGGTATCTAATTCTTGTAATGTAACCCTCAAACCCAACGTTAGAACCTCCTAAATTACCAAGGTAGATATTTTTCTGTGCGTTATTCTCATACTTGTTTTTGTAAATACCGTGTAGAATGAATGAGTTCCTTAATTTACCGTCTAAATAAACATCCATAGTTTTTGTATCTATCGATATTGTAATATTATTCCATTTTTGAATAGGAATATTTTTGATTAAATATCTTGTGAATGTAGTTTTGTTCTCAACACTGTCCGAATATGTTTCAATATCAATCAATAAATTGTTTTCAAATTTATCTAAACTAATAGCCAGATTTTTATACGGTGTTGCTGGGTCACTTAACGCCTCTACCGATGAACTAATACCAACTAATTTATCTTTTAAGTCGGATGGTGTAATCGAATTGGGCGATGTGGATACATAAAGGATATTCTTCTCGTTAGAAATTTCGTTGCCCCAATTATCAACGAAGAACCAAGCACTTATCATAAGATTAGATGTATTGTTTTCGTTGAAATCTTTATTGGCTATAATATTTTTATTAACCGCCATTAGCGAACCTGTTAGAGTTGATGCCGAGTCGCTGTTTGCGGGAACCTTGGCGTCACACATAATATCATAAATTATATCAGTAACAAATAAAAATCTGGTACTTAGATATACAATTAATAATACTAATGTAGTTATTATGATGATATTGGACACTTTCATTATTTAATATAAAGTAATATTTTATTATTTTATTTGTTGTATTATTTACTAAAACCTTTATTTGTGATAATCAAATAATTTATTAGTTGTGAATAAATTATTTACATTATGGATTTCATTCTTTATTTATTGTTAAATCATGAACAAATTCTATGTTGCTCGCTGGTCTTGGTGTATCGTAATAGTATATATCTTTAATGCTTCCGTGTATTCCATTATCTTCTCCAATAGTAATTTTATCCTCTCCAAAATATGGAGGCACATTCTTTTTTGAACCTACTAATTTACCATCTATAAATACATCAATGATGTTATCCTGATAGTTAATGGTTATAAACATCCACTTTTGGTATTTGATATTTTTTGTTTTATATATTGTATCTAATTGACTACCTTCACCCGTTTGACTTTTAGACTTTATTACTAAATTTCTATTCACACCATCATATAATACTACTGGTTTATTACCATAATTGAATAATTCAGTTTCTTTATTGTATGCTAAACTTGTATTTTGAGGTTGAGGATTTAAATATAGATAAAAACTTACGCTGTATGCGTAATTATATTTGAATTTATCTTTACCAAAATACCCTGCAGTTGCTTTAATGTTATATTCGTGTCCCTGTCCTTCACCAAACAAAGCATATGAACTGGATTCTTTTGATATTTTAGCCAGATTGGATTTATAATCTTTGCTTAATTCTTGATATTTGCCGATTACGCGCTTCTCATCTAAATAATATGGACCTTTGCCGCCCAATAAGTCGTGTTTATTCATACTGGTTAAAAAGTTGAATAATAATGGTAGTCCCATAAAAGATAATACCAACATCAATAATATTATTAATAGTGTGAAGGTGCTTCCTGGAGTAGCCTTGATATCTTTATTTAATTCATCAACCATTAATACCAACATACAGGGTAAAAATAATACCAGATTCTTAATCAAACATAAGATACGATTAAATATATTCTCGCCGTCACTACACTTATCAAACGAAACTGGATTAAACTTCATAAACTTCATTAAAAGTGATGCTATTGAAACCAGTATTGAAATACCAAGAACTATTTTGGTTATTGTATATAAGCCTTCGCCTTGGTGATATTTGTACCATATGAATACCATAAGTAATACAAGAGCTACTATACTACCTATCAGGAAACCCGAAAATTTCAACAAATTTATAATTGGGATGGTAATAGTTTTTTTGAAATTCTCACTATCAAATTTATCATCTTTTGTTACAATCTTTCTATTTGCATAATAATCATGCGGAACCGAGTCAAATGCTTTTGAACCATTACCATTTTCACTGAATCCATTCCTATAAACGAAAAAGTAAAAAATACTTAATAGAATTCCACTAATAGATAATACAAGTATTTGCATATTTTTACTTGAGACATTTGTTAAATTGATTAACATAATTAACACGACAAAAAAGAAGATTAATAAACTACCCAGATAACTTTTATAATTTGCGGAATTTATTATTCCATTCAATAAATGGAAGAACTTTTTTGATATATATTGAATTAAATCTTGTATTCGTGTAAATAAATTACTTGAGTCTTTTTTATCGCTCATAATTATACTATTGATATATTATATAATTCCTATTAGTATAATTATAAATTTTCCATTGCGGTCTTCTTGCCGTGGCAGTCTCTACATAATGCCTCTAAATTTTCAACATTATTTGAACCGCCATACTCTAATTTCTCCACATGATCTACTTCAAACCAAGCAGGTAGTTTTATGTTGCAATGCTTACATTGCCAATTTTGAGAAGACGCTACATATTTCTTTTTTGTTTCACTTACAGAGCGTTTTGTTGTTTTTGAATTATTCAATATTTTTTTTTGTTGTCCTGTTAGATTACTATACTGGCTTTGATTATGATTCTGGTTAGTAGGTACATAATTTGTATTTACAGAATCACTCAACGCTTTACCTGTAAAATCTATTATTGGTGCTAACATAGATGTAGTTTGACGGTCTATTGGTAAAAACTTAATAAAACCATTTGCGTTTTCAAAAAATTCCCGTCTATTTTGTGGACAGCGCTTCAAGTATATATATACACATAACCCCACAAATCCAATGATAGCCATTTTATAATACTTGCTATACGATTTAAGTATCGCTAAAATTTTACCATCATAATATATATTTGAGGCAAAAATTGATACAATAATTACTATAAACAATTCCAATTTCATAAGTTATATAATTATGATATAATAATTATATCAAATTTGTATTTATTATTTGTTAATCACGTATAAGAATATTATACAGATTATTAAAACTACCATTATTGACCCGAAAATGTATTTGTGTTTGTTTTTACGGTCTTCTTTTATTTTTAAATCTTTAGGTTTATAACCTTCATAAAAGGCATTCATCGCTTCGGCGTAGTCCATCTCTGGCTTACCAATAAAAACATTCACTTTATTATGGATAAACCAAACCCATTTAAGCATACTCTCTCTGCACGATAAATATGCCTGTGGAGGATAACTATCTATAAAGCGCGAAAAAGTATTACCCATATTTTCATTCGGTAAAAATAGTGGGAAATTCATCAATAAATCATAGTATTTGCGCTTCGTAACTTCATTTGGTTTCAGCGGATAAGTTATCGCAATTGTATATAAAAAATTCCAATATAACGGTCCCCAAACTTTTTCGTCTAAATGTGTCGCCATAATTAAGTTAGAATTATATTTTTTACTGTTATATCTTACTAAATTTATATTATTATTTTAACGATTTAATAATCAATATTAAAAAAATTGAACACATTAAAGATACTATACTATACTAATATCACATAACTCAATAATATAATGCTCCACATGTTAAAGTCGCTTTTTCCTATTCCTCAAGAGACATCAACCATTCCAACTGTGCGAATGAGTGTTGATGAAGAAGCACCCCAAACCGAAGTTATCATCACGGAGGAGTATGATATTTCAGCCGACCAACCAAGTGTTGATATATCAATTGCCGATATCACACCCGTTGAAGTCCAACCGAATACAGAGAGTTGCTGTGTATTTTACCAAATTCCAGTAAGGACGACTGGATGGTGTGGTCTCCCCGTTGAAGAGCGTCCTGATTTCACAACAGTATGGAACAGCGCCGAGGCATACTCAGCACTCATCCCTACATACTTCTTCTTTCTTGCGATAATCTTCACTTGTTCTTACTATCTCGCCGACGAAGAAACCCGTTGTGCGGTAGAATGGATGCGTCCGCCTGATAAAGATACTCGGGATACGCTGGCGACTACTCTTGGTATTTCTACACTCGTGGTTGTATGTTGCACATACCCACTTGGATTGCTTGTTTGGTATGGTGGTGTAAGTGTTGCTTTTACTCGCAAGGTCACGCACGTCGTATTCATTTCATTTCTACCCGCTATTGCGATATATACCAATCAACAAAATGAAGGTCTGGCTCGTGATATGTTTATTGCGATGGTGTGGCAATCATTAAGTAGCACGCTATTAGGAGCGATTATCTTCTCAAAGGTAGTGCGTAAGTATGTCCCGGTCCTTCGTGTAGCATTCTCCTGTATCGACCGCCCCGAAGATAGACCGTTCTCACTTACTTGGCTCAATCTTCAGATGGTTGGGATGACAATTGTTGAAATCCCTATGGTCCAATGGATGCTATCAAATAATAAGGGTCTTCTCATCTGGATTCCATTTCTATCGGTTGCTTTAGGTGATGGGTTGGCTGAACCAGTCGGTCGCCTGTGGGGAAAACACAAATACACTGTGCGTGCGTTATTCACGACCAAGAAATACACACGTTCTTTTGAGGGTTCGGCTTGCGTATTCTTCTGGACTACGGTGGCTGTTGCGATTGGAACGCCAGAGATGAATGCTATCCAAGGGTTTCTGTGTTTCCTTACTATCCCGATTGCTAATACAGTAATGGAAGCGGTATCTCCCCATTCGTTTGATAATCACTTTATGTGGGCTATTACTTGGTTTCTTCTGTGGATTATCTTTGATGTAATTCAATATGACTTTATGTAACAGATTATATAAAGATACGAATTACTTGTATATTTTATTAAAAATATCATATATTTTTTTTATATTTTTTGAAAATGTTAAAATGAATAGAGAGATTTGATACAAACAGTTATTATCTCTCTTAAAATAGAACATATTGAAAAATTATTTATTTACTATATATATAATGGAAGACGATTCACATGATTGGAACGCCCAACATGAACTGATATTAAGACAGTGGGGCGAGACTTGTGCTTGCTATAGATTCATGCACAATCGTGCGTATTTACTCTATAAGGATTTGAATATGCGTTTCAGTTTGCCCGTAATCGTTCTCTCAACTATTACGGGAACTGCTAATTTCGCACAATCCACCTTACCCGAAGGTTGGAAGGCTTTTGCTCCTTCTGCGATAGGTTGTTTGAACCTTGTTGCGGGACTTATCGCCACAGTTATGCAATTCTTAAAAGTAAATGAACTTATGGAAAATCACAGGGCTGCGTCTTTAGCACACAGTTTATTATCCAGAAATATTCGTTTAATGTTAGCAATTCCCTATTCCGAGCGAAAAACTGGCGGTTTGAAGTTCGTAGAAGAATCTAAGACCGAATATGATAGATTACTGGAACAGTCTCCAGCAATTCCTAAAAAAATTATGTTAAACTTCGAGCAAATATACCCAACAGATAATCTATTTACGAGACCAGACTTCAGCGTGCGCCCAATCCCACTATTGGAACTACCAAAGACAATAGAACATTTAGAAGCCATAACCAGAGACACTCCTCTTGCTCGTGTAGGTAGATTCTTTGCTGGTACAAAATCGCCCGATTCAAAATCTCCAACAAGTAGTATATCTAAAAATGGAAAAACATTAGATGAAGAGATACGGCTTGAGATACAGAACGAAATTGATGAAGTGAGCGAGAGAATGAGTGATACTGATGTTACTGATAAGTTAAACAAAATTGTCTCTGGTAAAAAATTAATTAAAGATAGATTAAGCAAAGGTTCCCGTAAAGGAAACCAGAGAAGACAGAAAGAAACCTTAAGTATAGTAGCAAATGAAGACAGCGAAGAAGAGATGGATAATAATAATGTTAGTGAAGAAGAACTCAATAGTAATAGTGAAGATGATGATGAAGATGATGTATGGAATCAAGATGTAGATATTGAGTTAGGAATAATGAAGAAACCATAAATGCGGTATTACTACTGTATAAATATCATTTATATTTTACAAAATATAAATGATATATTTTTATTCTATTAAAAAAAAATTGAGTTTAAAATATAAAATACTAACCTATTAACATAATCGGATTATAACAACAAAATATTAGCATTATGATTAAGATTTACACAAAGATAAATTCAACAATGCAGAATTTCGGACCGGTTAAAAATTCCGAAATAATGAAAATTTTCTGCGATGAAATTAGTTTTACTAACTTGACTGATAAGTTTGATACTCAAGAAGAATACACACATTTAAAAATTACACATATTTATAACCGTCTAGGCGATGAAACCTATCAACGGACTATTATTTCTTTTGACGGCAAACCAGTATTGGAAAAGGTATTTTATGGTTTTAGTTTCAGCCATACTAATAAGATGTTTCATCTGTTAGACAAATATATTATGGAACGCTGCGTTGAATTCGTTAAATTCCCTGATGGCAAGGAAAGCGATTGTGATGGCGAACAGACTTGCGGTGATTGGATGTAGTATAGATATAATAATGTTGATTTCTTTTTTTTACAAAGTGGGTTTAATTACGGCGAAATATTCATCCGCATCCTCCTTTGTTTTGATATTATCATTTTTTACATTCTCCAGCATATAATCTCTCAACTTATTTCCAATTGCTTCTGTTTTTACCGATTTAGTCCATCTATCCCCGCTATTTAGTGCTATTCTTACTCTCCAACTGTTTTTACAAACCGATACTGAACCTTTTGGCTCTTTTTTATAATCTAATTCTGTAAGCGGAACTTTATTCTTTATTTCTTCATTTCTATCATTTAACCACTTTTCTACCTTCTCTTTATCACTATCATAACACCTATATTTTTTACCCATATATCTTAATTGTGCGTCCCATGCAATAATTTTTGTTTTGTCTGCTTCACTATATACGGGACGAATACAACCACCCTCCCCTTTTTTAGTATTTACTGCCTGTGTATTTTCCATACGGGACATCCATTCTAAATTCCTAACACTATTATCATCTCGTTTATTTGGGTCTTTATGATTTACATCACTTAAATTATCTGGGTTAGGAATAAACGCAATCCCAACTAATCTATTTAGTAGTGGGTATTTTTTTTTGTTATTTTCACAGAGAGTTATTTGATAGTATCCACCACCGTCTTTATTTTTGCTCTTATTATATGATGGTTTTAAGAATTTTTTAGTTTTATTATTCATAACTCGTCCTTCAGTAGATACTGAATAATCCCAATCATCTATTTTTTTCCAATATTCGGTTTCAAACGCATCGCTTAATACATTAACAGCATCATCCCAGTATTTTAATTCTGTTTCGCTCATCTTTACACCATATATATAAATTTATCAATTTTATAATAAATAAAAACAAATACATCAACGACCCAGAGAGATTTAACAAAATTTAAAAGCATATAAAAACAAAAATACAAATATATTAGTTAAAAATAATGAATACTAATAAGAAGTCAGTCTTTTGCAACAATTGTTCAAAACTTGGGCACTTGTTCCATCAGTGTAAAATACCAATCACCTCCGTTGGTGTAATCGCCATTAGAAGAAATAAAAATATCACCGAAACACTATTAATTAGACGCAAAGACAGTTTGTCGTTCGTAGATTTTATGAGAGGCAAATATAATATTGATGATAAGCAATATTTAATCAATCTATTTGATAAAATGACTGTAAGCGAGAGAGATTTCATTTTAAATAACGATTTTGATGTCCTATGGAACTATTTATGGGGTGAGAATATCACCAGTCAATACAAAAATGAAGAGAAAAGTTCAAAATATAAATTTAAACAACTGTTAGGCGGAATTAAATCCAATAATGATACATATAATTTAGAAGATATAATCAATCTAACCACACAAAAATATATAGAGCCTGAATGGGGATTTCCAAAGGGCAGGAGGAATTATCAGGAGAGAGATTTACCCTGTGGTTTAAGAGAATTTGAGGAAGAAACAGGGTATGATAAATCGCAGGTAATACAAATCAGCAACATCTTACCCCTTGAAGAAATTTTCACAGGGTCTAACTATAAATCATACAAGCATAAATATTATATCGGGCTTATAAATAATACTGACCCACCACTTAAAGAGTTTCAAGTATCTGAAATTAGTAAATTAGAATGGGTGGATATAAATGAAGCTGAAAAATACATCAGAGATTATAGTATTGAAAAGAAAAAAGTATTAATTGAATTAAATAAATTATTAAAAACATATAAACTATATATTTAATATATAATGAAAACTACTCGGAAAATTAAAACAGTAGGAAATAATAAAACACGTTCTACACAACTATACAAACACATTAATGATATACATAATTTAAATTTAGTCGGTGGGACAAAAGCACCAACCGAAGATGAAGAGCCCGTAATAGAGGATGACCCAATTGAAGAAACAACAGATGAAGAACCGTCTGACGACGAAGAATCTGATGAAGAAGAAGAATCTGATGAAGAAGAATCTAATGAAGAAGAATCAGAAGAATCTGACGACGAAGATGAAGATGAAGTTGAAATTAAAGACGACAAAGTCGAACCAGATGAAGACGCTGTAAAAGGTAAAAATAACCCCGTATTACATAATTTATTTAAAACTAATATCAACAATTACAACTTTGATAAGAGCATTCTGGAAGAAAATAAAAATGATTTACACAGTAAAAAAGACGCTCAATATTTTTTAAACGCCGTTGAAATACTGAATAGTAAAATGATTGACGATACTGCTAATAAAGATATTGACGCAGATGATAAAAAATATAAAATGGATTATTTATACCCACAATTAGATGATAAATACTTGAATTTGAAAATTAGCCAGAAGAAAGAATTTAACGAATATAAACAGAATGTAAATATCAACAAAGATATTGGAGAAGAAGGCGAGAAATTATGTAATCAAAATTTTGAACTGGCACCACACCAAAATTTCATCAAAAACTTCTTATCTGAAAATACACCGTATAATGGTATGTTATTATATCACGGTTTAGGAACTGGTAAAACATGTTCAGCAATCGGTATAGCAGAAGAAACCAGAAGATATATGAAATACAACGGAACTGATAAGGAAATATTAATTGTTGCGTCTCCCAACGTTCAAATCAATTTTAGATTACAATTGTTCGATGAAACCAAACTGAAATATGTTAATGAACGCTGGACTATTAACAATTGTGCCGGTCAAAATATACTGGACGAGATTAATGCTTTACAGTCCAAAATTTCAAGAGAGAAAGTAGTAAGATTAGTTGAAAACATCATCAACACCTACTATATCTTTGTTGGTTATATTGAACTGGCTAATTTGATTAATAAACACTCCAACATTAATAATATAGTTAAGGATAATCCAAAAATCACCAAAAAGAAACAAAACCAATTAATTAAAAATAAGTTGGAGAAATTCTTCAGTAATAGGTTGGTTATTATAGACGAAATACATAATGTAAGAGATTCCAAAGAGACTTCTAATAAGTTAGTAGCAAAACAAATAGATAATTTGGTAAAAAATGTATCCAATATGAAATTGGTGCTATTATCAGCAACACCGATGTTTAATGATTATAAAGAGATTATTTTCCTTATCAATCTATTAAATTCAAACGACAATCGTAGCGTTATAGATGTTAAAGACGTATTCAATAATGATGGCGAATTTATTGTAGATGAAGACGGTAATGAAGTAGGTAAGGAACTATTACAGAGAAAGTTGAATGGGTATGTAAGTTATATTAAGGGTGATAATCCATTTATCTTCCCTTACAGAATATTACCACAAGTATTTGATAATAATAACAGCATTAAACACCCTGATTTCAATTATCCTGTAAATAATGTATTAGGTAATAGGTTTGAAGAGCCAACCAAAATATCTTATTTTGATATTTATGTATCAAAATTAAGTGAATACCAAGAAAAGGTGTATAATTACATCGTAAATAAAACCGATTTTAACGAGGGCAGCGATTCGTATAAATACACATTATTATTGAAACCATTAGAAGCACTGAATATGGTTTATCCAATGAAAGAATTAGAAACCGCACCAATAGAAAGTGTAAAATCTTTGAAACTTGATGTAAAAAAATTAGTAGGTAAGAGTGCCTTATCTAATATTATGTCGTATGAAGAGGATGCTAAGCAGGGATACAGATTTAATTATAAATTTAAGGATGAATCCACACCTAATGTATTTTTAAGAGAGAACTTGGTAAATTATAGTTCAAAAATCAGCAATATTATAGATTCTATTGAGAACTCAACTGGTCCAGTAATTATATATTCGCAATTTATAGACGGTGGATTAATACCAGTCGCATTAGCATTAGAAGCATATGGATTTAAAAGATATGGTGGTGGAGCACGCTCGTTATTTGGAACGCCGCCAGTAGAAGAATTAGATGTTATGTCCTATAAACCAAAATCGCAGGCATTACAAGAGAATAAAAAATTCAGGGGTGCGAAATACATTATGATTACGGGCGATAAAATATTATCACCCAACAAAGAAGTTGAGTTGAAATCTTGTAATGATTCCAATAATGTTTATGGTGAAAATATCAAAGTGATATTGATATCGAGTGCTGGTAGTGAGGGATTAGATTTCAAATATATCCGTCAAATTCATATTTTAGAGCCGTGGTACAATATCAATAGGATAGAGCAAATTATCGGTAGAGGTGTAAGAACCTGCAGTCATAAAGATTTACCACTTACAGAGAGAAACGTTCAAATATTTATGTATGCCTCATTACTATCTAATCCCACCATAGAAACAATTGATTTATTGATATATAGAAAGGCAGAGGAAAAGGCAAAATTAATCGGTAATGTTACGAGAATATTGAAAGAAGTCAGCGTAGATTGTCACCTTAATTATGATTTAAATTTATTCAACGAAAACAAGATGAGTGAAATGGCAAATAACGAGTTGGAATTAACTCTCTCTAACAATAAGACAGTTAAATATAAAGTTGGCGATAAACCTTTTACTGCGTTATGTGATTATATGGCATCGTGCGAATATTATTGTAACCCAAGCAAAGAAGATTATACTATGAAGGAAGGAGAAGAGGATAATCTAAAAACATATAATGATAGTTATTTACAGACAACCAACAGCAAAATTATAAAAATCATTCAAGAATTATTCAAAGAAAATTATTTCTACAGAAAGGAAGAATTAATTGGCGTTATAAATATGCGTGATGATTTTTCTTTATTGGCGATTAATAATGCTCTAGACGAATTAATCAATAATGAATTACAAAGCATAACCGATAAATATAACAGGCAGGGCAGACTAATAAATATTGATAACTTATATATTTATCAACCATTAGAGTTAGATAATGAACAGACATCAATATACAATAGAAGCACGCCAGTAAATAGTATGATTGATTCAATTACATATGAAGTAGGTGAACCAGTTATTAATGATGATGAGGAGGATATTAAAATAAACGGTCCAGCTAAAACTGATGAAACCGTAAAAGCAAACATAGCGTCTGGTGAAAAAGTAGTAGAGGGTTTAGCTCACCATCAAACCAATATTATGAGTGGAGAGAAACAATATGTTCAAAATTTAGAAAATAGCAAATATAATTTCCTTGCTTATGTGATATGGTTTAATAATATTAAATACGCAGAAGAAAATTATTTAAAATTTGATTTAGAATTATTACCAAAGATTATTTTACACATTTTAATTGATAATTTAGATAAAGAATCATATCTCAACCTGATTAGTTATATATACAATACTTCAGGTGAAGACAAGGCACTCTTTTCAGAGATTAAGGGGTATTTAGAGCAAAGTATCGTTGAGGCTAAGCATAATAATTCTACACTTAGATGCGTAGTTATACCCAGCAAAGGCGATATTAATGATATTTATACCATATACATGTTGAAGGAAAACGCAGAGGGCAAAATAAGTTTAATTAAAGGACAACAAACTGATTACACACGATTGGGTCCAAATATCAAATCAAAATATACACTCCCAGATGCGAAATATCGTCCAAGTGCTTACGCTTTTATTGATGTTCCTGAAAAAAAGTCAGAATTCTACCAATTTAAAATTATTTACTTCAAAAAGAGTAATGAAAAATTTACAAAAGGTAAGGTATGCACTTATTTTAGCACAATGATAGATAGATATGATTCTTTTATACATAATTTTTTAACAAAAGAAGAGTATGATAAATTGACGGGCGAACATAAACTGGGTAAATATATGTGTACAATTGCCGAAATGTATTTTAGGCAATTTGATTTGAAGAAGGAAAAAGATTTCACGAATTGGTTTCTATCAACAAATCATGCGGTAATCAACAATATAACAAAATCTTCTTAAAAATACCATTGAAAAATATTAATAATTATAATTAATAATATTTTGAATAAATTAAAATTGATTTAATGGAACACTTATTTATATATTAATATTATAATAATAGTGATGAGCTCGGATCAAATTTACACAAAGGTATTACTAACTGAAAAAATATATGTTAATTTCTCAAAACTAAATTCGGAAATTTTCAATCATTTAGAGACTGTAATTAGACACAAGGTAGAGGGGATATGTATTGACGAGGGATTTGTTAAGCCTAACTCTGTAAAATTAGTATCTCATTCGTCTGGCGAATTATCAGCCGATTTTGTTCTATTTGATATTGTATATGAATGTCTTGTCGCAAACACGGTTGAGTCTATGGAACTTGATTGTCTTGTAAAATCTATTACCAAGGTCGGTATTCGGGCGGAGATTGACGATGAAATTAGTCCTTTTGTAATATTTATTGCGAGGGACCATCATTTTGAAAGTGCTCCATATTCTGACGTGAATGAGGGAGATATTGTTAGAATCAAGGTATTAGGACAAAGATATGAATTAAATAACAAGTTTATTTCTGTAATTGCCGAATTCTTACATATCAATAATTACGAAACATCTAAAGCAGGTTTAGCCGATGTATCGGGTGACGGTGATGAGGAATAAATTATAACCCTTACCTAAAACTATTTCATTTGTTTTTTTTTGTTCTTAAAATGTTTAATATAATGATATTAAAAGATATTATTATATAATGTAGATGGACGTTGAAAACAATACAATTATTACACAGGATGTGATTGAAACACCTCCCTCGGTGGATTATGATGACCTGGAAAAAATCAGGAAAATCATCGAGGGACTTGATAAATCTCGCCATATAGACATCGCCAAAATTTTCAAAAAGAACCATATTAAACTCACGGAGAACAACAACGGTATTTTTATTAATCTTAATAATATTCCAGCAGTTATTATTGATGAAATCAAGCAATATATTAACTTTATCAAGACCCAAGAAACACTTATCAATATTGATGAATCAAAGAAGGAGAATATTGAAAATGATTTTTTCAAAGATAAGCCTACCGAGACAACAGAAAACGAAGAATGAAATTGTATGTCTCAAAAATAAACAAAAACATTAAATATTTTACACCATTATGTATATAATATTTAAAAAACAATATTAAAGACAACACCATAGTATATATGATAATATTTAGACAATGTACCATTTAAATATTAACTGTGATAACGAAGCGTCTGTCTCGGTTTTAAATAAATACATGTTAAACAACGTAAAACCCACCGCAGACATCACAGTTAATAAACCAATCTATAACGACAATAAGCCAATCAATACCGATATTAAACCATTCAATAATGATAAGAAGTTTCCCAAAAAACTAACTACCGACAGCAACGCCCCACAAAGCAGCGTTTTCCCCGATTATAATAAGGGAAAATCAAAGCATCGGGAGGGTACACCACATGCTAATAAATATAAATTAACTGATACACTGTTTTGGTGTTTTTACAAACTACATTTCAAGGTATCTGATAAAGATTTAGAGTATATCAACACCTTTACTACTGAAAAAGAATTCAAAATTGAGGCTATTGAAAAAATACATAACAGCAAAGAACTGCTAAAAAAACATAAAATTCAAAGGAACTTTATTACAACCGAGATTACAAATGATAAGAAAATCACGCTTTATACATTCAAGGCTCTGTGTATTTTATACAATATTGATATCGTGGTAATCAAAGACAATAATACATATGCTTGCTTTACTGATAATAATTTAGAAAATAATACCGAGACGATTGATAATCTGGATACCTACCAGGCAATTAAACTACTGTATAAAAATACATCATCAGTCAATAAGAATTTTGAGATTGTTATGGGGCTTGATAAGGAAGAAGTTCAAGATGCGGTAAGCAAGTATTATTATGTTAAGAACCTTGAGAAACCCCTGAAATCAATCAGTAGTTATAAATCACCAGAGTTGATTGAAATCGCAGAGAAGTTAAATATCCCATTAAACAACGAACACGGTAAAAAGAAAACCAAGATTGAACTATATGCCGAATCAGTTAAAAAATTAACATAAATTTTTATAAATATCTTAAATTTATTTAAAATTGATTATATTATTTAATAATTAATATAATAAATAATAATACAAATATATATATTATGTCTAAATCAAAAAGCGGTTCATCTATTCTTCCGTTAAAAACGGTAATTGAATCAAGTGATGATAGCGATATTACAAAGCAATTTAAGCGTTTAATCAATCTCTATCTACAAAATATTAATAAATTACCAGAAAATACAGAACCCGAGTTAGAAGTCAGGTTCGCTACTAAAAAAATCAAGGCTCTACACAAAATTGATTTTTACAATGTTATCAAAAGTTTAATGAATAATAATTTCAAATCTACCAACGAAAATTATGCTTTGAAAATCGCACTTGATAATGATACATCTAATATTAGAACACAGGTTTCTGGATTACCCAACATCCAGCATTATTGTAAATATAATAATGTTACCAATATCACAGACCCTACTAATGTGGAGTTTGTTGAAAAAGAATACATTACACACAACGGAGTTAAAATGCCCCCATTAGATTTTGATGATTTCAACTTCCGTATTGCGTATCAAACTGAAAAGCAATACAGTATGAATGACCCTGCTGTTCAAACTATTACAAACAAATGGAGCACCACCAAAAAGGTATTCCGTTACATCAAGCGATTTGAATACACTCATCCTGATTACCCTATGAAGGTCCATTGTAGTATTGTTAAAACTTCCAAGACCAACAATTTCAATAAATACGTTCCTCAATTCAGCGTAAAAGATGCTGATGTATTCAACTCCACCGAACATTATGAAATTGAGATTGAGTTAGACAATAGCAAAATCGGTGTAGATAGTGAGTTTTCCACCGGTTTAATTATCTACAAAAAACTCAAGGAGACAATCAAATATGTCTTAATTGGTATTCAGCAGACTAATTACCCAGTATCAATTCCCGAACAGGACAATATCATCGGTAACTACCTTAAAATTACAAAGGGTAAAGACTATAATCCTACCAAGAAGCATGTAAATAAGGATTTCATCGGTCCATCATCCAATACATTACAACTCCATAATATTATGAATATTAGCGATATAGATGATACTAATAAATCCATTCCTAATATCCGCACTAATTATTCCGTAACTGATAAAGCAGATGGAGCAAGAAAATTATTATTTGTAAATGATGATGGTAAAATTTACCTAATCAATACTCTAATGAATATTGAGTTCACTGGCTCATACACTGAAGCAAAAGATCTATACAATACTATTATTGACGGAGAGCATATTTTACACGGCAAAAAGGGCGAATACATTAATAAATTCGCAGCATTTGATATCTACTACTGTAGTGGTAAAAACGTTACCGCATCGGTATTTGCCACTAATGATGATGATGAGGAGATTAAGAAAGAAACTCAAACCCGCCTTTCTATTCTTGTGAGTGTAATCAAAAAACTCAATCCACTATCCATCATCCCCAATCGTAAAAGCGCAATTAATATCGATGCGAAAACATTTTATTACAAGGATGTATTTAAGGGTTCGCATACTATCTTGTCTTCGCTTGAACTATTTCCATACAATACAGACGGTTTAATCTTTACTCCTATTAATACTGGTGTCGCAAGTAATAAAGCGGGATTTGCCGCACCCAACCAGAAAGTCACCTGGATGGAATCATTCAAGTGGAAGCCTCCCATATTCAATACCATTGATTTCCTGGTTTCATTCAAGAAAACTGATTTTGGTGTAAAAAAACAAACACATATTTACAGTGACGGAACTAATTTGACAGCCGCCAGTCAATTCCAAACATACAATACCTTAATTCTCCACGTGGGATATGATGAGAAAAAGCACGGATATCTTAATCCCTGTAATGATATGTTAAACGATTATGTTGTTAAAAAGCAACAATACAATAATAACGATTACAAGCCCGCTCGCTTCTATCCTACTAATCCGTCTGATGAAAATGCTGGAATATGTAATATTATTGGAACAATGGACGAGTCTTCCAATCTTAAAATTTTCACAGAAGAAGGTGAGGAGATAGAGGATAATACAATCGTTGAATTTAGATACGATGAGACCAAACCATCTCTATGGAAGTGGGTGCCTCTGCGTGTGCGTTACGACAAAACATCGGAATTAAGGAGTGGTGGTAAAAATTTTGGTAATGCCTACCATGTAGCAAATTCCAATTGGCAGTCTATCCATCACCCTATCACAAATGATATTATTAGCACCGGCAATAATGTTGTGCTTGATAATAATGATGATGAGGTATATTACAACAAAACTGATGCGGTGTCTGAAACACGCAGTTTAAGGGATTTCCATAATTTATATGTTAAAAATATGCTAATTAATAGGCTGGCTAATCCAGGAACAACCATTATTGATTATGCGTGCGGCAAAGCAGGCGATTTACCCAAATGGATTAATGCGAGTGTTCCATTTGTGCTTGGTGTTGATTTAAGCAAGGATAATATTGAAAATCGTTTAGATGGTGCTTGTGCCAGATATTTGAATTACGCAAAACAATATTCTACCATCCCCAAGGCACTATTCATTCACGGTAATAGTTCCAAAAACATTAGGAACGGCGAGGCATTCATTACTGAAAAAAATACGCAGATTGTTAAAGCCATTTTCGGAGAGGGGGCTAAAAACGAGATTACATTGGGCAAGGGTGTATATAATAACTACGGCATCGCACAGAACGGTTTCAATATCAGTTCTATCCAGTTTGCCTTACATTATATGTTTGAAAATGAGACCGTGCTTAACAGTTTCCTCAAGAATATATCGCAATGCACTGCTCTTGAGGGATATTTCATTGGGACTTGCTATGACGGACAGAAAGTATTCAATCTAATGAATGATATTGAGACTGGTAAATCTAAAAGTTTGATTAAAAATGATAAGAAGATTTGGGAAGTTACTAAAAAATACAGCGAGACAACATATGTTGATGATGATACCTGTATTGGCTACCCCATTGATGTTTATCAGGAAACTATTAACAAGACTTTCAGGGAGTATTTGGTAAATTTCAGTTATTTAACCCGTCTATTAGAAAATTATGGATTTGTCCCATTAAACAAAGATGAACTTGCGGCATTAAATTTACCCAGTTCGGTTGGATATTTTGATGAACTGTATAATGCTATGCAGGAAGATATCAAGAAAAACAAATCACTATCATCTAAATTCGGTAAGGCACTTAATATGTCTAGTGAAGAACAAAGCATTTCGTTCTTAAATAAATATTTCGTATTCAAAAAGGTTAGAAATGTAGATACTGATTCCGTTGTCCCTCTAAAACCAAAACTCGACGACAATAAAACAAATGAGAAACTTACCGATGATTTCAAAGAGGTAGAGGAAAAATTAAACGCATTAGAAAAGGAGTCTGCCGATGATAAATTCAAGAAAATCGCACAAAAAGCGATTGAAGAGGATGAGGCAGCGGTTGAAACCCCAAAGGCGGTGGTTGATAAAAAGCAACAGGCAAAACTGGATAAGGCCGAACTTAAAAAGGCAGAGAAAGAGCAGGCAAAACTGGATAAGGCTGAACTTAAAAAGGCAGAAAAGGAGAAGGCTAAACTTGAGAAAGCCGCACTCAAAAAGGCGGAGAAAAAAGCAGCGAAAGAGGCACTTAAAAACGCATAAACCGCAACACATAAAAAATAAGTTTATATCAAAAAGAAGTTAAAATTATTATATTAGTTATTACAGTTAAAAATAATATAATATGGCGTATATTAATATCCCATCATTAAACTATACAAATCTGGTTTTTTCTTTTGCGTTGAAAACACCTGGCGAAGAAGAGAAAATCTTTATGTCTAATTCTTTACATCATTATCTATCTAATATTAAACAACAGATAGACCAATACAATACCTACTGGGATTATTATAAAAAAATCACTAACCCTTATGAATTCATTCATACACACGTACCCGAATTTAAAATGTCTATTTGTAAGCACAAACCCCTATCTCGTTCATTTTTCAAAATGATTGAAATTATAAACACTTTTTCTTTTTTAACCGAGACAAAAGACCTTAAATGTTTTCACCTCGCCGAAGGTCCAGGTGGGTTTATTGAGGCATTTAATTACAAGCGTAATAATATCAACGACAAACTCTATGGAATGACCCTGATTTCTCCAGATGTTAATATCCCATCTTGGAAAAAAAGTTCGCATTATCTCAATAATAATAAAAACATCGTTATCGAATATGGTTCATCCAATACTGGTGACCTGTTCCTGAAAGAAAATCTAATTTATTGTAATAAGAAATATGCTGGTTCCATGGACTATATTACTGGTGACGGTGGATTTGACTTTTCGGTTGATTTTAACCAGCAAGAGGACTTGTCTATGAAATTAGTAATGGCTCAAATCTTTTTTGCTATAATTATGCAGAAAACTGGTGGTAATTTTGTTCTTAAAATATTCGACATCTTCAAATTTAAAACTGTTGAAATCATTTTTTTACTCTCCAATCTATACGATTATGTATATATTTACAAGCCATACACCAGCAGGGTTGCTAATTCGGAAAAATATATTATCTGTAAAAATTTCAAAAATAATAACCCTACAATTAAGAATGATATAATCAACAACTTTGATTATGTAATGGATAATATTGATAATGTCTATTCGCTATTTAATATCCCACTACCTAAACTGTTTCTTAAAAAAATAGAGGAGATTAATGCTATATACGGACAGCAGCAAATTGAAAATATTAATACTACACTTAATTTAATCAGGGAATATATTAACATTAAACACCGCACTTATGCGAGTTCCGACGAGGAAGATGAGGATGGTTCTTATGATATTAAACATAATGATATTTCTCGTTCATCTAACATTCCAATTACACCCGCTACTACTATTGACGACACTGATGTAGCAACTGATTTACTTGATTCATATATGAATACTTACGCAAGTCCTCCTTCCGTAAATACCGAAACAAGGTTTTCATTTCTTCGGTCTCCTAAATTTAAACTACGCAATAAAGAACAATACGGTAGTGATAGTGATAATAAAAGTTCTTCCAGTAATGATGGAGAAGAAGTTTTATGCTCTACATTTAAAAATACTAAATTTCAATATTTATCTTATTCGGATAAATTCACAAATAAAATCAATACCCTTAAAAATATCAATATTCAAAAAAGTGTAAATTGGTGTAATAAATACAGTTTTACTATGAATAAACATTTTATAAATAATTAATTCTTTTTACGAGTTCCTTTACGCCTGGGCTTACCTTTGCCCCTGCCTTTTGTTGGGTTGAATGATAGAGCCTTGCTATTTAAACCTACTTTACTCGCCGCATCTAAAATACCAGGGATTGATTTACGCGATTCAGTTAATAATTTAAATACTGGTAGTCTCGCTTTAATTTTACCACGAACTTTATCAGGACTGATACTCATCGTAATGCTTTTGAATACTGGTAGTCGTTTTCTGGACCCGCCTCTGCGTCTTGTCTTGTTAGCCATTTATATATAACTGTTATAAAATAAAATTTTTTGATATAATTTTATTTTATTGAAATAATTACGCCATTCCAGCCGTAATTAAATTAATTCCAAATGTTTTATTACCTGGTCTGACATACCTCTCACCTAATGCATTTTTGTCGCTGGGTACACTCCTCCTATTACATAAAACTTCTATTTGTCCTAGGCCGTTTGCCATCTTCGAATGAAGACTATAACTTTCGTTTGGTAAATAACATTGCTTGGATTGGAACGGCCGTTCTCCGTGGTGGCTGCCTTTTGACTGGGTGTATTTATGTCCCGAACCGGGTGGTGCATGACCCCGGCGGTCATCACCGTCCTGATTACAATATCTTAATGCTGCTGTTCTCGCCGAACTGGATAATGAACCCTGTACTTGATATCTGGTATTTGACGGTACTAATATTGGTCGGCAGTTGTTTAGAGAGCAATCCACAGTTGTTTCGCTTGCCGATAAATTGGTATTTGCTGTAGTTAATGAATTTTGGTTAAGTGTTTTACATCTTTTATATAATAGTGCTTTATGAGAATGGGAATACTCGCTATTAATAACGGTAGTCGCTGGTTTCGTTACAAAGCATTTTGTTTCGCAAGTGGGGGGCTCACTCATATCTATAAGATATCTATTTCCCGTTTGATGTAAAGTAGCACAATCTGTAGAAGTAATATTTTCCGAACCTGGTTTATCTAAACTCCCGACATACGATTGCCTACTAAATCCACTCGTTGTACCGTCTAAATTTACATATTGTTTTCTTGGATGTTTTATTGGATTAGCAATAAACCCGCAATTTGTAGTAGCATTCTTTATATTGGTAGGCAACGAATTCTGTACCGATTTAGATACTACTATAGTTTTACTATTTGAAAGGTCTTTCCACGATACATATTCTTGGTTAGGCACCCACGCATAATATGCGTTTTGTTCGTTTTCACCTTTTTTGACTAATCTCATTATTATAATAATATATTTTATTTTATTAATATATATAATCATAAAATATGGTTTCCTCTTTAGTTTCTAAATCATTTAATGCGTTTCGTCAAAAAAAGATACAACTCCCTATTTTAAATGGAATTAACCTATTTTTATTAGCCGTCATTCTCTGTATGATTTTATATGTAGTGAATAGTAATACTAAAATAATTGAGGCGAACACATTAAAAGAGACTGGTTCTGATAATGAAGGTGCTAAAAGTGAAGCAGAAGCACCATATACCATAACAGATGAGGCTCTACCACCAGTTGATCATGTTACTGAACGGTAGTCAATTTAATATTATATATACATATATTTAGTGAATATATAATATCACCGTATTATAATTATATTATGTCAAGTGCAAAATGTATTGTTGATGATTTCGGTGGTTCAAGACATCCATACAGATATTGTATTAAACCGTTAGAAGAGATGATTGATTATGATAAAATAAACAGAGAGAGCGGGGCTTTTAATATGGTTGGAATTACGGAGGGAGCGGCGGGAATTGTAAATTATGCGAGTGCCCTTATTTCCGACCCTACAAATGCTATATCACAAGAATGCGATGGTATTCTAGGTAATAAATATATGTTGAAGAGTGCTATGAAATGTAAAAATATGGATGAAAATGTCCACTCTTATATTAATAATGTCGTAGAGCACAATTTTATCACCGATAGAGAGGCAAAAGGTAAGAGTGCTCTTGGCGTTATTCCCGCCACTATTGGTTCTGCCCTTTCAATTAACGGAGCACCTTTGATTAGAGCCCTTTATGAAGACCCGCAACAAAATTGTATCAGGGTTACATTACCCTGTCATTTGGTAGTAAAAAAAAAGAAGGGAGATACGGCACCTTCTCCCGAAAGTTACTCAGGTCCTGTAGATGATGTGCCTATAACTATATCCGAATATGATAGATTGATAGGCACTGGCGATATACGCCCTACTACCGAACAAAAAGCCTTTAGAGAAGATTTAAGAAAATCTACCGAAGATGAAACAGAGGGCTATACCAATTTACACCAATCTATATATGGTTATTTAAACGATAATCCACTTCTACTAAACACAGATGGAGAGAACACCGATGAAAACAAGGAAGAAGATGATGTGGATGCGGGTGATGATGTAATTTCTAATTTATATTATCTAACTCTATGTATATTTTTATTATACCTAATTTTCAAATTAACAACAAAAAAATAAATTATTATTCTAAAATTTAGGATTGAAATACTCAAACAAATTATATTTTTAAAAAAAATGAAGCAAGACATTTTGATAGTAAAACGCACAAAAAATTTGTAAAAAATAAATTAGTTATTTAAGTAATTATATAGTAAATTATTGCTATTTATATTATTTACTTCACCTGATAACAAACAATCTTCATATAATTTTCTCAATACATCGTTAGGTGCTTCACTCCCTGCCTTGATTAAATTTTTGCACCTTAAATAGTTTTTTATCTCCTGTATGGATTTTTGCTTTAATCCTGTTATTTCTCTCTTAACATTTTTTTGAGTTTGATTATTTTTGATTAATATTCCAACCTGTCTTCTATTTTTGTGCTTACCAAGTTTATATGTAGAAGTCCTGGTAACTTTATTTATTTTGGGTATGCGTTTAACTGGTGGTGGTGCTACAACATCTACAATGGGTTCTTCCTGCTTTGGAATTTCCATAACGGCTGCTGCTGGTTCAGCGGTATTTAATATTTCAATAGTATCTGCTGCTACTATAGGGGCAAAACCCAGACTTTTAATTGGTTTATTGATTTTTAATTCATCGTCGGCAGGGTCCGTTAGAATTTCAATCTGTGGTGGCGGTGGTGGTGGTGCGGGTGGTATGACTATATCTACTTGAGGTTTTACCTGTGGTATTATCGATGGCTCATTTTCATCTGTTCTATCATATTTGTTATTTTCCAGAGAGATTTTAACCGATGGCTTGTATGCGTTTGGATTTTTTTGAGTTTTATTTAATTCTCTGTAAGTAGGACGAGAACCATTTTTCAAACTACTATAGCCACTTGGGGCAATCATCGCATTTTTTTCTAAATTAGATGGAAGTTCTAAATTTATCTCTAATACGACAGGCTTGTTTTTAATAGTTTGATTGCGTCTCCTCCTCTTATCTTTATTTTTCAGTGATAAATCACGCATAAAATTGAAAGATTTATCAAATTCTCTATCAAAATTCACATCTTCATATTGATTTTTTTCAAATAATTCACCTACTTGTGGGTTATTTGATTGGACCTCATCTTTTCTCGCTTCTACTTCTTTTTGTTTTTGATAATTTTTTACCCGGTTTAACATAGCCTTTTGAACATGCTTTAATTTTGAAGAATTTTCTTCGTCTGGTATTGGCTTGGGTTTTACTTTTAATGTGCGTGGCTTTTTACCTCCCTTTTTACCATTCATCATAAACAATTGTGGATTTATTTTCAAAGTCCTTTTTGTATCCGACATATTATTATTATTATTATATCTCCATATTTATAATAATTTATTTATACTTATTAGAATTAATTAAAAAGTAATAATTTTTTAATCATTCATATATATATAAATGAACCCGTCATTTATAACTTCGGGGTTATCGGCGTTCGCAAAACCAATACGGACAGATTTCAATCTCATATGTGGGAAATATCATATAAATAAAGTGAAATGTGTACCCCTCAATGAGTTTACAAAACCCCTACTATTTTTCTCAACGGATCTTACAAATATAATACGACTTTCATTACAACCTACGCTACCAGAAAATTATAATCATAACGCTAATAAATTGATTGGTAATCAACCTTTTAAATTGTGGTGGCGAAAAACGATAGTCTTAGACTTGGACGAGACACTCTTTACATCAAGTAAAGTTAAAAGTTGGGATGATAAGTCTGATAGCGACTCATATAAATCTGCTTTGCGTCCATTTCACAAACCCTTTATTCAAGCTTGCATAGAACAATTTGAGGTAGTTGTTTGGACTCGCAGTGACCTCGGGTATGCTATACAAAAGTGTAAATGGCTAGGTCTAAATGATGTTCCATTGATAACTGGATGGAGAAACTGCGATGATTCTGGGGCAAAGCCACTTTACAAACTTAATCGGAAAGCTTCGCAGATTTTATTGATAGATGATGACGAAGTTCATCTTTCGGCAAATCCTAGATCACAACTTCTCATTCCCCCGTGGAATGGAGATGAAAACGATTGCGAATTAGAAAGTCTCATTCCCATAATCAATAAGATTGCGAAAGAACCTACGGTGCAAGATTCTCTAGATATTTGTCTAGCACAGTCATACATTTATGAAAAGACGATGCCTTAAATCCAATCAAAATAACTACTCATTAGAATTTATTAAAAAGTAATAATATTTATTTTTAATAAAATAAAATTGATTGAAATTTCGCAAATAATCAAATTATAATACAAAACGTATTGTCAAGATGAATAGTGCGGGTCGGTTAAATGATATTAATGATGAGGAAATCAAGGACGAAACTAATACTAACGAGAAGAGTGTTGTTGCCAAAATCAGCGATGATGAGGCTCCCTGGACTCTTATTGAATCGCATTTCAAGAACCAGCATTTAAAGCAGCTCATTCGTCATCAAATTGAAAGTTACAATTATCTGGTTAATACTCAACTCGAGCAGACTATTGCGATGTTTAACCCAATTCGCATTTGTTCGGAACACGATTGGGTAAAGGAGCATAATCTTCATCGTCTCGTCGCACACGTCACGCTTGAGAATTTCAACATTCACAGACCCCAAGTATATGAAAACAACGGAGCTACCAAAATCATGTTCCCTCAAGAGGCTCGTCTTCGGAATTTCACATATGCTGGTGCGATGACCGTTGATTTAAACATCAAATACACCGTCCGTAACGGTGAAAATTACAAGAATACCCAGACTTACAACAAGGTGCTTAAGAATATTCATATTGGTAAGCTTCCTATTATGCTTCGCTCCGACATTTGTGTTCTCAGTCAATATAAGCACCTGAATACCGACCAGACTGGCGAATGTAAGATGGACCCAGGTGGTTATTTTATCATCAACGGTTCCGAGAAGACTTGCCTCGCACAAGAGCGTGCTGCGGAGAACCAAATTGCCTGCTTCAATATCTCCAAAAATAATACTAAATGGACTTGGAACGCTGAAATGAAATGTATCCCTTACTGGAAATGTATTTCGCCCAAGCAAATTAATCTTTACAGGAGCACCAAAAACAACGGATTTGGTAATTCTATCTACCTGCAAATCCCTCGCCTCAAGAACCCTATCCCGCTATTCATTATCTTTCGTGCGTTCAATATTATCAGCGACAAGGATGTTTGCGAGAAGGTAATTCTTGATATTGATGATAAAAGGCATAGGCGCATGCTATACGGTCTTCAGGGTTCTATCGTTGATGCGAACACTTGTCTTACATACGAAGACGCGCTTAATTATATTATCTCCAATGTAATCTATACTCCACTCAACGTTGATAAGGAGACTGGATACAAGCGCAAGCACGACTTTGCCCTTGAAGTTATTAACAACGACATCTTCCCCCACTGCAAAACTACCGCTCAAAAGGTTTATATGCTGGGATATATGACTAATAAGCTACTACAAACATCTTTCGGTTGGATGGAGCCGACTGATAGGGATTCTTATCTTAACAAGCGGGTTGATTTAACTGGTTCGCTGGTTAATAATCTATTCCGCAATTATCTTAACAAACTGGTTAAGGATATGCAAAAGCAGGTTGTTCGTGAAATCAATTCGGGTTCGTGGAAATCCAACGAAGATTACGAAAATATCATCAATAGCACTAATATCTACAAAATTATCAAGTCTGTTACCATTGAAAACGGTATCAAGCGAGCACTTGCTACTGGCGATTTCGGCATCAAGCAAATCAACAGCAATAAGGTTGGTGTCGCCCAAGTTCTCAATCGTCTTACTTACATTTCCAGTATTAGTCACCTGCGTCGTGTTAATACTCCAATTGATAAGAGCGGTAAGTTAGTTCCCCCTCGTCGTCTTCACAATTCGTCTTGGGGCTTCCTTTGTCCCGCTGAAACTCCAGAGGGAGCGTCCGTTGGTATTGTTAAGAACTTAAGTTATATGACGCACGTCACAATTCCAACCAACACAACCGTACTATATGATTACATTATGCCGCTTGTTACTGATATTGAGTCTCTTGGTGATAACGCCAAGTCACTTCACGACAAGGTCAAGGTGTTTATCAATGGAGTATGGGTTGGTATTACCAATGAGCCACTTGAACTTTTCAAAAACATCAAGGAAAAGAAATACAAGGGCATTATCAACATTTACACATCGGTCATCTTTGATTGTAAATTACTGGAAATCAAAATCTGTAACGATGCTGGAAGGCTTACACGACCAGTTCTAAAGGTAGAGGACAACGCTGTTCTTTATACAAAGCAGATGGTCGATCAGGTTCGCTCTGGAGAACTTAATTGGAACGACCTACTATACAGCGGCAAGATTCCGCAATCCGCAATTGAATATATTGACTCCAACGAGCAAAACAATACGATGATTGCTATGGAACCCGAGCAACTCACAGCAACTGACTCCAAGTATGTGTATCATTACAGTCATTGCGAAATTCACCCCAGCACCATCTTCGGTGTTGTAGCATCCTGTATTCCTTTCCCAGAAAACAATCAGTCTCCCAGAAATACTTACCAAAGTGCTATGGGAAAGCAGGCGCTTGGTATGTATGTTACAAATTATGATAATAGGATGGATAAGACAGCATATGTTCTATCCTACCCGATGAGACCACTCGTAGATACTCGTCTTATGGATATTATCAAACTCAATACCATTCCATCGGGCGAGCAAGTTGTTGTAGCCATTATGAGCCATTCTGGTTATAATCAGGAAGATAGTGTCCTATTTAACAAGGGCTCTATTGACCGTGGTCTATTCCTGGCTACGATTTACCATACCGAGAAGGATGAGGACAAAAAGCTATACGGCAACGAGGAGATGCGTTGTAAGCCAGACAAGACCAAGACCAAAAATATGAAGTTCGCCAATTACGATAAAATCAATTCGCAGGGTCTCGTCCCCGAAAACACTCTGGTTGAAGACCGTGATATTATTATCGCCAAGGTTCTACCAATTAAAGAAAACAAGAACGATTACACCAAAACTATCAAATATACTGATGAGAGCCACGTCCATCGCACGGGCGAAGAGACTTTCATTGATAAGAATTACAGCGAGAGCAACGGCGATGGTTACAACTTCTGTAAGGTTCGCCTTCGTAGTGTTCGCCGTCCTGTTATTGGTGATAAGTTCAGTTCTCGTCACGGACAGAAGGGAACTATCGGGAACATTATTGAGGAAAAGGATATGCCCTTCACTGCAGATGGACTGAAACCCGACATCATTATCAATCCCCATGCTATTCCCAGCCGTATGACTATCGCTCAACTGAAAGAGACACTTTTAGGCAAAGTGCTGATTCAAATGGGTCTTTACGGAGACGGCACAAGTTTTAGCAAATTCAAGATTGGTGATATTGCTTCCAAACTACAGAAACTCGGTTATGAATCCAACGGAAACGAAGTTATGTATAACGCTCTCACGGGCGAGCAAATGGCTTCCAACATCTTCATCGGTCCCGCATTCTACCAGCGTCTCAAGCATATGGTAAATGATAAGCAGCACAGCCGCTCCATCGGTCCTATGGTTAATCTCACTCGTCAGCCAGCCGAGGGTAGGGCTCGTGATGGTGGTCTTCGTTTCGGTGAAATGGAGCGTGATTGTATGATTTCACACGGAGCATCTCGCTTCACCAAGGGACGACTATATGACGCATCAGATGCTTACAGCGTCCATGTGTGTAATAAGTGCGGTCTCATCGCTTCATACAATACAGCACAACAGATTCACATCTGTAATACTTGTGAGAACAGGACGGACTTTAGATATGTTGAAATCCCATACGCATGCAAACTTATGTTCCAAGAATTATATACTATGAATATCGCACCCCGTATTATCTGCCAGTAAGTAATAAATAACAAAAACAAAAAAAATAACATAAATTTTTTTTATAAAAATATAATATATATAATAATAATAATGTCGTCTACCAATAACAATATGGGACCCCAGACTGAAAATAACGGAAATCAGTACTCTATGTGGAGAAAACAATTAACAAAGGCGTTTGATACTACGGCAAACAAGGCCGGACCATTCAAGGTTGCCTTTAACCCCGGTAATTTCACCGTTGTGAATGACTCTTCGGATTACACCCGCTTTAAAAAATTAGCCGCTATTAATAATAATTTTAATGGTAAGGGTGTTCCTACAAATGGTAATTCTTATTAAAATAATTATTTCATTTAGATAATAATAGTAAAATAATTTAAACATATATTAAAATTATTTTATAATGACTTCTGAAAACAGAGTACACCTATCTATTGTACCAATTGATAATACTAAAAAACATCTTTGCTGCAATATGTGTGATCGACCTATATACAAACACGAATACGCAACCGTTGTTAACAACAAATATAAATTAGCACCTGATTTTTATAAGAAATGTTTAGTTAATGACTTCACAAATGGTTATGATTATATCAATAATTCTAATCTACCAATTAATAAACTTCCATATCGCATTAATATGAAGTCTTGGGCGGCTATTAAAAACGACGCAGACTTTATTAAAAATATGACTAACGGAATAAAGTCTCTTATGACTAACGAAGCAAATAATTTTACTGATAAAGATGAAGCCGCATTTAATACTGAACTTGATATATTAAAACAAGAATTTATCGCCAATAGAAACACATCACACGCACATGAGCATAGTAATAATCACTAATAATCTCATATAATACTTTTTTTTATAATAAATTTGAGTAGAAAATATGTATTTATAACCCATTTATATAAAATATTGATTTAATAAATATTTTATAGAAACTATCATATAAATTTAAAAATATATACAGTATATATAAATTATGCCTAAGAAAAATAAGAAAAATATTGTTGAAGACCCTGTTGATGAGTCCGTTGATGCTGTGGTTGATGAGCCTGTCATTGTAGATGAGCCTGCTGCTGTTGTTGATGAGCCTGCTGCTGTCGTTGTAGATGAACCTGCTGCTGTCGTTGTAGATGAGCCTGCTGCTGTTGTTAAAGAACCCGCACCTGTTATTAAAGAGCCCGCACCTGTTGTTGTAGATGAGCCCGCTGCTGTTGTTGTAGATGAGCCTACACCCGAAGTTGTAGAGCAAACACCCGAACCTCCAACAAGCCCAAATGGAGTAGATGCTCTGGTTCTTGATATTGTTGAACCAGAACCTGAACCAGAACCAGAGCCGGAGCCCGAACCAGAGTGGCTTGTCGTTGCTGGAGAGAATGTAGCACTTCCAGCAATTGCTCTTCCTGCCCCACCACCATCGCCTGACCCTGAAAATGTTGTTATTCCAATTATGCCTATAAAATTGCTTGCTCGTCCAAGAATTTCAAAAATGAAAATGAGATTTTAAATTTAATCTAATCATTATAATATTTTAATTATTAAAAATATTATTATAATCATAATACAAAAATGTCCAGTTCGGCTATTCTCTCAAGTAAAATGCCCCCAAAATTTAGCGTTGCCGATGGAGGCAATTCATTCGCTTTAGGTAGAAAAGCATTTGCTAACCAAACACATAAATCTCATCAAAATGCGAATTTAGCCATTAACAATAGTTCTATGACTAATCCCAAACCTATTAGTAACCAGGGAAGCGATTTAAGGACACAGAGATTAAGAATGGCTACTATCGGCGGCGGCTCATCTAAATTATCTAATGTAGATGATACTGTTGCTTACAAGCAGTCAATCCATGTTAATGAAGTTAATAACGCTCGCCAGAAAGCAAGAGGTAGTGGTTCTGGTAATGTTCCAAAAAAAAATTCTATTACCCATTAATCGTGTGGTAAATGTGAAATAATAAATAAAATTACACATCATATACGCTCTTAAATATTATATATTATAAAAAACATATTTAAAACTAACACAACACATTATATAGTATATATATTTTATATATAATGTCTTTAATTAATCAATATTTTGAAGATACAATCAAATACAAAGCATCGCACGGAGAGAAAACAATTGTTCTTATTCAAGTCGGTTCATTTTTTGAGGTGTATGCGACTGTAGAGGACGATGGAAGTTTTGCTGGCTCTTCTATTGAAGAATTCGCTCGCATTAACGATATGTCTATTGCGAGGAAAATTGGTTCTCACGGTGATAAGAAGGTCGTAATGGCTGGCTTCGGGTTAGGACAATTAGAGAAATATGTTAAGCGATTATTAGAAAATGGCTATACCGTGCCTGTCTTCACGCAGGATATTCAAGGTAAGAACACATCAAGGAGTTTAAGTATGATTTATTCGCCTGGTATGTATTTTAACGACGAAACTGATAATTTAAGCAACAACACCATTTCCATTTGGCTGAATATCTCAAGGGCGAATTCTGTGATTAAAGTCCCTCTTTTAACCGTAGGTCTCTCTAATATTGATATTATGACTGGTAAGTTAATCAACTTTGAATATACTATCCCATATATCAAGAGCCCTACCGTATATGATAATTTAGAAAAATATATCTCGGTATATAATCCAACCGAGGCGATTATTATCACCAATAATTTAGAGGCTGATTATATTGACGATGTAATTAATTACATTAGCCTAAAATCATCTAAAATTCATAAGGTCGTATTAGACAAAACGGACAGCAATGAGGATTTTCTTTATATCGCAGAGAACTGCGAGCGTCAAAAGTTCCAAGAAACATTAATTGATAAAATTTATGGAGTAGGCAG